TGGACGGCTTTTCATCGTGGGTCGAGATGCGCGACTGGTTCGAGAAAATGCACGGGCTACCATTCAGCGGGACGATGATCCGCTGGCTGGTCCCGTTGGAATCTTAGGAGAATGTCATGCGCGGTTGGCGTCGTTTCTTGATCTGGCTTCCGGTCATTCTGCTTTCCGCAGCGGTGATCGTATCGAAATTCACAATTTTTAATTAGGAGCCGGTCATGGCCGTATTTGGCGAGTTCTTCGACCGCATATTCAGCAACGATGCGAAGTGGGCTTCCCGTCCCTGGCATGAAGTCCCGCCAGGATCACGCACACAAGAGCAGCGCGATGCTTGCGCTGCTTCTGGTTATCGGCCCTATATGCCGGTCAGCGGGGCCAATGGGGTGATCCATCCCGGACCATATTCCAAGAAAAGCGAAGGGAAGCGGGGACGCAAATGACATTCAATCTCGCCATACTACAGGCTTCCAAGATCTGCGACGATCAAGCAACGGCTTTAGAGAAATCCGGCACGAGTACCGACGCACAAGCTGCAGCGGAACTACGCCAAGCAGCTATCGCGATTAGAAGGCTGAAGCGGTCCCCGGAAAACCCTGAGCTAAGGCCTACTCTCTAGGAAGCCTTAAAACGGCGCTATCTGCGGCCTCCTAGGGGTTATAGCCCCTCCACCCCCTAAAACCGCTCTAGAGGCCTCTCTAGGGCCTGGAAATAGGCCCTAAAACAGCCCTTTTACCGGCTGGACCCCCCCCTGAAATAGGCCCTATTTCAGTCCCCACCCGTAATCCGGCAAATACTCCTTGCGGGTTTTGCCGAATTAGCGTATATATTGTGTGCCTGAGCGGCAAGCGCGGGTTACACCCCGCCCCCGGTTAGGTGGTTAGACAAAGGCAAAGCCTCAACGAAGAACACGGGCCGCAGTAGCGAGAACCCGATATAAAAAGGCAGCCGGTGGTTTTAGCGGCGCGGAGTAGGCCTAGGCCGAAAGAGGCACCGTTTTAACCCGTACCAGCTAGCGAAGGCCCGCAACTAACAAAAGCGGAAGCGCGGGCGCGCAGCAGTAGCTAGCCGCCCAAGAACCGACTGTTCCAAATCGAGAAGAGAAAACCAACACAGAGATTTGACGGTGCGTACGACACGGGGCCAACCAGCCACGTGAGAGTAAGTTTATAGACGAACCCAACAAACGAACATCATAGGAGACGGAAATGAAGAAGCAAAAGATGACAGACCAGCAGCGTGCGGTTGTCGCAGCCCTTTTGGGCGTTTCAAATGCAGGCCAAGATATGCTCTTCCGTGGGAGGCATCCAAGTTTCACACCGGAAAAAATCAAGAAGATGCTAGGCGCATCTGTTGATTCCGTTACTTACAACTTTGTATCAGGCTTATGCGAAGACGAGGCGATGCTCGATATGTTCGTCTCCGAAGCAAAGTCTTGGTACAAAAATCTTCGCAATCATTCTTTGGCAGACCTCAAGAGAGTGCACAAGGACTACGTGCCATTCTTTGAGGCTTTGGAATAGTGAAACGGGGCTAGTCCCCGTTCGTACGGGATGACCCCCGTATGATCAAGCAACTCGGCTCCGGTCTTCCGTGGGGCAAGGTTGTGGATTGCGGAGAGTAGCTATGCTGAAGCAGACAGGCCGCACCGTTTACGACATGCGCGACCCTGATAAGGTCAGGGGTCGCGTTATCACCGAAGGTGACGAAGTCTCGGAAGTAAAATGGGACGACGGCTCCGTCACCTTCACCACCAACGAGTATCTGCGTACCATTCGACCGACAAGATCATAGGAGACTGAAAATGGACCACATCTTTGTAGTGCGTGTACAAGACTGGCTTGGGCACTACATCTCATTCTCTCACCATAAGTCCAAGCAGAAGGCGGAAGAGGCTGTAAAAACGGCCAATGAAAAGTACGCAACTACGTCTGCATACGTAGACGAAGTTCGGCTGGAAGAGTAGGGGAGGCTCCAATGCCTGAACATTATCCTCTCCCGCAACAGCGCCCGAAGCTGAAACTGGTTCGAGAAGACGACCCGGAATTCGGCGGTACTCTACAGGAATTCGAGGACCGCATATTCCGTGATGCCCAGTTCTTCTTCGTGGTGCGCTTCGGTACCCACAATGGCTCGGAATGCCAGACGACGAGTAGCTTTCCGGTGGCGCTATATCTGGCGCACCAGAAGCCCCGCACGCTGCTCTATGTCATTTCGCACAGCGGCAGGGCCTTCTGCATGAGTCACCATGACTACGCCCGTTATGCGCAGTTGTGGCTGGAGAAGGGGAGCGCTACATGAGCCTAGGACACAAACTCCTCTACGCCTTCACCTGGCTACTCGCCATTAGTGGTTCACTCGTACTGGTGGCAGTAGTCTTCGCAACAAATTCCGGCTTGCTTCGCTGGTAATAATTCAAAACATCATAGGAGAATTCAAATGGCAATCCGAATAGAAGTCAGAAATCAGGCAGAATTTGATGCTTGCATCAAAGCTGGGAATATTGCTGTCGTTATCAATTGTAGCGTCGTAGCCAGGGAGAACTCTAGCGTCGAAGCCTGGGGGAACTCTAGCGTCGTAGCCAGGGAGAACTCTAGCGTCGAAGCCTGGGGGAACTCTAGCGTCGTAGCCTGGGGGAACTCTAGCGTCGAAGCCTGGGGGAACTCTAGCGTCGTAGCCTGGGAGAACTCTAGCGTCGTAGCCTGGGGGAACTCTAGCGTCGTAGCCTGGGGGAACTCTAGCGTCGTAGCCTGGGAGAACTCTAGCGTCGTAGCCTGGGGGAACTCTAGCGTCGTAGCCAGGGAGAACTCTAGCGTCGTAGCCTGGGGGCTTGCCTTTATCCGGTGGTTCTCGTGCCTTAAGATCAAGGCATCTTTACAAGTTATCATCGCTAAAATCGGCGATGCTCCCGGTACCCAAGAAGGTGGTCGGATACTTCAATGCAATCTTCCCACAACACCAGCGGAGTGGTGTGAATTCTACGGCATCGAAGTCGCCGACGGTATCGCTATTCTATACAAGGCCGTCGATGATGACTACTCAACGCACAACGCCCGGCCTAAAAGCATCTTCTACACACCTGGCAATACCCCGTCAGCACCGGACTGGGATGGCGGTTTGGCTGAATGTGGTGGTGGGCTGCACTTCTCGCCTTCTACGCAAATGGCGCTAAGTTTCAATTCTTCGGCCAAGAAGTTTGTTGGCTGTCCAGTACGGGTAGAAGACATCGTCGTTCATCCAAAAGGCCAATACCCTGAGAAGGTAAAGGCCAAAGGATGTACCGCACCCGTCTTCGAAGTCAATCGGAAAGGGGAACGGCTATGATCAAATCCCTCGTCGAGGAATCCCTCGCATTAGTCGCTCTCGGCCTATTTGCCGCGATGCTACTCGTCTGGGCAGCGGTGCTCTCGTGATGCACTCTGTCCGTATATCTATGCCTTGCCTTGCTCGGGTGCGGTGTGGTTGGGTACTCCTGGGCGGTGTTGGGCTCGGTCTGGTCAGGTATGGCATGGCTACTCAAATAGCCAAAGGAGAAAAATAACATGACGTTACACAGTGTACGCTTCTACCGCTCAACAACGGAACCTGGGGTTTACCACGCCACGTGCTCTTGCGGCTGGGCAATGAGCGGGGACCTGCAAGAACTTCAGACCCGTGCTGCAACCCACGATCTGGACGAAATCCGAGAGCCGCCACTGCGGAAGGAAGGTTTCGTTTCCGGATTGCCGGACTGAAAACATAGGAGAATGAAAATGAACAAGCAGCGGAGAAAGGACCTGCGCGTAGCGTGGGATCACCTTGAAAGGGCGAAGGAGATCATCGAGACTGCCCAAAGCGAGGAGCAGGACTCTTTCGATAATCTCCCCGAAAATATGCAAGGTGGTGACCAGGGACAAAAGCTGGAAGAGAACGTGGACGCTCTACAAACCGCCTTCGATTCGTGCGAGGAAGCTTTATCCTCACTTGAAGTTCTAGTAGAGTAAACAGCTTGGCTAAGTTGACGGCCTGGGCGAGCGGAAACGCTCTCTCCTATGCAGGAGCCTGGCGGGGACCCTGATAAAGTCAACATCCCCGCTACCTAATTTATGGAGTACCTTCAAATGGAAAAGTCTTGGTTCATCTATAAGCTCAGTAATCTTTCTCTGCACGGCTGGCGTTCCTTTGGCGTAAAGCACGAGCAAATCAAAGACAACCGTGATATTTCTGCTCTTGCCCGCGCAGTAAAGTTATTGGAGGACTGCTTTCCTGAAATTGATTGGTTTAATCAGTACCACGAGTTTTGGGTTTTGGAGTGTCCGTGCGAGCAGCCTTTTGTTTGCGTCCGCCCTAATACAAACCCTTATGAAGCCGGTTACATTGTGTCGCCAATTAAACTTTCCTACCTCCCTACAGACGAAGTTTGGGAGAGAAAGTCCAAGTGAAGATCATTGCCTTCGATCTCGGTAAACATTTTGCCTGGGCACACAACGCCCCGTACACCTGCGGCTATGTCGAACTGCAGGGCGTCAGAGCACACCGCTTCTGTCAGCTAATGAATTACCTACTCAAGCTGAAAGAGTTGAGGACTGCAGAAGTTGCCATATTTGAGTGCCCCTTTGCACGGGGGAGGGACGCAACAAGGTCTTTGTGGGGCTATGCCGGAGTCATCGAGGCCTGCGCTACAAAGTTGGGGTTGCCTGTGCTCGATGCAGCAACCCCCACAATAAAAGCCTTCGCAGCCAACCATGGAAAAGCACCAAAAAATGACATGATGAAAGCTGCTAAAACTATGGGCTATAGAGGCTCGAACGAACACGAAGCCGATGCTTGGTGCTTATTAAAATTTGCCGAATCTACTCTTGAACGTGTTACTTAGAGTATGTAGACTTATTGTGGTGTGGTTCGATCGGCGCGCCGGTCTGGTGCGGTAATCTGGGGTGTGCTTCGGCTAGCTACGGCATGGCAAGGTTTCTCATAGTTAGAGAAACTTAAGGAGATAATAAATGGAACGGAAAGCATTGCGAATTGTTGAACCAACTAACGGCGCAGAAGAAACAATAGGCTATTCAGAGCCATACACTGTAACTGTAACAATCGAGGGTTCTGCTGATTTACTGTTCCACCGTTGGAATGCGGAAGCTATTGAAGCAAAGTCAAAGACCAGCAAAAACAGTAAAGGTAGAACTACCGATGACGTAGAAACCTACGTCTACCGTGATGAGTACAACAATATCTGTATTCCGGGGCCGTACCTTCGGGGTGCTATTATTGGTGCAGCAAAGTTCCGCCAAGACCCGCGCTCCCCCAGAAAATCTGCAATGGATTTGTACAAAGCCGGGGTGGTTGTCCCTACTCTACTTGCGTCGTTGGGCGTGAAGAAGTGGGACTACTTAGACAAGCGTCGCGTCACAATTCAACGTAACGGGATCAATCGTACCCGCCCAGCCATGAAGGTCGGTTGGAAAGCTACCTTTGAAATCATGGTTATGTTGCCAGAATATATTGATCGTATTGCGCTTCGAGAAACAATTGAGGCTGCGGGACGGCTTGTTGGTGTCGGAGACTTCCGACCTACTTATGGACGCTTTGGTATTATCAAATTCAAATGACTGTCATCATCACCGCCGACCTTCACGTCTCCGAAAACCCCCGCGATGAATATCGCTGGCGCTGGCTGGAAAAGTTGCCGCAGTTATTGCGCAAGGAGAAGGCAGAATTTCTGCTGATACTTGGTGACCTCACGGAGGCGAAATACGGACACTCTGCCTCCCTCGTCAACCGCCTTGTCAGTATCCTCCATAACGTGGCGGCGGTTTGCCCGATTGTGATCCTCTGTGGCAACCATGACTCACTTTTAGGGGAGGAGGCCTTCTTCGGCTTTACAGGCCTGTTAGAGCGTGTTTCCTGGGTTAGCCGCCCCACACCCCTAGCTTCTCTCAAAAACGTGCCAGGATCGGTCTCTAGCCAATTACAGGCCATATTTATTCCCTATAGTGGGAAACCGGAGCGAGACTGGGCGGATATTGACTTTTCGGAGTATGATATCGCCTTCGCGCATCAATGTTTTGCCGGAGCGACATCGGATTCCGGCTTCAAGCTGAAAGGTGTTTCTCTCAGTCTCTTCCCAGGAGACTTGCAGATCATCGCTGGAGACATTCACACGCCACAAGAATTCGGCAACCTCATCTACGTGGGGTCGCCCTTCAGGATCGACTTTGGTGACAGTTTCCAGCCGAGGTACTTGCGCCTGACCGGCAACAAGATTGAATCTGTTCCCTGTGAAGGGCCACAGAAGCAGGTGGTCGAAGCAGGCAATGTGAAAGAACTTACCGAGTTGCGGGGGCTGGCTGAAGGAGACATTCTGCAGGTACGTATTTGCATCAAGGCAGACGAGTACTCAAAATGGGGTGAGACTGTTGCCGCCGTGAAAGCGTGGGGTGCGAAGAAAGGCTTCGTAGTTGACGCCGTACGCCCTATCATCGGCAGCAAGACCAAGAGTATGGCTAAGGTGAGCAAGGCTCCTACCAAGAGCGACGCCGATTTGATCAAGGATTATGCGGCGGCACGGGGCGTAGGCGAGGATACCCTCAAAACGGGATTGAATATTCTTGCGTCTTGATTTCAACCGACTGACAATTGCCGATTTCCGCCGCTTCAGTTCCCCTGTTGAATTGGAACTCGGGGGTGCACCGGGCCTCATCTTCGTACGAGGACGTAACGACGTCGAGCCCAGATTGTCCCCTAATGGAGCCGGGAAGTCATCCCTATTTGCGGCCCTCTGCTGGTGCCTCTACGGACAGACCGCAGACGGACTTCGCAATCCCGATGTGAAGCCTTGGGACACGACAAAGATTCCTACTGTCACCCTAGAAGTAACAATTGATAACAACCCCCACATCATCACCCGCCGCGCCGTTACCAACGGCTTGACCATCGACGAGGAGCCTAGTCATTCCGAAGCTGCCGCCGAATTGATTGAACTGCCCTTCGAAGTCTTCATCAATACGATCCTGCAAGCCCAGGGCCAGCCGCTCTTTCTGGATCGCACTCCAAAGGACAAGATGCAATTGTTCTCGGAGGTCCTGAACTTCGACCGCTGGGAAACCTACTCCGAGAAGGCGTCTGACAAGGTCAAGGAGTTGACCACTTTAGAAGCCGAATTGAATGGCGAATTGACCGGGCTGGAGGCAGCGCGTCAGCAAGCCGAAGAGCTCCTGGCTTCGACCAAGAAGCATTCAGAGGAATGGGAAGCCGCCCGACTGGACCGTGTCAAGAAGCTGAAGGCAGAATTGAAAGAGAAGGAAGCCTTACTCACGCAGCAGTCAAAGAAACTGGCGGATGCTGACCTCACCTATGATAGCGCCGAGACCGAATTGAAGGCGCTACGTTCAGGCCTCCCTAAGCTGCAGCAAGCCTATACGAGTGCAGAAGCGGCGTTAGCGGTTGCCGAACAGGAACTGCGTACGAAGAATGCCGACCTGAAGAAGTTGACGCGGGAATTGGATGAACTCGGCGAAGCGGATACCTGCCCCACCTGTGGCCAGCCTATCAAGGGTACTGAGCTAGGTAAGCATAAACGTGAACTGGCCAAGAAGCTGAAGGAGCTCCAAACCGAAATAAAAGTGGGTGTACCGGAGAAGATTGAGGTTGATCACGAAGAAGCTGGGAAGGCATTGGACAAGGCGCAAGCGCATGTCGCCGCCTTTGAGCGCAAGGCAGAAGAAGCCCTGACGAACCTGAACTTCCTGAAGCCGCAGGTAGCTTCGCTCAAGACCGAAGTCTTCACCCTGAAGTCTGGTCGCGAAGCTGGTGAGGAAGAGCGCAACCCTTACGGTGAACAGGTACAGACGCTACGCCGTAAGGTGCAGCAGACCGAAACTGACTGCGCTTCCTTGAAGGAGGACCTCATCAAGCTAGCGCGGCGCATCGAGCGCACGAAGTTTTGGGTCAAGGGCTTCAAGGATATGAAGCTTTATCTGATTGAGGAAGTTCTTCAAGAACTGGAATTGACGGCGAACTTACTCCTCATCGAAGTAGGGCTGGAGGGTTGGGCAATTCACTTCGACGTCGAGAAAGAGACCAAATCTGGCACCATTCAACGTGGCTTGAATACTACGATACTCTCGCCCGCCAATAAGGAAGCCGTAAAGTGGGAGAGCTTCTCCGGGGGTGAAGGTCAAAGGCTACGTATCGTTGGCGCTTTGGCACTCTCCGAAGTACTGCTACGTTATGCCGGAGTGGATTGCAATTTAGAAGTTCTCGATGAACCGACTCGGCACCTTTCGTCAGGAGGGGTAGCGGAACTTTGCGCCTTCTTAGGAGACCGCGCTGCGTCCCTAGAGAAACGTATATTCCTGATTGACCATATCGCTCGCGAAGGATCCAACTTCTCGGAGGCGGTTACCGTCATCAAGAAAAAGACTGGGACTGTGCTGGAGTATACGTAAATGGTATTCAATATTCTTCAGCAAGGAACTCGCTCCTGTCGTAAATGTGGAGCACGTCTGGGGCTTCTAGAGGGAAGTCTTCTTGATCCCATTTGTGATGAGTGCAAGCGTAAAGAACGCGAAGCCCAACGTGAAAAACAAAAAGACCCACGCAGCCCCTGAGGAGCGGCGTGGGCCAAGTTGTTGCAGCGGGAGGCGCGTGCATTTACCCCGCACGCTAGGGAAGGCTAGGCTCTCCAGAGTAGCGAAAGCGCCGCCAGCAGAACCACCGCCCCCAAAAGCAGCCCTAGAACGCGGCTGATGAAAGGCGGCGGTGGTACTGGGTTACTATAATCGGCAACCCACTTAGTCATTGTAGGCTAGGCGACCTCCGTGCGGGTCAACAATCACGTATCCCGCAATTGACCGCACATGCTCACGGGTCAGGTGGTGACCCGAATTGCCGTCATGCACGAGCCAGTCCGATCCGCCAACGTGACTGATCAGTATCATGACGTGGTGGTTACGCGCTGCCGCCATACCCGGAGCCGGGTAAGCCCTGGGGAAGCGCCTGATCCAATTGTAAGCAAGATTCAAGTCCGGAATGATCCTCCCGAACACGTAGCGGGACGCCTCACAGCCACAGAAGGCATGAGGACACCCTGCCGGACGCCCGCCAATAACACTTTCTTCACTATAGGAAGCGTACTCCCTAGGAGTGTACTCCCTACGCTGGACAAATGCCTCTTTCGTAGTCCCCCGGCAACCCCGCAAGTCACATTCAATCTTGCCGGTAGGGGCGCTGTAGTGTGCAGAATGTCGATAGTGATGGTAGTGGTGCCTATGTCTTGCTTCCGCCGGATGGCTGAGAAGAACCGCGATGATAGAAGCGGCGAATGCCGCAGTGAATTTGAGCTTCACTGTAGTATCTCCGTTGCTGTTTCAGGGTTAGGTTCGTTCTGAGCCCCCCTCCTAAAGGCGTGCTTTACTGATTACAAGATAACAAAGTAAAACATACGCAAGACTATTTCTTTTCGGATAGTCTCCATATCATATCCCACAACCGAATGACCTGCGCTGCATTGTGATCAATCTTGTCATTGACTTCTTTCTTGAACTCTTCATGCTCACGTATCGAGACAAATTTATTGTCGGTTTCCTTCTCAAAGGCGTGGTGTTGACTATCGATTCTGGAAACTTCACTCGCCGTCTTGTCAGCGTCGCGCTGCAGCGGCGAAATGAAGGCGAAGAACAATCCCCCAATCAAGGTGGCCGCCATGATGTAGGTCTGCCACTGCGGCTGGCTACGCTGGTCTATCTTGGAATTGATGGAAGCTACGGCGTCGTCAATCCTGTTGCCAAGACCAACAACTGCCGAACTCAGGTTCTTCAGGTCAGATTCAAAGGCGTCCTGCCTTGCTGCCAAAGCAGCAAGGGCCACCTCCCCGGCGTGGTTATTCATCATCCTTGGCATACTACTTCCCCTTAAGTTCGCCATCGAGTTTCTTCTGTCTTCGTTCAATGGACTGTGTGAGCCGTTCGATGATCAACGGCGCTGTCGTACTGTCAGGATGCTTATGCAGCTCTTCTTGGGCGTCCTTCAATGCCTGTCGCTGGTCCTTCAGAATCAAGTAATTGATTGCGTAGTCGTGGTCAGTCTGTACTTTGATATAAGGCGCGGTATTGGTTTCCAGTAGTTCACGAGTCCACCCATGCAGCGCAATCTTCCACGGGTCGGAAGTCGTGTTGATATAGTCCAGCCCTTTGATACCGCCCGGTACTGCCGCCAATAAAGCTAGCACAGCCGTAGCCGACTTGATGGGGTTGCGCTTGATCAACGCCCAAAGTCGTGCACGTCTGGAGGAGAGTTTAGAGGCTGAACGACGCTTTGCGCGTTTTGCCATTTACCCAAATTTCAGGTTGGGCCGGAGCCTTGCTGTTCTAGGATATCAACAGCTGTCGGGGTTGCAGGCGGGGTGGTCTGCAGGAATGCTACAACGTCCCGCGCAGCGGGTAAGACTGTATTGATTTCAAGTAGCGCCTGGTTGATGACAGGCGTGGCCTGCGTGACTAGCGGCTGCGCTTCGGCGACGACCGCCAGAAGCTTCTGGATCAAGGCTTCGTTCTGTTTGTACAAATTGAGAAGGGCTGCCACGGCGGGCAGCGCCTTCTCCACTTCATCAATCGTGGCCTGCGGTACGCCACTCAACCGTAGCAGTGTTGTCTCGACCCCATTCATGGCTTTACCGGAGCTTTCTTAGGTATGACGATGGGCTTGATGGGCGTGAACTTGGCGGTTCGCTTGGCCTTGCGTGCAGCAATATAGTTCCGCACTCCGGTGACGTCGGCTACGACTTTGTCTGTCGTCGAAAGGATCGTTCCGATAGCCCCAAGCGTTGGGGCTATCTCTTGAACGACGCCGCTGATGTGGACGACAGCAACGACCACTCCGGCGATGACGATGCCTGACATGGTGCGTTATGCCGTTGGGGTTGGCGCAGGCGCAGGCGGTGGGAGTGTCGCCTGAATAGCCGCCGCGAGGGATGCCGCACCGGCTGCCGCAACCTGCAGTGCCTTCGTAGCCTTGTAGCCGTCGGTCAATGCCGTACTGGCATTATTTGACACAGCGTCGTTATTCAAGGCGGTATTGACACCTGCGACGGCATCATTCACGGCCTGAATACCCTTCGAAAGCTCTGGCGGGATTGCAATGCCAGCCGAACTGAGGGCATTCACGCTGCCCTGGACGGCAGAGACTGTCTGCGCAACCTGGCCAATATGTGTGCCAAGCCAGCTGAGGGAGTACTGCAGATCCTCGGCGGCAACTTCGATGCCAGCTTCGATATTCTGGCAGACGGCGATCACGTCGCCTTCGAACACTTGCCATTCCGCCTTGATGTTGGCGAAGAAGGCGTCGATCGCATTGGTCGTTGCAGGAGCAGCAGAAGCGGTGGCTTGAGTGGTGTCAGTCATCGGTTATCCTTTTCAGGTTTTCGGACCAAGGGGGAATTGCGCTAGAGCTTGCGGCGTTGACGCCGAAGGGATCATGTGCAGCACCGCGTTGACCGCGTTGATGGCGCCGCCGAGAAATGCAGCCCACGCCGTGATGTGGTTCGCTGTAGCGGCATCAAACAGCGTAGTGAGTTGCGCCGTACTGATAGCGATGAAGGATAGCAGCGCCGCAATAACGCTGATCCAGATGCCTACTTTTGGTGAGATTGTCATTGTCTCGGTACTCCTTCGTTGCGTTACTTCTTCTTTTCCGGTTCCTTCTTGGGCACTTCGGCCTTCTTTGGTGGCTCCGACTTCTTAGCAGCGTCTGCCTTTTCCTTTGCCTCGGCTTGCGCCTTGACGATGGCTTGCTGCTCCCAGACATTCAATTGCTGGATGACCGGAGCGGAGAATTTGAAGGGCTGTTCGTTCAGCCACTTCATGAAGTCCTGGTGTTGCTGTTCGGTAATGGTGTAAGGAACGAAGGGCGAGGTTTGTTGAGCGAAGGCTACGGACGGCAGCAACGCTAGCAGTAGGTACACTTTTCGCACGGAGACGTCTCCTCATCAGGTTTCGGAATTAGAGAAGGCCAGTATAGCGCAAAAGTGACGACTTCCCTAGTCTAGAAATTGACGAAGTTAAAACTTCTAGGTGCGGCGGCGGAAGTGCCTGCACCACCCACCCGGATCAATCGGCGACGAAACTAGAGTACAAGCTGGACCGCCATGTTCTGCCGAGAGGAACATGACGCACACGGAGCAGTGCCGATTTGGGCGTTCTGAGTGGGCAACATAGCCAACAGTCTTGTGCGCCAGCTTCTTGCGTTCCGGAGCCTTGAAGGGAGCCTTCGTGTCACCGTCTTTTACCCAGTCCTTGAATTGCGCAAGAGTCATGGAGTGCACTGCGCCTATGCGTGCTGCACCTTTGCCGTCACTGAAGGCTTTCTTATAGGTGTGAATGAACTGCGTCTTACTTCCCCAGCCAATTCCGATTTTATGTTCGTCGAATTTCTTCGTGTCTTTGTCGATCTGATCAATTATAAAGACATGCGGCGCTTTGGTGTGAGGACCCAAATAGACGTCGAGATGATCCTTATCTTTTCCGACCGTGCCTTTTAGATAACCGTACGCTGCCGGCATTACAACCGACCATTTGCGTCCATCTTTCCCAATTCCTTCGCGCTTCGAACCTTTGGCGTTTTCCACCGAGATTTCGAAGCCGTGGCGGTGCACCGTATCTTTACTGTAATTTCCTGCCGACTTTTGCGCTTCCGTCGGGGCAGAATTTATATTCGCTGGATTTACCCGGCCTCCAGCCGCACGTTCTGGAAGGTACTCTGGCTGGCTGCCGTTCTGTTGATGGCTTATTGGCCGTGGAATTTTCTCATTGTAGGTCTCAGCTGCTACTTTTCCACCCCGCGCAAACAACGGCAATCCCTGCCGTAGAACCTGCTCCCGGAGTTGAGGAGTTATGCGAAGGACGGGGACTTTAAGAGGTGGAGGTTCAAACGCAATTGCCTTTGCCTTGGATTCAAAATACATAGGCTCTAGATCAGAGTCCGTTGGATACCGCCACCACATATTGTCTTCTTTTACAGGAGCATCGTACTTTGCTGGGTTGAGATCTTTCCACTCCACCTTCGCCCCGAACTTCTTGCCGATGGCATTGGCCTTATCGACGAGCATTTTGTCATAAAAACCACGCATTCCCTCGCCGCCGACCTTGAGATCATTGTCTTCCAGGAAGTGGAAGCCTTGTGCGCCTACTTTCGTAGGTTTGTTCACAATACGGTCAGCAGCATCCTTACCAATATAATCGGCGAGTTTGTCAGGGGCGACGTTCGACTGCGTCAGTACCTTATTGTCGCCTTTGAAGGCACGCAGTTCCTGCGATTTGGGATCCCAGGTGATTGTATCAACATGTTTACTCAAATCGTATCGCGCTGCCTGTTGCTCGCCCGGTGTCCATGAAATTGCGTCCTTGTTTTCGTGCACAGCCTTGGCGATGGCGCGCTTCAAGAGCAGATCTGGCCAGGTTTGTTTGAAGGGAGCATCGGGGATACCATGCGTTGCAGAAATAGAGTAGTCTCCTGTTTCTTCGCCAGGACGCCCCTCTTGATATCCATGCTTCCGGCCCTGCTGATGCCAGTCGCTCTGCAACTCTTCCAAATGCAAACTCTTTCCCACTCCAGGAATATCCCGGTCGTTCATGCGCAAATGGGCAATGACATTGGGTTCGTCCCAGTGGGAAGAGTGGTAAACGTCAGGACGTTCTTGGTTCTGGTACCTTGCAAAGTAGTCTCTTAATTCTCCTCGATCTGGTAACTCGCCAAAGTCCTCCTTGTACTGTTTGCGAAGGTTATTCAATTCTGCAGGAGATAGTTGCTCAAAGTTGGACTTGCCTTTTGTGGGCTTAGTCAGCAGCAATTCCCGATAATTCTCGCCACCGGGGAGTTGGTAGTCGGAGTATTTCGTCCCGCCAGAAAGCAGCCGTAGGTTGTTGTCGGCTACTTCTGTTGATAAATCATGCAGAACGTCTGGGTCTTTAGTTCTAAGGTCACGCAAAGCATTGTTTGCATTGAGGCGTGCTCCCTGCGCAGAGTTCCCAGTAGCGATGATGTTGCCTTGATTGTCAAAGGCAACATGTAAGCCATTTATTTCTTCAATGCGTGAAAGTTCTGGGGTAGCATCCTCCCAAACGTGCATGAGGCGGTCAGCTTCTTCGCCGAGGGCATCCTCATCTAGATTAGTCCCCTTCTTCTCTACCTCCTGCAGCCCTACGCCTTGCTCACGGGCATGTTGCAGCAATTGATCCCTCGTCACCAGCCCCTGCGGCAGATTCTCCGGATTGTCCAGCCCCAGCCAGCCGAGTTCCTCCTTCTTGATGCCCGGTTGATTGCGCAGCCAATTGGCCCACTGCGACGCCTGCATCTTCTGTTGTGAGGCATTCGCAATCGTGTGTTCGACGGCAGAGTAGAGAGGTTCGTTGGTATGGGCTAATGCGGAGAGGGCAGCGCCGGGTTTGGAGGTGTCAGAGCGAAGCATTTCTGCGGCTAGCCCGCCACGACGTGCAATTTCTTGATATTCTGGTTCAACTAAATCGTGATCCAACGCGTATTCAACAGCTTTTTCACGCGTAAGATAATGCCCCTTATGATTTACAAACCCAGCAGAACCCCAAGGAAGTGCGTTGGCTTCTTCATCGCTAAGTCCTAGCCTATCAATAATGGTCTCATGATCAGGGCCTTTATAAATTTTGCCCTCGTATTTTACAGCAGGAGTAAGTTTCCCGCCCGTCATACCCAACGCACCTTCCTCCGCTGCGGGCATTCCCGCGCCGCCCGCTAGCGCAGCCATGTCCTGCGCCCGCTGAATGACCTCCTCCGAAGTATGGCCTGTTACCGGATCAATGATAGGAGTCTGCCCAGACATGACATCGCCTGCCAAAGTAGTACCTGAGCGTACTAGCCGTTCTGGCCATAACTGATAGCGCGGTCCATTCACGCCAAACAGCTTCTGCAGGATTGTCTGCGGGCCGGTGGGGTTCGAAGGGGTTGACTCCAGTGGCGGTGGTCCACCTTCGGCTCCGGTCAGGATAGGAGCGGGGCTAGGTTCTCCAATAGGGGCGGAATCGCCCTCAGAGGCCTGTTCCAGCCCTTTCCCGGTGCCCCCGCTAGGTAGCCCTAGGCCAGCACCGTTAAAAGGCCCTGGTGGCTTCTCCGGGGCTGTAGGTGGGGATTGATTGTCTCCCAACGCATTTGGGACAGGCGGGCGGATGACGAGCCGTAAAGGATGGCCGTCGTGTGCCGGGATAATATCGGGGTCTGCTAGGTCCTGCTGCGAAAGGAAAGGCGCAGGCGGTTGCGCATCATCACCTTCCTGAACGCCACCCCCAGCAGCGCGTTGCTGTTGATTCTGAGCCGGAGCGGTGCCCGGCAGACTGAGTGGCAACTTCGACCAGTCAATGCCGAAATTGCGCAGATTATTTGCCAGATTGGAGGTTGCTACACCTAACAGTTTTTGTGTACCAGGGTTCTGGTGCTTCTGCCAAGCTGCGTAAGCTTTCTGGTACCTGTCCAATTGTTCGGCAACTAGCGGCAGCTGCTTCTTCACGCGACCTAACGTAGCTGCTTCCGCAGCTTTCTCCAGCCGCCCACCAACTGTAATACCAGCGAATTCACCAATAAGGGGTACTCCTGGGGTTACAGCACGACCGATGATAGCACCGATGATCTGCCCTGTGCGGTAGCCCACGACTGACATGGCGCGGCGAATAGCCGGTTCGGAGGGAGCATAAGTACCGTGTGGCATTTCAATCTTGCGCATCAAATCGATATAGGACTTGATTACGTCACGCTGCGCTGCCGAATAGATTGGTGAATTACGGGTTGAAGCGAGTAGTGAAGCGAGGTTATCACCAATCGACTTCGGTCCCCACTTCTGCACGCCTTCTAGCGGCTGTACGGCGCGCAGGAAGAGCCCTTGCCGAAGTGCGGAGGCGTGTGGTGACGAAGGCCCTAGCCGGTTCAGGGCTTCTTCTAGCTGCCCTACAGCTTTCGGGTCCTGGTTCATAGCGCGGCGGAATACCGCGTTGAAGTCCACTCCTTCGAAGGGATTCTCTGCCAGTTCAACGCCACGTGCGTGCGACCGTAGCCGCTGGCCAAGTTCCTGAACCTTCGCAATCTCATCCGGATTCAGGTACGCCTGCGTCAAAGTCCGCCCCGGACCTTGCGTGTACTGATCAATACGGTCGGCAATCTTTTCCGGACCCCAGGCTTCTCCGCCAGCGGGCCTTTCCGTCAGGAAGGAATAGAAGCCTTGCTTCGCGGCACCAAATTCAGGTGACGCTTCACCAAACATATTCTTGAAACGAGTAGCAATACGAACTGAGAGGGGATTTGTAGGACTGTAGAGCATTCCCTGAATCTGTTCAGGCGTAGCAGCAGAGCCTTCATAGCGCCCAAGTATCTTCTGGATCGCCTGCCCAACGTCGTCACCCGGACCACGCGGCATGAAAGTTTGTCTATATACTGTATTGAGTCCTCTGGCGTAACGCATTTGAGAGAGCGCATCGAGTGGGTTGCCTTTTGTAACAGTGCCTTTGACGATCCGGTCCTCAATGAGAGAATCCCAAGCATCAATAATTCCACGCATTGCGATAGCGTCGGAAGGTTTACCCATGCGAGCTGAGGCAAGAGCTTCGCCCATGAAGACATTGAGGCGCTTGCGGACCTCCTCTAAAGCACTAGGCGTAATAGGATCATTCGTCAGAATCCTGCCGGTATCAGGGTCACGTTGCTGCGTGACATCCTGAACAATAGAGTCCAGCTTGCTCAACACCCGATTTGAAATTGGAGTCGAATCAGGATTGATATCTACCTTCTCAGTCTTTTCGACTATAGCCCGCATCTTATCGGCGGCATTATTAAATGCTGCCGGATGAAACTCCGTACCAGAATTATCTAGGGCAGCATATGCAGCACTCTTCGCTTGCTGAGCACGTTCTGCTTCATTGGCTACCGCTCCTTGAATGACATTCGCTGCCTCTAAAGGGTCCCTTGCCAAAGTGGTCCCGGTAGGCGACAAGCCTGCACGCAGACTTTCGTGCATGGCGGTCAGTCCCTGCTCGGAACCTTTGATGAGACTATCGACGAAACCTTGGTGCTGATTCAGAGCACTGGAAACGATATCCGAAGCTGCCTGGGGGGTATTGGCAATAACTTGCTGTGCTGCGTCCAGCCCAGCAGCAGCGGTCTGTGGCGCTTCGGCGAGTTGCCCTTCACGTTGAGCAGCCCAGTCCTGCGCGTGGCGTGACCCTTCACGTAGATAGGATTTCTCACGAATCCTGGCGGCCAGGTCGTTCGCTTCCTCCCCCTTGGAAAGAGTAACACCAAAAGGTCCCGGCTGCGGTGCAACTGGCGCTGCAGGATACTGCCAATCCCAGGAAATGTCGGCGGGTGAGACAACAGGTGCGCCACGCGGCTTGACTGCCGAGAGGGCAGTATCAACATTCCCCCGCCACCGTTCATAGGTCTGCTGCGGAGTTTCCATAGCTTTCGCAATTGCCTGATCCTTCGGAACTCCTGCTTCTAGTGCCGCCTGCAGTTTCTGAGGATCAATATTTGTACCTAAAGTTTCCTCGGCTGCAGCTAGCGGGTGCCCTAGTAGTGACCGCGCAGGTGCCCCCACAACAGCCTGAAACGGATATGCCAGCGCAGACCCGATTGCCGAACCAGCCCGGCCTACGGCGCGTAGCTGCGGAGTAATATCCCAGAAAGGCGCAGCCGCCGTTTCCTTCAGCGTCTGTTCGGTACTTGAAGGCCCTAAGCCCGACTTGACGGATTGCAAGGTTTCTGCGGCAGCCCGCTTCTCCTCAGGCCAGACGTCTGTTAGTGCGTTGCCTTGGCCAGTTATCTCTTGATGGGGCTGATTGGGATCAAAAGGCGGAGCCGCTGCAGCGTCGAAATTCTTGTTCGGGTCGAATGGCGGCGGAGCTTCGCCTCCAGCAGGAACGGCTGGGACATTCGGATCAAAAGGAGGAGGAAGGTCTGTGTCAGCCATTTATTGTGGCGCTTTGCCTACGGCTTTCATAGAACCATCAGGCTGGCGTTCATAAACCCAACCTTGCTGAATGACACGCTGCGGTTGCGCAGCCGGAGCCGCAGCTCCCGCAGCAGGAGTACCTCCTGCTGCATGATCAAGATTCTGCAACTCATCATATTCCCTATCGCCAATCATCTTGCGTAGGCGACCTTCACTCAACCCGGCAGCACGAGCCTGGTTTTCCTTACCAATCAATTGACCGCGAAGCAGTCTCTCGGTGGCCTGAATGGCCCCCTTCACCTGCTCGTCGCTATTGCTGGAGGTAAACTGGTTAGCCGCACCTTCACGGTCTCTATCCGTACCGGCACCGGCTACGCCAATAGCCTTGATGATTTCAGGGCCTAGGATATGTGCCACCGTATTCAGGTTCGTAGCGGCGTCGCTACCCCACTGTGTCTTGATATAAGCCTGAATGGCATTGAGAGGACGAGTGTCGCCCATCTTAGCCTTCTGCCAGGCATCCTCATACTCTTTCAGGGTCTCCAGGTGGCGCATAGCCGTACCCAGCGAAACAATCTGCTGACCTGGTTGACCCAGAATGAACTGGCCAACCCGAGGAGCCGTCTGCCAGATGTCCGTCAACTCCTCACGAGAAACGCCACGCGAAGCTGCGAGGGCATTGCCATAATTCATCACGGCCCGTGCATAAGAATTCTGCATCTGCGCTACTGGGCTGGCTCCTCGCGAGATTATAGGCTGCTTGCCCGTCTTCAGGTACCACTCCGCCGCCGTCTTTATGGTATCGGGCGAATAACCCGCTACAGGAGCAGGTTCGGGCACGGCCATGCCGTGTTCAATGTGCGGAAGCTTGCTGCCGTTGCTGTAGTCTGCCGGGCCAGCGGATTGCAGCGAATTGACCCGCCAGACGCCATCCGGATTGAAGCCAGCTTGCTGGAAGCCGGGCTGCTGCTGGGGTTGTAACAATGGATTCGGCTGGGCAGACTGATCGTTAGGCACACCTCCGGGCGTAGTAGTCGAATTGATAGACTGACCTCTATGCGGCCCAACAATGATCTTGCCGGTACCCAGGGAGACGACATCCCCTTCAGGAGTACGCACGGTATAGTCCATCTGCCCGGTATCCGTGTTGTAGTACGGCTTGGGCTCCATCAACTTCGCTTCCAGTTCCTGCTTCTTCAAGGCTATCTGAGCTTTCTGCTCGGCAGTCAGAACTCCCTGATATGGTAGAGACTTCAAGGTATAGTCTTTCTGCCACCTGTCTGCTTCCTGAGAAAGCTTCTGCGCTTCTAGGTCAATCTTACGCTGAGTCATTGCGCGTTCAAGTTCTCTCTGCTGCAATGCGCCATAAGTCTGCAGCCCTTGCTCACCACCTTCGCCAATTGCTACGCCTAGGAAGGGCGACCGTGACGCCATCATCCCCAAACCTGCAGCCATCAAGGACCGCTTGATTTCAGGAGACACACCTGCAAGATTGAAGAGATTCTTGGGTAGAATGCCAGAAGACTGCTGATCTTGATACTGCGCAGGCGTAGCTCCTGGAGGAAGTTCCGCTGTAGTACTCAACCCAGCAGCGCGATTGTAATTACGCGCTTCCATGACCCCAGCCGGAAGAGCACCTACTCCATTTTCGTACTTGCCAATAGCCGTAGCCAGCTTCATACGAATGTTCGGGTCGGACATATCCAAGGGCTGGTTAGGGTCTAAGCCTGTCATCTTGGAAACCGCTGCCACATAAGCAGCAGTATTGTTATTATCTGCTGCCGGAGCCCAGCGATTGATAATACCGCTGATGGTGTTGATACCCCTTGCGCCATACGAGCCGAGCAACGCACTTTGGGCATTTACGCCTGCTTCTGGTGTCTCAAAGATAGCAAAGCGTCCATCACTGCCCCGGTAACCGGGTTGTGACTGCGCAAAGGAGCCGTCCTCAATGTTACCGGGGTTGTTGTTTCGAATACCGCGTGGCACGCTTCTTGGCGCCACGCTGCCATCAGAAGCTTCCACAACAGGTACTCGCGGTGCTACACCGTCTACTGGAGGAGGAACGTCACGCGGCGGAGGCGCTACAGTGTCCGGTGAAGGTGCCACACCACTATTGAAACCGTTTCCGGGTAAGGCACCTAACGGAACTTGCGGTACTAATGGATTTTCACCAGTGAAACGAGCATTGAAATCGTCGGGTACGATGTTAGCATCGCCACCGTCCGCATAACCAACAACGCCACCACGCGCTTCCCCTTGAGGATTGTAACCGAGCAAACCAACATATTCGCCAGAACCAATCAATTCCGGTGCAGAAAGCTGGCTCGTGTTGAAGGATGAATCACCAGAATTGATCTTACCAGCGATACCTTCAACTTGCTGCATCTGCTTACTGAGGTTCAATCCCTGATTAGTTGGCAACCCCGGCGGACGGGGTGCCCCCGCGCCATGAGTAATGCCCATGGAAGGAACCCAACTCTTACCACCACTGTAAGGAACGATAGGCGTACCAAAACCGCCACCGAAAGTCTGGTAATTGACACCACCACCACCGTCGCGGTGCGGCACAACACCTTCGGCAGGAACACTCCCGCCTTTATTGAGGAAAAGGCCAGCACCTGTCAAACCAAGACCAAGCCACTGCGCAGTTGTATTCGGCGCAGGACCTGTGGTGGACGAAGTACCACCCATTTGCGAGCCCACGCCAGTACCAATGCCCGCGAGCCACTGTGTAGTCTGGAATGGATAAGCCTGCTGATTCAGGAACTGCTGATAGGCAGCAGCAAGTTGCGCTTGCTGTGTCTGTTGTTCAAGCGTACCAGCACCTATCTGCGCATTCGCCCCTGTCAGTCCGGCATTTTCCCCGGCTACACCAAGATTGCCAACCGAATAGGCTCCCTGACCCATCGCGGCTTGTTCAGCCAGCGCAGTACCGACGCCTTGCTGATAACCCTGGCTTTGCAGTCCAGCAATGACAGGAGCCTGGGCTAGTTGCTGCTGGTTGGCGAGTTCGGCTTCGGCAATAGCTTCGCGATTACCTCCGAGTGCACCTTGAGCAATGGCATTACCCCGGACGCCTTGGAGTTGCTGTTGATTCTGATTATTGAACTGCGCCTGCGTCGCATTGACGACGCTTTCCGTATACGGGTTTGTGTACTGCGCAATATTCTGGGCAGTAATTGGCTGGGCAGCAGCATTAGCGTAGCCCAAGGCCGTTTGAATATTGGGCAGCGCAAAGCCAGCGGTATTATTGATGCCCGCAATTCCCTGGCTTTGTTGCTGATTAATGGGCGCAACAAGTTCGCCTGTGTATGGTGTATACGGCGTACCAGCAACGCTCTGCGCCTGCGTCAGTAGGTTCTGGTACAACTGCATAGCCTGGGGATTGGGCGCAGACGTTGAAGTCTGCGTCTGGGAACCTTTGCCACACATTTAGTGTGAGTCCTCTTAGATTTCAGGCCGCGATTTCGCTGGCCTTGCTCGACTGTGGATCATAATAAAAGAAATATCCAACAGGCTTCTTGAAGTGCTGCTCATAAAGCCGCCGCTTACCTTCGGTACGGATATCGGAGAGTATGCCAATCTGCAGTGGCATTCCCGACGTTTCTGCGCACCACTTGGCGAAGCGGGCTAAGTCCCCAGCATTTGAAGCACCAGGAGTTCTGCGGAACTCAGGCTTCACATAGAGCAGCAGTTCCTCAAGATGGGGCTTGTCTGTATACCAGGAGGTTGCAATCATCATGAGGATGATACCCTCCAAGGCCCCGACAGGGCCTACTCCAGCGAGTATGCTGCCTTGCTTCGTGAAGGCCCGCAGGATAATACCCCGGACCTTCTCCTCGTCGAGATGAAAGCGCCCATTCTCCTTCCAGAGTTCACGGCAGAGAGCCATGACGGCTTCTTCCTCCTGTGGGAGTAGAAGCCGCACACGCTTCGGGTAGTCTGTCAATTGAGCGTCTCCGCTGCCGTAGCGCCATCAGCTACGCCGTTCGCCTTGGCGCTCTCTGTGGGCACGTCCAGAATGCGATTGAGGGTGTCGCGCAGCTGGCGGGCGCAGAGGGGATCCATACGCAACCTAGAAGCTACGACGATATCGTCGTCAACCCGGCCATTCTCAGCGTCCGGCGTGAACAGACACACACCCAACGTGAGATTGATCACATTGTTGAAAGTTCCAGAACCAACTACCACATTCACGAACGTTACGCCAACGCTATCATTCGTCTTCATCTTGTAGTCCTCCGTTTCAAAGGCTGTCAATCTTTCGCCGGACCCGGCAACCGCGCAAGAGTCTTGCGGAGCTTCTTACGCTCCTTGAGAATCCAAGCGTCCATGATCCGGTGAGCTTCGTCCAACGTCAGTTTACGCTTCGTCACACGCTGCATCGTCTCCAGTACATGTTCCGGGGGTACGACGATCTCGCCTCCCGCTAACTTCACTTTGACAGGCTTGCCAATATGGTTGCCGTATTTGCCGCCACCTGAAGCCAGCTTCGGTGGGCGCGGCACAGAATGTCCACCACCTAAATGCGGCATTCCAGCTCCATATGGGCCCATCTTGAACATTTTCTGTAGCGCATTTGCGCCTGCGAGAGTGTTCCCTTCGCCGCGCCCTGAGACGATGTCGGCGGGAATAACGTAGGACCCGGAAGGAACATGCGTATAATGGGCGTCTGTGCGGCCTGGCACCGCTGAGAGAATAGGCCCGCGTGTCATCGCCCGCGCTTCCTGCTTCTCCTGCCAGGTAGGGTTCATGCTAGGAGTCTTGACAAGTCCTGCACCACCGAAAGCCCGTTCTGCGCTGCCCCCTGAATGCATCATCCTAGGCGCAACGCCCATATTCCCTGCCATTGTGCCCATTCCAACCGGCGCAGCGGTCGGCGTCATCGAAGGCAGTGGCGCAGCCATAGCCTTCCCCATAGGACCAAGCATCGTGGGCATCTGAGGCACTAAGCCGCCGCCCATGGCGCGACCTTTGCGCTCGTTACTCAAGGCAATTGCGATGGCCTGTTTGTTGGCCCTCTCCTTACCAAACTTAGCTGCAGTATGAGCGTAAGTTTTTCCGGTATGAAGTTCGGGTATAGTAACCGAAGGAGGTGCACCAGGTTTGAGCGGCATATTAGTTCTTCTCGTCCGTTGCCTTACGTTCAGGAAGGCGTTGTTATCAGGTACTGGAAGGTCTCTGTACCGGCAGCAGCCCCACCGTCCGCTGTGGCAACCGTGAAGCTGACACCGGGGGATATAGCGGACACGTAAGGCGAGTGTGCGCCCCCCACAAGCGTAGCCGCCGCTGCGTTAGTGGGCGATAGCACGATGGAGGAATTGGCCTGAACTCCAGCCTGAGACACAGTTGTCGTAGCCGCTGCAGCCATTGTAAACGAGCCAAAGGTCTGCCGCCCAGTGAAAGCCTTGACCCAGGCTGCAAGTTGCCGAACAATACCTTGAAGTTGCGTAACGACATCGGTACCACCTGCAGTACCTTGGCCTGGAGGCCCAGAAGGATATACATTACTCATCGGCGACCTGACGGGGCATACCTGTATTTGCAGCTACCAAGTCGCCAGAAGCTGCCTATATCGGCCGATTGCACAGTGATACTCATCAAGCGGCCCCGGAACCGCACAGTAAGATATTCTGTTGCCTGAGTAACCGTGTACGGACCGTAAGAGATCGGAGTGTCTCCTGGGAAGTTTGTAATATTGAATGTCAATTGAATTTGTGCCGAAGTACCCCCGGTAAATACCGACCATTTGAAGTCCGGCATTATTTGATCAACAATAACGAATTCTTCACCTTCCGCCAAATAAAATTCGCCAGTAGTAAAAGAACTGACTAGAGGGTTACCATCGGCATCTGGCGTAGTCTCTTGCCGGTAGATAATACCACCCGGTGTTGCTGCAATAGGGTTGCCTAGAATGGATTGGTCAATCCAGGCTGACCGTACTAGAGCATTTGCTGGGCCGTAGTCCCAAGGTGCATTCGGTTCGGTGATATTCATCTTGACATAGCTGTCGCATTCACCTGACGAACTCGCTGCGGAGGGGTAAAGCCAGCCGACCTCATTGAACGGGGTATTTGGCATAGCCCTTACATTCTGCAGATAGTTTGTATTGATGTTCTGAAATACCGCATCCCATACCGAACACGGAAGAACGTTAGCACCACTAGAAGTATAGGCATAGAAATTGGTTCGCCCCATCCAATAGACAGACCCACGTAACTGCTGTACGCAATGCGAACTGACAGCCCCCGCACCAGCACCAATCTTATTGAAACCAAAAACGTCGGGCGGTCCGATATAATTCATAGCCCAGAGATCAGCATCCGTAATAATCAGGTTCTGGTTACTGACTGCCAATCCCGCCATAATTTCCGAACCAATCGAGATCGTGTAGTTACCGGCCTGAGTTGCGGCTGTTGCAGACCATTGGAAAAAGTTGCCAACGTCACACCACTGCACAAGTAAAGGTTGCTGCTGCCAGCCAATGTCGCGGTGCACACTGGAGCCAAAGGCAACCAGTATCTGCTCAGACATTGAGACAAAAATCCCAGAATTGAAAGGTGGTGCTTCAGTAATGATAGAGGCATTCTGAAACCCACTCTCAGGCCCCCAGTAGAAGATGGGCTGATTCATAGGGCAAGCCATGAGAAGCTCGCCCCAATTATCCGTTGTCCAATCCGTCGCCGTGATATCCGTTCCGGTCTGGTCTGTCGTACTCGTCCCAGTACCGTAACCCCCTGTACCGTAAGTCCCTAGACCATAACCAGACCCCAATGGGGGCGGCCCCAATGCAATATAGTAAACAAGTTGAGCGTCACCGCCATTCATAGCGAAGGTACCAGCACCTGTTGCCTGAGTACCAGCAGCAATCGTAAATGTGTGCGTATCTGGTACAGTAGCGACTTCGTAGGCTCCGGAAATTGTTACACCTTCTCCTGTCGTCGGAATCGGAAATACAATCGTAGAACCAACAGCAAGACCGTGATCAACAAGATCAACCGAAACAATTGCCGACCCATTCGTCGTAGTAAAGACCGGAACAGACGAGAAGACGATGTCGTCTCCGCTACCTACGCCAGCACCAGCTGCGTTGGCACTCATGACAACGGTTGTCGCTGTTACAGATGACACCGTTGTAGCACTCGGAATTGACGCAGGCGTCGTCAAATCATAGATAGTCATTCCTACCTTGACCCAGGCAGGCGTTGAAGCAAAATGAAGAGTGTCATTTCCTGCTGCGGTTGTATTGTTAGTTGCCGTTGGATTGGACTCTGAAGTTGTTGCATTTGAACCCGCCGTAATGTTGTAAGAGTGTGTCCCAGTAATTTCATCAATTGGATAAAGCCCATCAAGAATCACACCACCTTGAGATACTGGTACATTGAAGAAGACTGCATCATAAATTGTAACATTAGAAATATTAGGATCCACAATGGAAACAATATTGCTATTCGCGGTAGTCGAAATATTGGGGGCAAAATTGGATGTCAAAACCTGCGGCGAGACATCTTGATAAACACTATTGGTAATAACCGCGAGTTGCGTTGTCGTACCAATGGCCAGATGCTTGTTAGTATTCAGATCCTGCCAGGCGTGCAGGTCTCGGGGTACCCCAGAAATAGCGAAGGGATAGAACTTCTGCCAACCACCGTACTTTTGAACAAGGCTGTCACGAAATCGAATCAGGTTACTTTGCGAGATACCTGTGCGGAGCAATGTCGGGGTGCGTTCGACATTGACGCCCGGTATCAATTGAACCGAACCAAAAGGCATCTGTATTCAGCCTGCACGAATCAAGGTAATACCTGCCACTGTTGATGGCGGCATATTTTGAGACGCGCCAGAACCGTAAGCTGAATTATTCACGGAGATACCAGTAGTATTTGTATTTATCGTTAGACTGACACCCCCAGAGGGATTTTGTTGGTAAACATTGTTACTACCGCCACCAATACCTGCCCCATTGTAAATAATTACAGACCCAAAAGAATGTGAATGTCCTGGATCCGTTACAGATGCCGTATGATTGTGGGTCTGTGAGTTTTGATCACCACCTGCTGAAAGCAGCGTATTACCATCAATTCCAGACACAGCAGACGTTACCCGCCCCGTGCCCTGGTTCAGGGCAACGCGGGTGCGCCCACGTAGATCGGGCAGAGTATTACCACCTAGATAGCCATTCAGCACAGGGTAAGTAACCGCACTGAATGTCGTTCCATCGCAATTCAAGTAAGGTTTTACAGTACAGTTGGTGATCCAGGCTGGAACGGCAGACACACCTAGATCGATATAAGTGCCAACACGTCCTAAGTTGACGTAGTACATATCAGTACCGTCACAGAAGATGTGTACTGCTTCTCCTGGAGGCGCACAAATGACATTGCCCGGCGTTGAAGAGGCCAGAATGACTACAAAGGCTCCGGTACAAACATTGTTGACGATATAGTACCCCGGCATAGGAAACGTCACTGTCACATTAGCCGTCAATGTGCCGGAGAATGTAATGAAGGAATTCTGCGCCTGCGTTGGTCCGGCTGAAGGCGTTGCCGTAAATCCTCCTGGGACTGTAAGCGTGACTGGTGTGTTAGTCAAGCTAACCGTTACAAAGCCGCCCAGCATACCATCAATAGCAGCCATATCAGGGTTGATTGCTGCAGACCCCCAGGTACCCGGCAAATCGCCAGTATTGGGCACGATCAAGCCGCGATTGACTGTGAGAGGTTCGACCATAGATTATGCCCTCGGCGGGGTGGCAAGAGGCGCGGGCTGCTTGGGAGACCAAGCTTGGGCTGCATACTTCTTGCGGTTTTCTTCGACGTTGGCGGATTCAAGTAACGTCTTGTAATGCGTCTCCCAAGACATGGCCTGCTGTGGATTGTCTACCATCGCGCCATAATTCTGCAGGTAGCCCGCCGCAAATACAAGCGAAGCAGCAAAGAACAGATCTGGCAGATAGAGTGTCAAATACGTCGTAGGATTGGACACACTCAAAGGGGTGGGTCGTACCGTACCTACCACCTCAATACTGTAATTGGCATCAGGTGGTGGGCCCACGATGATCTGTTGATCAGTAATCATAGCATAGTACTGCGGCACCGAAGGCGTCGTGGCTGCTGTCTCATTGGGCCAGAGCGCGTCTAGAAATTCACGCGACGTTGGTACTAACTGGTACCTGTTCATTGTAGTTCCTGAAGGAGTAAACACATTCAGGGATTCACTGACGACGAAGTGCTGTGGGAAGGTAAAGCTCCGGCTATTGGCCGTTAGAGTACCACTAGAATCACGCACAATGGTAGAGAGTAAGTCAAGTTCACGGTATATTCTTTGTTCGGAGTCATCGATAATATTTGGGAGTACTGTTACAAAGTTGGGGTCCGTCTGAGGGACCACCAACATGTTGGCCAAGTCGGTAACGTACTGGCTATAGGTCAAGGCCATAAGGAATAGTCTCTATGTTTAGTTTGTAGAGAAAGCGACAAATCGTAGCAACCCAGAAGTAAAGACCAGTACCAGATGTAGAGCATGATCACGACGCAGCTAGAGTAAATGTCAAGGCGTTAGCACGTTCATGGCTGATTCGGTTCGTCCAGCCCCTAGCGAATTTGGTATCCTGCGGGTGGGCCTGGATAATCAGCGAATAGACATGTTGATGGTCGTCACAGAAGCGCTGCGTAAAATCTTTCAGATCGGTAATTTTGGTAGCAGCCCCAAGCGTAATAAGACCGATATGACCGTCAGCTACAACGCCCAAGGTACGCTGCAGGATCAATGCTGCTTCATGCAGTCCGGAATTTACGAAGGTATCGAAGAACAGATAGTCGATACCGCCGGGTAACTGTGGGCAGTAGGGCTGCCAGTACTGTGTCTTGTAAATCAGCTTCTTGGTTTCCCAAGGAACTGTCCAGATATCCTGGGTTGCCTGGTTGTTGGCTACACACCAAGCGTTATATTCACTCTGGGTGATGCCATCCGAAGTACGACCACCACTGTCATCAGGGTCGTCATCATTGCCCTTCTCATCGATGTAGGTGAAGGCAACTGCCTTTTCGAAGTTTATGTCCATATCATAACCTTTAAGAAATCGGCGTGATGACGATGATGCCTTGGCAGCCTACCGATCCGGTACCACCACCACCACCGCCGTAGCAGCCGCCATTGCCGGCTGGCCCCGACCCGACAGGACCGCCTCCACCCCCGCCGGACCCGTGCGTAGAATCCCACTCTTGGCCGTTTCCGCCCGCGCCGCCTTGTTTTGCGCTACCGGCAGCGCCCGCGCCCCCGCCGCCGCCGCCAGCCGTTCCGGGGCTCCCATTGTTATTCGATGGTCCTCCTGCCCCGCCGCCGACTCCCAGATAGTTGTTACCGCCGTTACCGCCAGTACTCCCGGATGCCGTCGCCCCGGCGGTGCCACCGCCGTTACCGCCGCCACCGCCAGCCGCACTGCCATCCTGGTTTCCTGAATCCGCGCCGTTGCCATGAGGACCAGCCGCGCCTCCGCCTGCTGCGTGCCCAGAGGCAACTCCAGTGCCCCCGCTGAAAAGAAAATCACCCAATCCATTCGAGGCTTGTCCTCCAATTCCAGAGTGGACGCCGCCCTGCGCCCGGACGACGACCGCCGTTCCGCTCTGCGTCGCGCAATTCGACGTGCTATTGCACAGCCACGAATAGCCGCCGTCGGTCGTGGTGTTTCCGGCCGCCCCGACCGAATATCCGACGGATGATGAGATAGCGACGGTAAGGCTTATGATGTAGGAGTAAGCCCCACCACCACCCGATGGACCGCCGCCGATTGCTTCCACTTGAAAATGCGTGCATCCAGTGGTGTTAGTCCAGGTCCCCGCTCCAGGGGTCGTCAAGAATATGGGAGTGCCTGAGCCAGAACACGCAGGCGTGTATGGCTTGATGATGATAAGGCCATCGCGTCCGGCACCCGATGTAAGTGTGCCACCTGATGCGCTGACAACGCCGCCACCTCCTGCGCCGTAAGTGCCACCAGAACCGGCAGATGTTGTGCCGGTCGTCTCGGCCCCACCGCCGCCACCGCCTGAGCCGTAGAGCGAGCCGTCGATCTCGGTGCCGTTGCTGCCATTGCTGCCGGAGAAGCCTCCGCCACCGCCTGCCCCGCCGCTCGAGCCGTCGCCTTGTCCGCCGTTGGTGCGGCCGAACACGCCGCTGGCGGCAACGCCAGGATGACCGCCGCCGAAAGGACCAGCAGCGCCGCCGCCGCCCGTGCCGAGGTAGCCGTTGGTCGTGCTGGCAGATCCGCCCGATCCGCCCGACAACTTCAGGTCCCCGATCCCTGAGCTTACGGTCCCGCCCGCGCCTCCGGGAACGGTCACGCCGCTCGAATCCGATTGGATGCCGCCGCCCCCGCCCTGAGCGCCGACGACCACGCTGGTGTCGCCTAGCGAGCTGCAACCAGAGGTAGACGAGCAGAAATAGGTATCACCACCAGCATTGCCATTACTGTTACTGCTTGTAACTATCGCCGCCCCACCAGTACCTACATGAATTCCATAAGTACTGCCAAGACTGACAGTGACATTGAAGGTCTCGGAGAAGCCCCCACCTCCACCTCCTGTGCCTATTGCAATCGTACCCGTATTGACATTGGCAGCGCCAGAACCCCCAGCACCAATTACCTCTACAGTAATCTGAGTACAACCAGTCGTGTTGGTCCACGTAGTTCCAGAGGTAAGATAGATTGCAGAAAATACTGTGCATCCAGTCGGCGCGAAGTTGATATAAGCTGGTACAAATTGCGCACTGCCCCGCGATAAGGTAAAAAGACTGAGTACTACAACCAGTAAGAACTTTCTCATTGAAGCGCCTTCACAGAATAGGTGCTGTCGCCGCCAGCACGGATTACTGAAATAATGAACTTATGTCCATTCGTGGTATCAAGTGAATCGCCGGTGTTTGACCCTACTGAGAAACCAGAGAATGACGTTACACCAGCACTACCGTTATTTGTAACTTTCAACAAACAGTACCCATCTGCTGATGGTGCCGTTATTGTATAATTCCCACCATTCGTAATGGTCTGTATTGGTCGCGCACCACAATCAACTGTGATATCTCCAGTAGATAAAGATTTGGACGTTACAGTGGCACCACCAGACAACGTCTGATCTTCAATATCAAGCGCCGCTAGAGTCATGTTAGTGCTTGCGCCTGTCCACGTTGTGGAATCTGTTCCAGCCAACGTAATCGTATTATTGACAGTAAAGGTTTTACCAGAGCCAATCGTCAAAGTGGCTGAGGACGCAGGAGTTGTAAAAGTATACTTATTGATACTTGTTGCAGTTGCTACGCCAAGCACCGGCGTTATCAGCGTAGGCGTATTAGCCAAAACAACAGCGCCAGTTCCTGTTACAGCCGTAATTGAGGTTCCATTGATCTTGAATGAATTACCTGTTCCAGCTGTATCATAAGTCTTATTTGTAAATGTATCTGTAGTTGCTTTACCAACGAGAGTATCGGTTGCCGCTGGAAGACTAACCGTAACCGTACCTAGAGCCCCAGTAACAGGTTCTAAAGTTACCGTACCAGAAGTTGCATTACCAAATTTTACATAACCAAGCGTTCCAGAAACCCCCACGGTAACGCCAGTGCCATCCCATTCAAGATTGGCCGACCCTCCAAATGATCCAGAGTTATTGAACTGTATACTTGTTGAAGGACTCGCAGGTGTGCCAATACTTGTTGTACCACAAGTAACACCTGTTCCTGAGACATAGTTCAAATGGTTACCCCCAGTGTCAGGGCAACTTGGCATTGAATTCGCTGCAACATTCGCAGTTGAGCCCGTCCAATTACCGAGCATCGTATTAGCGCCTGATTGAGCAAGAATAGAAAGTGGAATCGTATTAGCACCACTCACCGTTCCACTCAAAGCTGGCGAAGGAATAGTCAACCCAGAAGGCAGCGTAGTAGATTCTGATGGCACCCCTGAACCGTTCGTAACGACTACAGCATTATTCGTCGTGCCAAAACCCGAGACAGTCGTTCCTGCACCTCCATAGAAGGCAATCTGATTGGCAGTGCCAGCTGAGACCGTACCCGAACCGCCACCCCCACCGCAACCCGCACCGGCATCAACAATATTACCAGAAGCGTCACTCTGGATACAGTTACCAGGCGTCAGCGAACCGGACACCGTCGCAAACTTTGAGGTGCTCCCTGAAGCCGTACCATTGGTAAATGGTGAAGGAAGTCGTGCGGTATTGACTGTCCCAGTCAACCCTGAAGCGTCAGTACCACTGCAGAAAGCAGAGGCATCAGAAAGATTTGTGCAAGCTGGCTGTGCTTGCGTAAATACACCGCCTGCGCCGAGCCCTGTCAAAAAGTTATTGGCTGACGCTGAGAAGGGTACAGCAGTATTGCTGACTGTACCAGCTGAGGTCTTGAAGGAGAAGATTCCGTTGCCACTATCAAAATAGAACTCGCCGTATCCAGACACAGGATTGGAAGGCGTAGCAATAGACTTGATACCAATCTGTTGATTGAAGGCCCAAGACCCCGTCATCGTCGGTGAAATGCTCTGGTCTAAAGGAGGCGCAGCATCACTCCGCATCGCTGTCGTTGCGACGCCATTGACAGTTGCTAACCCTACTACCGCAGTAGGATTAGCAAATACTGCTCCTGACAAGCAAGAAGGACAACTCAAAACGCCGGTAGTAGCATTCAACACTAATGGTGAAACTGCTGTCGATGGGATAGTCCCATTCAAATTGGGCAGCATCAAGGTTGTGGAACCTGCCGCCGCTTGCGGTACAAGTTGAACTTGCCCACTTGATGCACCAGCAAATGTGATTGAACCTGGCGTAGTACCTGAGATACCAAGCACAGGGCTAGAAGTAGGTCCTGGAACCCCAATAGTAGACCCAGTGTTACCACAGACAGTCCCACCACCAAACTGGCCTGTGCAGACAGCCAATGCACTCGTCGAGAAGACGAATGAGAAGGCGATAGTCGAGGCAAGAGCTTTGATAGCTTTCTTGATCATGAGGTCATATACCATCCGCCGCCCGTAGGAATTGGGTTAAGGGTAATCCAACCATAAGCATTCGTTATCTGCACCATCGAGAGGCCATCACATAATTCACCACCCGTAAAGGTAATGGTGATGTTGTTGGTACTAGCGTCACCTTTCAAATCCTTGAAGGTAATGGGTTGCTTGTATGTTACCGAAGCCGCTAGCGGCACTACGGCATAGGACGCCGATGCAATCGTCTTATTGAAAAGTATCCTGGTGTCCGTCGTCTCAACAGCATAAGGACTACCTGATGTGGCCCCCGCTGTAATGACTTCCGTATTGAGGGCAGGATAGGCCGAAAAGAAGGCTGCCAGAGTAGCTAGTGTTGCATTGTAGAGAACCCCTGCATTGGCGTTGCCTGGCTGCACGAGCCACACGAGCTCGTCACCCGCAAGAGTGGCAGGTACCGACGAGAAGGACGTCATGCGTCCGTCAGTGGGAATCGAACTCATTTAGGAGTCCTGTGTGTACTGTGCGATCAAAGGGACAGTGCCAGACTGGTCACAGAGAAGTAGTTGTGGGCCTGCGCCCCAAGGTGGCTGATCGGTTGGATAGGTAACCTTCGTCGTACCGCCGCGCTGCGCAATCAGTACCAGCTGTTCTTCATAGGCATAGTCAGGAACGCGAGCATTGATGATCGGCGGTGGATCGGGCGGTAGAACAATCGTGCGAAGTTGTTCATTGGGGATGTCGAAGCAACGGTCCTTACAAACCAATATTCTGATTTGATACAAGTGCTGCCCCGCCCATGCGGTCTGCCAAACGAGGTCTGAAGAATTCCTCCAGAACGAACATCGATCACATTGTCCCCACGACTCCGGGTCGGTCGTAGAAACTCTTGCATATTTTGGAAGTGGGTCGGCCATTATACGTGAGCTTCAAGTGTATGAAGTTCCTTAAATGTTAATCCAAGCGTAGGGTGCTTCTTCCCTTTAGCAACGTAGTCATAAACAGGGCTGCTCTTAACCTTAAATTTTCTCATTAGCGAAAATACCCAGAAAGTCCCACAGTGATGTAGAAAGGCACATTCTCTGTGTTCTGCTTAGAGGCAGACGCATAAGCTTCATCAAAATCCGCCTTACGCTGCTGCTCTAACGCAGGAGCGTAGATCCTAGCGAGACGATGGGCGAGTCCTGCTGCGAAGGCATCCAACCATAGGTAGGGCACTTCTACATTCCCACCCTGACGAATATTGGCATCCTGAATATTGCGGTAACGGTAATACTGCGCAGACGTCTCATTGCCGTCTGGTACCGGCCAGAACGTAATCGTAGGCGTGGTTGCAAGACGATCGAACCAGAACGAAGTAGGCACACCAGGCGTATTTGGGTTCGCCAGCGAGGCGTAGTCCGTGCGGCTGAATGGAGTGATAAGCCGGTTATTTCCACTTCCAATGACGATGTACAAGTCCAGAATCTGAACCGTCGTTACAGGAACATTGTAAGTCGCGGTTCCTTGAACAAGTGGAATAGTCTGCAAATCAACCGTCCAAAGCGTCAACCCATCATTCTGAAATCGCTGTTGCAGATAATTGGATTCCAGATATGCGTCCTGCATATGTTGCGGGGTAATTTCAGTACGCCGCACACCTACCCGAGCAAGCGCATTTAGCGCCATCGAACCCAGGTCAGGGGAAAAAGAATAGGTGCCAGAAGTTGCCATCAGACGTACTCAAACTTAGGTAAGCCTAAAGGCTTCCAAGGTTTGTACTGTGGGTGTTGACAAATATAAGTGATCTTTTTTGATCTTGTGTTGTAGTACTCTGCTGCTTCGCGAGCGCAAGAAAAAACTCTTCCAGTATCAATGCAGCGTACAGCCCTGGCGCGTTTGGCGTTAGCTACCCCTAAACTTCTGGCATAATGCTCTTGGCAATAGTTTTTATAATCTTAAGAATTTCTTTTGTTTTCCCACCAAGAAGCGGCAGCAGTTGATATTTTATCTCGCGTTTCTTTTTCTAGAACAACACCCTTTCTAGGGCTTCTCTGGCCTTTCTTAGAAGCAGAGACTTTAGCCTTCGATGCTTCAGACCAAACATAACCAAAAGAACCACCGCCGCCTAGAGTCAAATTGTACTCGGGCCGTATTTCAGCAATAAGCTGACGCTCAACCTCTAGACAATGAAAGAAATCCCGACACACGGCAAAAGTTACAAATTCAAAACTGTGTTCCCCGTATTTCCGTATAGCAGCATAGAAGGGGCCGTTGCCACCTTTCCGTGCAGTCGCCAAATGCGCACGCTTTCTTCCCTCAACTCCAATGCGCGTAGCTCCAACATAGAGTTTATTATTCAGAGTATTGATTGCAACGTAAACTACGTTCTTAGGCGTAAGGTTATACCCTTTGGAGGAAGCGTTAGTGCCGCGCAGAATTTCTACGACTCGCGGTCTAGTTCTACGAATAGTTTCAGGAGCCTTTGTACGGTCCGCCCAATAGCAAAAAGGACCACTGACATCTACTTGGGTATTTATATCTAGCATGTCCCGTCTGCACCCCAGTCCGCTTGAAGCAAGTTTGCCTCAAGGTAAGCGTTTTCCATATGCTCAGGCAAAAGTTCAGTATGCTTGACGCCACAACGTGAAAAGGCGTTGAGAGTCAACGTTCCGATCGGAGGATTGAAAGCGGTTGTGCCTGACGTAGCCATTTATTTATACCACAAACTCCATGCCGCCCACACCATGCTCGGCGTCCACCACAGCATCAAGCAGAAGATGATCCAGTGGAGGAGAGTCATGAAAGTTGCCCGTAGAGGTAACCGTGAACGCCTATGTAAAGACTTCCATAAGTGTCAGGATCGGCACCCATGCAATTCAGCCTGTCTATCATACCGGCAGGACTCGCGGTTAATTTTGTCAACGTCAGCGAAGATGAATTTATCGTATAGGTGCCGCCCCCTGCTGGCGTGAGCGTAAGGTCATCGCAGCGGAAAATCCCGGGAACTGCATCACCATGCTTATATCCGGCAACGTACATAGCCGGAACGGTATTCCCTGGCTTCGGCTTGCCGAACGCCACCAGCCAGCACTCGTCCATCGGCGTGACGATAGCCCAAGTCTGGCCACCGTCTCCGGTACATATTAGAGGAAAGTTTGTAGCTGGATGAGTCCCGTTTGCCGTGGTGTAGTAGCCAGAGGACCGAAACAGGACATTCGTAAATCCAGGGACCTGCGCCAGCGTCGCACTGCCAACTTGTTTAATGTTGAAGTTCGCCTGCGAGCTAGTACATTGCTGCGTATAGGTCGCGCCGTTATCGACTGATTTGTAAAAGCCATGCCCAGGATTATAGAGATAGAACACGCCGGGCGTCGTATCGTCCGCCGCAACCCAATACGCAAAGCCCTTGAATGCGCCCCACCCGTCTGTTGGCAACGCCCCGCCGCCGACGAGCGTGCAGGGTGTCCAAGTCGTTCCGCTGTCGGTCGTGTAATATGGCGTTCCGCCCGCCGATAGTTCACCGCACACAACTGCGTTAACGCTTGCCCCAGTGCCGAAACCGACCGCTACGCAGGGCTCATTGCCACCGTTGACAAAGGTCGTTGTCGTGGCCCACGTCTGTCCGCCATCCGTCGATTTATAAACAGTGCTTGTGCCGACGCCGATCATCCAAAATGTCGGATCGGACTTTGAGTAATCAGCACTGTAGGCAAAATTGATCGGAGCCTGCGCGCCAAACGGAGCAAAGTTCGTGGTTGGATAGGTTGTAACACTGGCAGGGCTTAATACAGTCCGATCCTCGCAGGCCATAACGAGAGAGCCACCAGGAGCCTTCTTGATATCGGTGACGATCATCCCGTTTTGGTTGCGGGTGTATTCTGTGTAGACGGTCGGCATCGCAACCACGATGGTATTTCGCAGGCTCACATTCTGCGCAGGCCCGTCAATCGTATAGGTGCCAGCGCCTCCTGGCGTACCGCTTAGTTGGTTCACAATGTTGGCAGTTGTTACCGCCATAAGATCGGTCGATGAAACCTGCCACCCCGGTTGAATGTTGACTGACGAAGCGACTGCTCCGATGGTAAGAATATTTCCTGCGCTGCCGCTGCCGTTGTCGATCTTAGAGTTGGTAGTTGTCGTCGCGGCATTTTGTTTGATCGGATTCCCAGTCCACGCTCCAATGCCTTCCGTGAAGATGACCGTGTTGGCCGACGAAGGATCAAAGCAAATGTCCCCCGCGTTCATTACCAGTTCGTCGGTGTATGTCATCCAAGGTACAGTCGAAGAAACGCGCGTCGGAAACTTTATATTTCCTCCTGTGGCAGCACTCAAAGGCGAGGTATAGAAATTAGTTCCGTAATTCTCAGATACGGCCATCGGCCCCGAGTTACTAACGAAAACAACCGTCCCTGGATTGGCATTATCGGGCGCGCAGGAATAAAAAGGCGCAGTTTGCAATAAGCCGTTTCCGGTGCCGAACTGTGTCCATGTACTCGTCGTCAAACCGCTAGTCGAAGTTGGCGTAACGTAGCGCCAAGCATTATGCCCGGTATTGTTGATGATGCCGTCATAATCACAGGCATATAGAACGCCATCATTCGAGCATTTTAGCCGCTGTAGATTTGTCGGGCCGCTCGTTGTCGCAGTAAATGTCCCACCAGCATCAAGGCTCTCGAACACCGCCGTCGATCCGTACTGCCAGGCGACATAAATCCCTTTCGTTACGGTCGCTGTGACAGTGCCGCCTTCAATGACATTATCGGTTACCGATTGCGTGCCTGAAGTCGGATCGAGCGCAATGCAGGGCGACCAACCAAAAGCAATCTGATCGTTGGTTGAAACGCCGGGGCTGGAAACATTTGCCCATAGTGTCACAGTGGTAGAGGTTGATGCCTTAAATTCTGTGTTGTCAGAGATGACTCCGAGAGCGGTACGATTGTCGATGTCGCAGCAATACAGATTGTATTTTGTTTTATCTATTCCAGTTACGATTGCTGGCGTCGAAGTAAAGTTTAAGACCGCAGAGCTTGAAGTTGTTCCTGCTGATGTGTTCGTAACCGTTAGCCCACTCAATGCCCCAGAAACAATAGAGTGCGTTTGACCTCCATCTAAACTTCGGTAGATAACTCCCGCATTGTCTCCCCAATAAATGACATCGGCATTGTTCGGATCGACGGCCATCTTGTAGCCGCAAAGCCGATTAGTGAAATTGCTGGGCTGGCCATTATTGTTACCTTCGGATGCCCCAATGTCCTGAATTGCCGTTCTAGTCCAACTCTGTCCTCCATCATTGCTGCGCCACAATGAGGCAGACGTATTCTTGATCTGATTTGGACCGATAAAATAAATACGTTGGGGATCGCTCGGCGCGATACGTATTTCGTAGATGTTCATCCCGATGCAGGGCTGGGTGGTGATGCCTCCAAGAACTAGATTGCTATTGTTAAGCCGCGCGCTATCGAGAACTTGTTTGAAAGAACTCGATGCGCTGTCCCAAAACCAAGCGCCGTAAGTGTCGTTGCGCAGAACTTTGGTACTGCCGTCAGATGAAACATCGACACCAGTGACATAGCCGCCGCCAACAAGAGCGCCGATGTTGAACTGTGTAATGCCGGATTGGTATTTACCGTGAAACCACGCCGCAGACGGCGTAGAGCAAATAAGTATCGCGGCAGAAGATAGCAGGAACGATCTTCGTGAAGGATACATTATTCATGGATTCCAAGTCGCCGCAGAACTCGTTCCCGATTGATTTCCAGTCCAACTAAATGACGGATTACTTGCTGTCATGTGTCCAGCGGCGCAAGTAGAAGTCGTTGTGTTGGAAAAATCAGATATTGCATGTGTAAATCCAGGAGCCGTTACTGCTGAGTTCGTATAAGCGCCTTGAAAACCTCCGCCGCCTGCTGGAAGGGCAATAGTCTGCGCTAATGAAGTCCCAGAAGTAACGGTCGCAGGAGTGCCAGCCGCAGGTGTGGGCGTACTCGTAATGATACGATAAGCGACCATGCAGCTTCTGGCTGCGGAAGCGCCGAAGGTGGCAACTACGTTTCCAGAAGTCGATCCAGCTCCCAGCGCATAGTAATATATGGCGGAATTAGTGCCGTTCGTTCCATTTTGCTGAGCGACAGAACCGGATACTAATGTCGCGGCATTGCCGTCAATGGTGACGCCCGTGATTGTATTAACAGTCGATTGACGAGAACTAATGAATACCGCAATTATTCGATTTGCATCAGCGGCTCCAAAGCTGCAAGACGACCCGCAATTGTAAGTTACCGACGTGCCGCCTGTCGTTTCATTCTGAGCGGAGACTTCGGTTAAAGAAAAAACGACGCCGCCGGATACGACATTTTGATTATAATTCGAATCACGCGACTGCCAGAACGCCGACGCGGGCGCAGCAGCGCAGAGTAGCGCGACAATCAGCCAACGCAACCTCATTTGTAGTATCCCCACATCGCAACAGAAACGACGCCGCCGGTTCCGGGCGGGGCGCTGGTGAGAGTCCATGCCGTATTGACGGCGCTCGCGGGACGACAAGGCAGGAATATTTGTTCGGAGACACCGACGCCGCTCGCATTGGGCGCGGTCCATTGCGTGAAGTTGAGCGTGATCGTGCCGTCGCTGAGAGTGGCGTTGCCTGTTGCGGCAGCGGTTGCGTTAGCACGTATCGAGAAGCCGCAGACATATTCCGTGACGCTGGCAACAGCGGCGAGCGTCGTGCTGATCGCCCCGGTCATTCCCGTTGCGCTGCCTTGCGATGCCGTGCAGCCAGAGCAAAGGCCCGATAGGGCAATCGGAACCGGCACGGCAGACGAGATCGGCTGGATGTTGCCACTTGAGTCCTTCGTACCCATGCCAATGGAGGAAGCAGGATAGGTCGCGCCGTTGGTGGCGACACCAGCCTGAGCGGCAGAAAGCAGGGAAGCCGAATTGTCGTCGAGGACGTGGACGGAGCGTGCTGCCGTCAATGCAGCAGCGCCACCTTGGCCTGAAGTCAGGTTGGTGATTGAGGAGTTGTAGACGCCACCAATTGGTGTATAAGCTGAAGAGCCATAAGTGAAGGCAGCTTCGTCGGTTGCTGACGTACCCCCCGACCCTGAGCACCCCGATATACAAGTGACAGGTGCTGGATTGCCCGTTGCCCAGGGGGTATTTCCTACGAGGGGGATGACCTTAGTCTGAGCAAAGGCTAGGCATGGCGCTACCAGAAGCAGCGCGGCTAGAACTATCTTGCGCATGGGATTTATGGCCCTGCTTGTTCGTAGGTGAGAGTTGCCGACCCGGTACCGGAATTCACGGTCAACCGTAAGTAGGCAATGGGGTCGGTAAAGGACCCAGACTGACTTGTTGACTGCGAAGCAACCGTAGAGTGCGCAAATACTGTTGGATATGCGCCTACTCCGAGTGCGTTCACATCCTGCGAGGTATACTCAATCGTGTAATTAACGGTGCCAGAGACAACCACCTGGAAATTCACATTCACAGGCTCACGCATCAAATCGACGGACTGCCAATCCGTTGAACCCACGCCATTCGTACCTACTATCACGGCTCCGGCTTGCGCCTTGTTTACGGCGATACGGCTGACAGTCTTGAAGTCCTGCTGCGTTGCCACCGTGGACGGATTGTCAACGCCTGTAACGGTTTCCTGAATATTGTTGTTGGAGCCATTCGTACCATAGACAGTCCACACAGTCCCATTTGCGCCTTCAGCCCCCGCAGGCGTGAAGAGTACACGCCGAGCAGTGTCAAGGGAAACAGGCGACGCTGTCAATGTCAAATTCCCAGCCGCACCTGGCGTCTGAGAATGTGCAATTGTATTAGTCGAAGCGCCAGACAGCTGCTTCGTCAAAGTGTGGACGATACCCATTTACTTCTGCCCGATTGAAGGGAATTTCCTGTGTACAGCGGCCCGAACCCTCGCCTTCTCCTCCGAAGAGCCATGCTGGGACACACGGGCGAGTGCATTCCGAGCATGACTCTTGTCGGGAATGGGGTACGAACCTGCTCCGGCACCTTTCGGTCCGGTACCCTTACCTGGCAGTGCGAAGGAGGACTTTGGCAGGTGTTGGCGTGCCTTAGCCGTCAACTTACCACCCCGTGCCCGCTTGTCGGCACGTGATTTGGCAGCCTCGCCTTCGCCGTGCATATGCTTCGGGTGAACTGAGCCGCCACGCTTACGCGCAGAACCCAGTTCACCTTCTAGCTTGCAGGAACCGCCGACGTTTCTATGGCGTGCGCGCATAGGAAAGACCTCCTAGTGCTGGCCAAGGTCTTCCTTGTCCTCGCCCTTCGTCACTTCCTTGATATTGGCGGCAGTGCTCAAAGGCATGCGGTTTGCACCAATACCTCCGCCGCGCTTACGGCCACGGGGTTCCTTGTGCATCTTGGCGTGATGTTCTACACCGCCGTCGGTATGGTGCGCTGGGTGGCCTTCCTCGTGGTGACGACCAACGCCGTGAGCGTGGTGGTGTTTCACCGAACCGCCGCGCTTCCGCTCCTTGCGGTCGTGACGGTGCTTGGCTTCCTCGCCTTCGCCATGATGATGAACGCGCCCACCCTTTTTACGCTCGTGGGCTTCCTTCATCACATTGGAATCGGCCGCGTTGTAGGCGACTGCCTTGCCACCGGAAGCCTTTGCCTTGTGTCGAGCTCTTGACATATCTCATATCCCTTTCTAAGGGCCACCCGGATCCGTGGGCTCGGCCGTAAGTACTGCCCTGCTTACGATCAGGGTTATTTCACTATCAGGTAGCCAACAGACCGATATTCGTCGTCGTTGCGCCACCAGCACTATACTGATTGACGAAGACATTACCAGTCGTGGCGATTGCCGTTGCACCAATCGCGATGCAATTGTTGAGAACGACGTTACCGCCGGGCGATCCACCCGCATTGGTAATGGCCGCGTTCATGGCAGTGCCGAAGTTGTGCAGAGTGCACTGTTCGAGTAGCAGGTAGCGGTCCATACCGCCCGACGCGATGGTGATCTGAGTGTCCGAAGCGTCCGACACATAAGATTGGAATACGCACCGGCGCATGATCGTGCGAGCGGCACCTGTCGTCATCTCCATAGTGGCGTTTGCATTCGTGGCGCGGATGATGGTATCGCTGCCAATTGTGCAGTCCTCGAAGAGATTCTCGTCGCTGGAGACGATCAGTGCGCGATTGCCCGCCTGAGCAGCTGCGGTAGCGTGGCCAGTGCCAATGAAGTTGCAGTTCTTGTAGTAGTTTTCACCACCACCGGCTGTCCAGCCAACCTGCGTCGCGGCCTGATTGATACCGTTGAAGCACTCCATGTTCTGGAAGTAGCAACCCGCGCCCGTGACAGTCACAAGGCTAGCCACCGCACCAGTGGTCGCGGCGGTATTGGCGATTGCGATGCGGGAGCGGGAATTCTGTGACGGCGGGGAGATACCGATCATATGGGTCTTGTTCTTGTTCCACGCCACCGAAGCCGTGACATGAATTGACCCATTGACGAAGACGCAGTCGTTATTGCCGGACGTGCACTTCGCAAGCGCCTGCGTCAGGGTGGCAAAGGGGTCCGAAGGACCGCCCGTATTGCCATCGGAACCATTGGTCTCATCGACCCAGAAGTAGTTGCCTGTCCAAGGCAGCGGAGCTCCCGACACACCCCAGATAGGCGTGCCGAATTGACCAACCAGATATGCCGGATTGTTGAAGCCAGGTGTCGTCATGACACGTTACCTTTCGGTTTAGACCGCGAACTTCAACCCGTCGCGCGTCTTCGGGTTAAGCGGTGGACTTACGATCCTTCAAGGAAATGACGTTGTCGGGAACAGGTTCGCAGTGCAAAGTGCGCCAATGCTCGATGTAGTCGGCGGCTTTGCGCAAGAACTCTGGATTATCCTTAAAGTAGCCAAGCGCAATATTATGATTCTTACAGAGAAGACCGCGTACTTTACCATTGCTGTGATCGTGGTCTACTGAAAGAATATAAGCGCGTCCTGTTCTGTCGGGCGTAGGCATCTGCCCACAGATTGCGCAGACACCGTTCTGCTCCGCAAGTTTTGCTTTGTACAACGCAGCGCTGATTCCAAATTTCTTCAGCAACCGCTTATTCAAGTAGTAATCAGGATCGGAACTCTTCCTACGAGCGTTACGCGCCTTGATCCCTTCCCGAGTACGGTTATTGAACTCCGGCATAACCCAGTGTGTATTACCGGGGCCAAGGAGCTTTGCTGAGTCTTTAGCTGCAAGTACATAGCTTCGATCCGGTGGAAATCCTACCTCAGCAAATAGCTCAATAGGGCTACCCCAAGCATGCTTACCGCCAGTCACAAAGTTCAGCTTGCGCCAAACCCGTTTAGCATGATGGTTAGCGTCAGAAAACGCTTGCTGAAGAGGAGGGTCTTTACGGAGTTCAATCCCTTCAGCTTTCGCCTTCTCAAGTGCGGCAGCAGCTTCTTCAACTGTCTTAAAGTGGCTACCAATAGCGCGAGAACCACCAGGCCCATAAAGGTGGGCTTGGAACCTACCATTCTTAGAGCGGGAGACGCCCTTAACGCCAGTGCTGTTTGTAACTCGTAAGCCTTGGTACTTCAGGACAGTCTCACTCTTCGACTGGGGAACAAGGTTCTCGATGTGCGTGTTCCCTGGATTACCGTCCTTGAAGGCGAGGTCCGCTGGGGGCCACTCACCGTGATGCCAGAACCAAACGAGGTGATGTAAAGGAACGGTTTCACCGTCAACGCCAGCATAGCGGTAACGTTCTTTATTACCGCCAACAACATCACCGACCTTTACACGGGGCGATAGCCGAAGCTTGTAGCGAAGCTGCCCGGCAGTAGCGTCGTAATCGTAGAGAGTGCGGACTCGCGCAAGTGTGATCATAGAAACCTCCAACCCTAGAAAGTTAGGGTTGGGAAGTATACTATTTTCAACTGCGCGAGCCAACATGTTTGTTTTCTGCCTTGGTGCAGAGATTATCCAGACACATCAAGAGGTTGGGGACGATCCCCAGAGGGCCCTCGGGTCTGAATAATTAAAACTGTACCTCTCCCACGCCTTGACCATTAGATTGTCGGTGGTGAAGTCCACCTGCATGTCCACCTCGAACGGTTCACGCTCAAGGTAGAGCAGACCCGGCTGGTCGGTCTTGATATACCAGGCGAAGGCGTTGGTGAAGTACACGTCCTTCACGTATTCCGTCACGCCACCCGCCACGGTCGGGATCACGTTCGGGTCGTTCATGGCGGTTCCAGGACGCAACTCAGAACGCAGGAGCCGCAGAGCGACAGGCTCGTTATTCGGGTGGATGACGAGAGTACGGCCTGTCGCCATCATACGCAGACCAGCGTTGTCGTAGAAGCCGGTCTGGATGGAGATCATGCCGTTGAGCAGTGACGACTCGTTCAGATCCACATTCACGCTTGGTGCGTTGGCCCAAGTCGTCGGACCCGAACCGCCCGCTGGTAACGGATGCGCCGTATTCAACAGCGAGACGCCGTCACCACCGACAGTGGTGTCGAACGTGGTAGAGTTGTTGAACACCGCCGCCGCGTAGATCTCCTTGGTCTGCGCAAAGGAGCGCTGCAGACCGAGATTGGACGGGCGGAACTGCGCCTTGTAGAGATTGTCGGCGATGGTATTGCGGGTGATAGCGTAGCCCAGACCGATACCGACATGCAGCTGGTTGTAGACGAAGGCCTCACCAGCATTGTTGTCGAAGAAGGTCTGACCACCGTCCTGCTTGAGTTGCGCAAGTGGCAGGAAGCGCATGGACGCCGTGCGCTCCTGGGCCATTTCTGACTTGCCCTGATCGAAGAGCTTGGGCCAGATAGCGGGCCACTGCTTGTATTCACCAGTAACGCCACGGAGACCCGGAAGGAGAAGGTCCCTGATGGCTGCGACATTGATGGCCATGGTTCTATTCTCCTTTTACGAGTGAACCGTCAAGAGGTTCTTGTTGATCTGGTTGTTGAAGCCAACGATCACGTTGTTATACGCGGTCGTCACATCGGTGCCATTCGCGCCGGGCGGTGAGGTCACCAAGCCCAGGATCTTGAGCGGCAGGTATTGCGGATTCGTGGTGGAAGGCGCGTCGAGCGCCATACCTGACCAACCCGTCGTCGTATTCACCGAACCCACTACGACGTCGGCAGTGGTGCCAACCATCGCCTGGGTTGTTGGGCCTGCACTCGTCTGGATGACGAACTGCGCAGAGGGGTCGGAATTCACGAAGGCGTCAACGTCGCCTGTGGCGTCCGAACCGGGCCAGTAGTTGTTCCACACAGTCTTCTTCTGACTGGTGGAGTAGTACTTGCAGCCGACGAACACACCCGCTACCTGGTAGGTGGCAGAGCCGTCACCGGCGATCCACTGATTCAGGTAGCCTGTTGGCGTTGCCCCCGAAACAAGAGTAACGAGGTCGCCGTAACCGATTGCCGTTGCGTAGTTGGAGGCAATACGGAATGGCGGGTTGTGAAACTCAGCAAAATTGACCGGCCCTGAGCTCGTTCCCGAGACGACCAGTCCGAAAGGTCCAGCTACGTTAGCCACGGTATGGCCTCGCTTCTCTGGCGCTTGCCTGCCTAGGTCCTAGCGCGGACGGCAGAAGCAGCCTGAAGGTTTACTTTCCGGTGCTACCGCTAGCGCACGGCAGCCTGTTGTTTGGGCTGGAGCGGCCTGAAAGCCCCTAGCGCGGGCTCGGCACGAATCCTTGGAGTTGAGGCAGCACGAAGTCTCTGCCCAATCCCTTCGACCATTTCGGCACGAAACAGTCGGTTCGTATTTCTTAATTAAGAGTATTACTAGAAGTTTCTGGGAAAAGCTAGTGGGGTAATTCAGAAACTTAAAACTTTGGGCAATTACTAGAAGTTTCTGGATTCGTGCATATCCGATTATTGCCCTATTAAGGCAATATTCCGGCTTCCCTCAACAGGACGCTGAGCACTCAGCGCAGCAGCAAGAATGTTCCGAGCCGCGTTCACGTCGCGGTCATGGCTTGCGCCACAAGAGGAACACTCCCATTGCCTTATTCCAAGACCTGCGATACCTCTCGGCCTCTCAGGCGGTAACGCACCGCACTCAGAACAGGTTTGGGTCGTGAATTTCTCGTCTACTTCCACATAACCAGCTGATTTGTATTTCAGCATAGAACGGAAAGTAGACCAGCCAGCATCTAACACAGATTTTGCCATCCGAGTTTTTGCTAGCTGTTTAGAGCTGACATTACCTACGGCGATTAGCGCGTTCTGATCCGCAAGTTCTGTCGAAAGCTTATGGAGAAAATCTCTACGACAATTCTTGATTTTAGTGTGTAGCTTGTGTACTCGTTGTTTGTTGTGAGCGCGTTGCGCAATGGCAAGCTTTGTTTCTAACTTTCTATAATGCTGCGGTGCCTCAATCTTACAGCCGTCACTCATAACAGCCAAGGATTTTAGCCCTAGGTCAATACCAATAGCACCATTACTCTGTGGTAGTCGCTTAGCAACTTCAACATGGAAACAAACATACCAACGGCCGAGGCTATCTTCAACAAACATACCGCCTTTAGCGGTATTGGGTAGTGGTCGCCGCTTGCCACCAAAGAAACGATAACGTTTACCTAAATACCAAACAGAGTTCCCTTCGATTTGCCGACTCTGTTTCTGAAATGGCACCCAACCAAGCGCACGTTTCGGACCGTAGCTTGCCCGAAACTGTAAAGAGTGTTTAGTTTTATCACGACTCTTGGCAAATTGATCACAGATCCTACCAACTGTCTATTGATGTATTCCCAACTCTTTTCCCACACCCTTACAAAGCTTTGCTAGATCAAACGCTGACGGCCAGTGACGCTTAGGTGCGCCTGCACGATAACGCAATTCTAAATCACGCTGTAAAGCGTTTGCGTAGTTCCACACCTGATTACAGGCTGCAGCATGAAGTACCAGTGTTTTTCGTACACTGCGGTCTTTCAGCCGGTATTTGTAAGTTACAATCTGCATTTTGGGTATCTATGCCGAAATCCTGATTGGGCACACATTCGTGCCGGATTTCTGCGCCAATAATTCCTCTTCCGAGAGCACATCGACGATAATGGCGCGCAGCATGACGGAGACTGTTACGCCACGCATTTGCGCTAATGCCCGAAAGCGACGGTAGTCACTCTCGCGGACCCAGGCGCTGAGGCATTTTTCGGATGTATGTGGTTTATGCGGAGGTTGTTGGGACAAAGGCTTGCCTTACGAAGGAAATACTATTTGCTCGTCCAAACCATTAAAGAATTGGAAGCAAGGGTAACTCAACTTCTTCACTTGCTCAATAGGAATAATTGGCGGGTCATTTCGCAACCGCTCTCCTGGCGCGGTTTTAGTTGCTTCAACCGTTACACCTTCACGATGCTGGAACTCGGTAAAACCTTTCCAATGCTCAACTCTTTCAGCAAGTGCAACTTTGTCTTGTTCAATCCGCCAAGCAACTTCATCCAGACCAGGAGTCTTCAACTTGAAGAGAACGTCGCCTTTCAGATTGACGACCTTAGTCGTTTCTCCCCACTGCACTGGGGCTTGACTCTTCAGCCACGCATCAAGGTAGCGGTCTTCTCCCTTGACGAGAGACATTGAACCATCGGCTTCGAGGAAAGGTACCCAAGCCCGTTTCCGAACTTGAGTAACCATCTTAATGCCCTTCAAAGGCATCAAATTGCTTGCGTGAACAATGGCCGGGAGTGCTAGTAACCCTGCAAGGAAAGCGCGGCGGTGAAGCATGAACCCAACTCTTCGCTTAGGAGGTTTCCGGTCTGCCGCCAACTTTACGTCACCATAAAGTCACTCTCACCACAGCGGATGAGAGGGTCAAAAGCCGGCAGACCGGATCTGAAGCTATTCCTCGATTGCGGTTGGTACCATACGTCCAACTTCTTTTGTAATCCTCGGACGTACATCTGGGTGTTCGCGGGTAAGTTCGCCTTTTGGCGTCATACCAAGACGTTGTTCAGCTTCTCTGACCTGTTGTCTGGCAAGTTGCCGTTGTTCCTGTTGAGCCTCCAAGGTCAAGGATAAAGGCCGCTCCATGAGGATCATGCCACCTTTGATGATATGTGGCTGATTGTAGCCAGGCGGTACCCAATTCGGATGGCGTTTCGGATTCACTGGCTCCCAGCCTTGCTCACGCAGGCTTGCCAGATAGAAGGGATCCTCCTGGCCATGAACCGAGAACCGCTTCCACTCGTAGGAAGACTCTGCCGGGATCTCGTCCTGGGGCAGATAGAATTGATCCTCATGCACTGTAGACTTGCGGCGGCGAGTACGGCGTGGTTCGACATGAACAGGGACACGCTGCTCCTCACGGACGGCAGCACCAGAAGCATGAACTGGAGCACGGTCGGCATTCAGACGGCGGCGGGGGGTTACCATTTGTTGTCCTCTCACAGATTACGGAAATCAAACGTACGTGCGGCCAATCTTACCTTCGGCCTGCAATTCCAGATAGGACCGAGCATATTTGCCGAATGCCCGCTTGCGCCAGGCGTCCACATCCTCACCTTGCTGCTGTGGCCAGGAGAGCAGCGCCGCTTCCTGTTGGTCCTTGTTCAGGCGTACATCACGGGACACGACCTTACCTCCGGCGTCGGGCGCTTCACGGGAAACTGGCGCAGAAGGTTGTGCCTGCTTCGGCTTTGGCTTTGGCGTAGGGTTATCAACAACATCCTCAACCTTCGGAGTAGGAACAGGAACAACCGGCTGGCGATAGCCCGCCTTCTCCTCGATGGTCTGGAAGTACTCATCCGAACCTTCGACGAGACCCTTGGCGAGAGCTTCATAGTGACCAGCCATCATGGCAGCATGCTTTGCTGGATTGCCACCGACGACCGCAGGAGCACATTCGGGGTGCGTTCTGAGCCAGGACTCTGCCTTTGGCGAGAACTTGTTCTGGACGAGATAGTTCTCAAAGGGAGAGCGAGCGGTAGTGGGTTGCTCCTCAACGCGCCCTTCAGTCGTAGGCGCAGCTGCCTTGTTCGCTTCGAAGGTGACTTTCGCATCCTCAAGGCGGTCTAGCGTGGCAGCCGCTTTCGCCATCTTCACCTGGATCTCGGAAACCTTCTTGAACTCCCCAGCTTCGAGAGCTCGCGCTTGCTCTTCCTGATAGGCAGCAATCTCGCGACTTGCGGAGTCGATACCCTGAGTAATGATAGCGAGTTGGCGCTCGGCAGCTTCCTCGCGAGCAGCAGCGGCGTCCTGCGCCCTTCTCTCGGCTAGAGAGAGGGCCTCTGTGGCGCGCTGGCGCTCCGCTACGGCTTGGGCTTCTGCCGCCTTTCTGGCATCCTCTGCGGCCTTTACAGCGGCCTTCAGGGCTTCGGTCGGGTCGGTGACGACCTGCGTATCCGCTAGGGCCGGAGTAACGGGTTTCTTGGTGTCGGCAGCAGGAGTTTCCTTTGCCGCAACGCCACCTTCGGTCTCTGGCGTTTTCGGAGCTTCCTTCTCCAGAAGGTCGGGGGCATCAGAAACATCAATGGTGACGAGACTTTCGTCGGGTACTTCAACGGCGAGGTCGGCCATTATTCTTCTCCTTCGAGAACTCACTCATGCAAAGGTTCGAATGAAAGGCACAGTAGGATGAGCCAGGGATTTTCTCCCCAGAACAGAAATAGAAGTTTTTCGTAAATGGGTCCCCATATGGGAAACGGCAACTCCGCTTTGTCAGCCACATTATGGCCTCTCCCGCAGAATTAGGCAATACCTCTGGTGTAGCAGGTTCGGTAGGGGCAACTAAGGCAATCACTTCAGGGGGTAACCGTTTGCGAACGAGTTTGGGCTTTGGTGGTTCTACACGTATCTTGCGGCGGTAAGAAACAGCATTGACGTTAGACCGGAATAGGTTCAGGCGATATAACGCGCCCGAGACCGCATTGCGACTGGGCGCGTGCATCTGCACCGCTATTTCCGTGGCAGACATTCCCTTGTTCCAGCACTCGGCTAGAAAGCTATCACGCGCTTCTTTTGGCGCTGACCAGAGCAAAGCACTTCCCCCAAAGGATATTTCTCAGTAAACGACGTCAGGCGCGGGAATCTTCAAGCGCACATGATAGTCCTCTACCAAACGGCAGAGGGTTTCGCGGATCATGATCTTGCGGCCATCACTGACGAAGATGGCAACCCAGTCTCCGACTTTTACGGATTGACCCTTGAAGTCGTAATTGGCGTCGCTCACAAAAGCCGAAGGACCTAACTTGACGCAAAGCCCGGCTTTGCCCTGATACGCATCCTCTTGCCGGGTTACATCAGAAAGAATAATCCCAGACTTGGTCTTCTCCGGGCGCTGATAGACAGCAATCAGAACCTGATTGCCGAAGAGTTCAAAGTCATCGAGGTTCCCGACCTTCTTCAGAAGTTCTTTTGCCGGGTCTTCCTCGTGCACCATAGTCATCGAACGCATTCCGATAGTCCTCCTACTTAACTGCTTCCCAGCGGTCGCCAACAATCTTCACCTTCGCAACTGGCGCAAGGTGGTGCCACCTAACTGTTCCAAATTCCCCATTATCCCAAGTGACAAGTGCGTCGCCGTCATGCAAACATTCGTCAAGTATTCCAGTTCGACCATCTATAAGGTAAATCACATGGTCACCATTCTTGACCTCATTCCACGCACCGCTATTGCCGCCAGACTTATTTTCGAATGCAAGCGGGTGCATCTTTCAATTCCACAATCCGAAATGGAACACCCACCACCTGTGCATGCTTACCCGCGCCCTTGACGACCGAACCGTGCCTCTGCGTCGTTCATACATACTATCACTCCCTGTGCAAATAGTTTGTGTACGTATGTTTGGGTTTAATGTTGATGGCTTTCAATTTGGCCAAAAGAGAGTGCTGTGACAAGGTCCAATTAATGGCTTGCGCGATCTCAGGAGTCGTAGCACCTTTATGGGCCATATGCCGATCAATGCGTTTTTCCTCACTTGTGAGGTCTCTACGTAGGTACGTGCGTGCTGTTGGCTGCTCCTCATGCCCAGCAATTGCTCGGTACAACCGGGTCCGTTTCTGCATGACATGGTGAGCAACCATTCATTCCGCCTCCCGCTTCACGCCGTGCATATCGATATCTACTTCCTCACACATCTCAAGAACCTCACGCATAGCCGCAATATATGCTACCTTAGCGGCATACTTCTCGGCAACCGTTGCGGTATCCTCTGGGATTGTGCAAGCTGACCCATTTGCGAGTTGTTCTGTATAAGCCTGGATCCGTTCCGAGACAACGACATAGACACGCCTATGGAACGGATCCATCAATTCGGGAGCGATGGGCATTCAAAGCTCCGAATGTACTGCCAATAGAATACACAAGAGCACCCTGTGTGGTCTACTGTCCAACGCCAATGCTTTCTTCGGTAACGCCCTCGCCACAGCAGCCATAAAGGTGTCTGTTCCCACGCACCAAGGTGATGGTCTGGAAAGTCTATCTTCATACGCTGAAGACATACTACGGCTCAGACTCGCATCAACAAAGGCTCAGGCACGAGCATAAGTGCCTTGTCTCTTTCACTCGGATGAAACGTCACCCACATCAGGTTCGTATTGTTACAGGCATCACAGTACCACGGCACCCCAAGGTCACTCAGTTCTTGCCGAGATAGTTCCTTCGACCGCCAACCACAGCGGCACCACATAATGGTGAGATCCTCTGGCGAGGCGGTATGCGGACTATGGCCGTAGTACATAGCAAGACATACTCCCGCTCAGACTTCCTGCGGACGTCCGGCGTTGTGACCCTTCTTGCCGATCTTCTCCAAGCGCCCTTCGCCCGTAACTGCACCCGCCGTCATGTGATGCTTCTGAGAAGGCAGCCGCCCACCAGCAGCACGATGCTTCAAGGCAGAGGACTTCACCATACCCTTAATCATGGCACGGTCCTCAGCTTCGTCGGGGTGAGACACCTTACCGCCCCGTTTGCGCGGCGGCATAGCGCCAGGAGGAATAGCCCCCGGAGGCGGCATTATCGGTGGGCGCATACCCATCGGACCGCCCGGAGGCATTGCACCGGGAGGCATAGCCGGAGGAGCTCCTGGAGGCATTGCAGGGGGGCCGCCCGCAAGTACTGGGTTCGGTCCAGCCGGAGGCGTATTGCCAGAGGACTGCGGCGCGACGATAACGTTCACATGTGTTGCGCCTTTGCCTTTCATACGACCACCCCGCGCTCTGGAGGCGAGGGCTTGGTCTTTATTCGCAGTCTCGATTGGGGAGACGTCGCCACCCGTATCGCGGTGCTTCACTCTACCACCTTTGCGATAGGTAGAGACCGGATTGGCAGCTTTGGTCTTGCGGGCCGGGCGGTCACCCCGTGCTCTCGGAGCAGAACTGTCTACGCCAAAGCCGACAGCGTCTTCGTCGCCTTCGTGCTTTGACGCATTCACAGGTGCGTCCTTGTACATTTTCGGATTCGCTGCACCGTAGTGCTCCGTCATTCTACGGAACTTGGCGGTGCTGGAATCCGCTGCTTCCTTCTTCATCGGGTGCATTTGAGTTATCTTTCTTTTGTGTGGGGGAAGGGCAACTGCGTTTGAGCCTGTAACTGAAAGCGGTCGGTTTCTATCTTTAACCAAAAAGCCTGCCGCAAAGCCTTTATGGCGTGCACCAGTTTCTCCGCATCAACTTGACCGTCTGCCGTCAAGGGAATAGAGCACCCGAGTTCATAGGGCTCGTGTTTGCCATAGATGAAGAGTTCGGCAGGATACCAGTCATCTGGCATCTGCCTGTATTCTTGCGCAAACAGTTCAGGCCATTGTTCAGAAGGCCAAGAAGCCTGTGCGTACTCGCCAGAAGCTTTGCTCATGGTGTCAACCCATGTCCTCGTCGCCACCCCCACCACCAGCTTGTGGCAGAGGACCCGTAGGCCCTAAGTCCGGTCCTACGGCAGGCACCGCCGCGCCGTCACCCCCGCCCAGAGCAGGATGCGAAGGGGCAAGTGCGATTTTCTGCAATCGTCCAGGACCAGACCCCGCACCGGCTGTCATGTGGTGGTGTTTGTGTTTGCCGCCGGAGAGGGTCTCCAGTTTGTCCTTCGAAGATTCCATTGCGTCGTGTTTGTGTGGATGCACGGGAGGGGTTATCCTTCTAGAGGGGGTGAATCTTTTCCTGCGAGCAAGGCCATTGTGCAGGGCCCATCAACCTTACTGTCTAATTCTTCAAATAAACGACGGTAGTCAATGTAAATTGATGGTCGTCCATAACGGATATATTGAGGCTGCTCAGGCTTCTGCTTCTCGATTGCCTCGGCAAGCCTCTCAATGGCCTTTGCCAGCTTTTCGATATCGGTCATGCTGCTTCTCCAGGTGGACGCTTGTCGTGATGATTCGGTAAGGCTGCAACCAAGTGTTTGCGGCAGAACTTCTCGCCGGGCACTACAGGCAGGCAACAGAAGTCTACCAGCTTGGTCTTATGCACAAACGAATTGGCGTGCTGGCATAAATGGCACGTGCTGAGCCAATAGAGAATAGACCTAGTGGGTTCCGGTCCCACAGTTATTGCTCTTCAATTCCAATGCTTCTTCTTGTGCTCTTGAAGCCGTCCGAAGTCCTTCTCGTGCATCAGGACCAATGTCTCACTCAACTCCGGAGCCTTCTGAATTGGTCCGGCAAAGATGATAGCGCCTTGATGCACTACGACGCAGGTGCCTTCGCAAATACCATCACAGATAGAGACGTCGAAGAGGTTGGTCAAGAGAGTGATCCTCTCTGCCTTTCGATTTCATCCTCCAGCGAAGAGCCTTCCTGAATACGGGCCTGTAGAAGCATACCTTCTCGGAACTCTTTCGCCAACTCTACCGTCAAGGCTTCATAAAGCGCCGGGGGATTGGAGAGGTAATTGGAGAGCAGCATTTGCGCTACTGTGGCCTGCCGCGCCGTAGCAATAGAAGCTAACGCTTCGATACTCTTTTCGAGGTCATCGTCATCGGCCATCTCAAGACTGCTTCACAGCTACGGCATGAACATCGGCAAATTGAGCGGCGCAATCATCACAGAAGTATTTGCGAATCGAATTGCCAGAACACATCAACTGTCCGTCTACCATTTCAGTCTCAGCAAGTTCCACATAGAAGGCTGCTGGGTTCTTACACTCCAAGGCGCAGCACATCGGCCTGCTGAGACGGATTGCCGGGAATTGGATTACGGTGCCCACTCAGCTACTTTGCTCCGTCAGGTAAAGCTGGCAGCCCATGCAACAAAAGGGCCGAGGCAATCTCATCGTGGTCTAGCTTTGTACTAGCGGTGTCTAAAGTACTCTTCATATTGCCAGCCCAAGTCAGGTAAGCCTGAGAGAAGACCTTGTTCTCGACGGTCTCCTTTGCCCACTTGCAAAGGACTTCCAATCGCTCACGCGCCTTCTTGATGTCAGCGCGAGTCAGGTCCTGAGGCTTCTTGCCCAACCAGTTGCGCAGCTGCAACTCGACGGCCCATTCGGCAACTCTGTAAGTATAATCGTCACCCTGACCTGAGACGGAATAAACCACGCCACTTGTGGTAGCATAGCAAGGAATTACACCCCTTCCATCACAACCAGATACGTATTGGGCGTGGGCACTCGGCATAAAGGCAAGCACAAACGCCGCTAACAAAAATTTCTTCATCATTGGGAGGGTTTCCCATCATTCAGAATTGCGCGGACTGCTTCGTTAGCATTTACAGAATTCCGAGCATTGGCATCAAGCTCTGCGGTCAGGCTTGTGAGTGCATCCTTCAATGTCTCACCACGCCCAAAAACATCTGCTCCGTTTGGTAATTTAATGCTAATGTAAACGCCACCGTCTGCCCATACATAGACAGCAACATCAGTTCTGTTACCGTGTGAGATAGGCCGCAACGCCTTCACGATCGTACGTACATCGTCAAGGCTGATCGGCGGTGCATCCTTCGTAAACCAGCCCGCGCCTGCAGGTACTGACAAGCAAAGGCAAGCGCAGGCTACCAGCAAAAGCTTCTTCATCGGTCTCTCCAGATGAGGACTATTCCTCACCCTTAAACATACTCTTGCTGAATTACTGTTCATTCCTTTGCGGAGCAACGCCTTGCTGTGACTTCTGCCGCGCTAGAGCCATCTGCAAGTCCCTGTCGGCAGCGGATTGCCGCGCTTCATGAATATGCGAGAGTCCCTGATTGAAGGTGCTGTGCTGCAGCTTCGTCACATTCGAGTGATGTCCGGCGATGTGCCCTAATGCAGCCTTGTTCAGGTCGTGGGCTCTGTCCGCCCCAGCCATTGCCGCTTCATGCTGACGGTCTGCCTGATTGTTGGCGTGCGTCATAGCCAACTCACGTTCGGCCATCTGTCTATCCGAATTATGGATGACCAGTTCACGAGCCACACCGAGAGAGGCAATCTTCTCCTTGGACTGCAACTCCTGCATCTTCGTGGTGCCATCCTGCAATGCAGTCTGCGCCTTGACCGCCGCTTCCTTCTGCTTCGTCTGGCTGTCCATCAATCGCGCCTGAGCAGCCAGGAGCGTTGCCTGTGCAGCAATCGATTCCGGATTCGGTTGTTCAGTGCCCGGAGGCGGTTGCGGTACGAAGAAGCTTTCAGCGTCGTCCCAGCCCATGACCTGGAAGGCACGCTTGTCGATTGCATTCTTGTCGATACTCGGGTTCGTCATCGCCATCTGTCTTGCCGCAACAACCTTCAGGTAGCGTTCGGTCTGGCTAGACGTATTTGGGTCGGCAGCGGGCACTAATTCGCAATCTGCTAGGGCCGAGAGGAATAACTTGCGATGTCTCTCCTCAGCTTGTTCCTGCGCATCCATCACGGGTTGCAGTCCGGCTTGTTGATTCAACAACGCGAGCACCTTGGACTTCTTGTTGTGACGCCAAAGTGCCTCGGGGTCTTCCATCAGCAGCGACTTCAGCATGTCGAATTCCTGGCCTTGCGCCTGGTGCAGTCTCTTATGCACTGCGGACATCAACTTCGTGGCCTGCTCGATCATGGCCAGTACAGTGCCGACTGGCGCGTCCTGCTTACCTTCACCCACCTGCAACTCGGCAGTACCACCAACGCGCTGCGCTGTGGTCGCAATGTTCTCGATCAACTGGATGAAGACGGCTGAAGGATCCTTGTAAGGCAGCGGCATAACAGCCGAGCGAATATCCTGCCCGATTGTGTCGATCGCCCGACCGCCACCGGGTGGAATACGGAATTGATTGGTGAGTTGCTTGCCCAGGTTCTTCAGATAGAGGAAGCCGGGGAAGTTGCTGAACATACCGGCGTCAAGCATTAGCCGCCAAGCTGCCGTCACAGCCTTCGTAGCATTGCCGAGGACATTCAGCAGACCGATGCCATAGAAGCCGAAGCCAGGAATGAAGACGTAGGCGATAATGCGGTTCCGTGGCATGCAGAAAATATCGTCTTCTTCCCAGTTGCGGCGGATCTCCAGAACAGTGCGGGATTCTTTGTCAATGACTACCTTGTAAGGCAGTGGCAGACCTGTGTCCTTCAAGGCACCACTGTCGTCATCCTTGAACTGGTGCTCAAAGCCGGGAATATCCAGTTCGCAGTAGCACTCATAGAGCTCCCTATCCTGATCGTCCTGCTCGATATATGTGGGCGGGGCAATACCCTGAACCTGACCTATTTTGGCGTCAACAGGATTCGGTATCTCCGGCGTTCCAGGCGAAGAGAGATGGACGTCTCTATATGCACCGACCAGTTGCATACGCTTCAGAACGGATGGTCGCATGCGGATACAATGCGTAACGCGGCCAGACCCTTCAAGGTCGGTAGCCGCGTTGGAGACGATGAGATCCTTTGCCGGAATGGATTCGATGACTGGACGGCGCTTGATTGGGTGGTGATAACCCTTCTTGAAGGCAATGCCACTGAAGCCTAACATGAGCAACATTCTATCGGTGTCTGGATAGTACTCCTTCGCCACCTTCGTCAGGTAGTGATTCATGTCCTTCTGAAGGGCATCGGCTAATTGGGCAGCGAGAGCATTGCCTTCGCCGTCGTTGCGGACCTTCACGGGCCCATCTGTCGGAAGGAGCTCGCCTCTCGCGTTGGCCTGGAAGCGTAGGACTGCCTCAAGGAGAAGGGGATGATCAACCGTGGAAACGCCTTCTGCGGGCGTTGCGCCAGCTACCGAAGCACCACGTGGGGTCTTGACCTCAAGGCCGAGCAGCGAGATGCCATTCGACATGTTCTCCAGCCAGGCAGACCGGGATTGTTCATCCTGGGCAATACCGAGCAGAAGCTTCTCGGAAATTGCTGTGAGTTCTGCGTCGGATAGCTGCTCGGCAAGGTTATCACCAAAGTCCTGCGAGGTCTTCTTCTCTGGCTTCGGTGGACCGAAACTGACCTGAACAACGCCATCCTCCAACTCTACCTGTGTCGTACCCGTTCCGGGGTCGAAGGTTGGATTGCTACCGTCGCCGTCTGTGGTGACGATGACGTCTGGGCTCTGGAAAGCCGCAGGCGCTGGCTGGCGATAGGTTTGTTCAATGTCGAGGGGATAGACGTTTGACATTGGTTATCCGAATGCAATCTTCTGCCATGAAGGCGTTAAATCAGATCTGTACTTCCAAGCCACTTGAACATGCCAGACGTAAGGTGGACCTACATAGATAAAAGTTGCAGAAGGAAGACGCTCCTCATCAATCGCTTTCCAGTAAGCAGTAAATGAATCTTCGACCCGATGATCATCAACTGCCATAGGTTGTTTGTGGTAGACTTCGTTGGGCATCCAGTAAGAACCAGCCTGGTTTGTTGCCTTTGTTTCCCATTCGTTCAGATGAGGGTCATTCCAAGAGATTAAACCAGGATGAAGTCGTGATTGCACCGGATCGTAGCCGAAAACAAAACGAAACCCGCTCAAAGTTGTGAAGCGGGTTATCTTATCCGGAAAGGGAATATCAGAGGCTGCAGCAACGGTAATAGTTCCTCCCGTAGCAAGAGTACTGGTTGCACCCAATAGAAGGTTTCTGCGAGATACGTTCATTTGGATACTCCTACTTTGCTATTCAAATGCGTCAAGCCCAAGCCCACATATGCTGCTGAGAGAATGTTGGCAAGTTGCTGTGCCGTCAGTGGCGGCAACTGATACAGCAGCACGTAGATAGAGACGTTCGTATTAAGGAACTTGGAGAACCTGATCTTCATTGTGCCACGTTATGCTGGGAGCAGCAGCATGTTGCCAACAAACTGGCCTGCCTTCTCGGCATTGATTCGCAGGACGAAGACAGCGGCGCGGGTGCTTATTCCAGTCTTGCCAACCACCAACTTCAGGCTTGGCTTCAGCTTCACAACGCTGATCTAAAGGAACTCGCCACCGTGGGCGATCAAGAAAGGAAGTCAATCATCATCCCTTCGAAAACGAATGCGCATTCCGAATATGCGCATGGAAATACTTACCGTGACTCTCTGCATTCATCAACTCGTCAGCCTTTGCCGGACTGACATCGTGGTAGGTATAAACAGACCCACCCTTGAACTCGATCTCCAGTGTCTGGGTCTCCTTGTCGTACCCTATGCTGGAAATGTTGGAAGACGTAACAGATTTGCGGTCCATGGCAGGCACTCTCGATTTCAGGTAATCCTCAAAGAGGTCTAGCTGTTTGGGCTTGCTTCGTGAAGAAGCTACCGCCGAGGATTTTCGCAAGACCTTCCCCCAAGGTATTCGTGAATATACTACGCAAATAGGTTTAAGACAAGGGCGGGTTCACATCGGCATTACTGGTAGTGGCTTTTCTAGCAGCGGCGGCTTGCGACAGATGGGACAATCACCATCTTTCACGGACCCTGTTCTGTGAAAACCACCACCATCGGTCCTGTCCTTTTCCTGCCAGCCGTAGACCCACTTGATCGTCTCGTCATAAAGGGCATCGCAGCGGTAGCACTTTGTCATGCCGTACTTACTCCTTCAGGGCAAAGGTAATCATTTCTTTCCAGCCCTCAGTAATGTCCTCTTTGCTGGCGCAAGCAAACGCCGTGCTCTCGAACGCTGCCGTAACCATACCAGGAGAGGGCTCTTTCATAGCCTGCAGAACCCTTGTCACGATGGATTGACAAGATGCGCACTGTTTTGCAGCTACAACATGACTATCCGTATCACGCCAGACACAGGCAAACGGTGCACCCTTTTGGCAGACAGCTAGAGCCATTCTATGGCGCATAGTCATCGTCATTTGAAGTAGTCCTGCCCGTCCTCACGATGCTTGCGGTTGCGATGAATCAGCATGATTGAAGGACCGCCCTTGAGAGCAGGCAGTGCATGACGCCGCTTACGTGCCTTTGCCTTCTGACGCTCAAGAGCACGACGTACCTGTCGGCTTTCAGTCATTGCTTCTCCTTCTGACGCGGCTTCACTGTCTCGCGGTCCAGAATCTCACGAAGGACTGCCATGCCGGTCTCAGTAGATTTGGAGACGAGGGGGCGGAAACGGCTTGCCAACCAATCCCCAAAGCCGGGAATTACCGGAGGGTTAGGATCCTCTTCAACACAAACTGCGGTTTCGCCATCTCTGAGTTCGCCAATGAAGCTGATAGTATAGATATTGCCTTTGACGAGGTAACACTGGGAGGCTCCTTGTCGTCTGGATACATCTACACATACCACCTTCTGTCCCACATGGAAATTCGTCATGGCCATCCCTCAACATTGCTCAACAGTATCATGATCACCACAACAATAAATACCCCCACAATCCAGAAGGGCACCTTCTCATGATAACTATCGTCGTCCCAGTTCCGCATTTCTTGCCTTATTTAGAGACAGGGTAATTGCATTTGCCGAATTACTGCTTTGCCGGATTAAGTCTGAACTCCTTCACGATTATTTTCGAAAGATACAACTCGACATACTGTGGAACTCTACGTTCTTTTTGCCCATCCAATACAAGTTGAAGTGCTTTTGCCGCTTCACGGTTTGTTACTGGCTCCGAGTATGTCACATCGATGTAAAGCCTGTGTTTGCGACGGATCATTTTGGCTCTCTACGGTCTATTGCTTCCATGATTGCCCGCCATTGATTTGCATGGCGCAAGTCTCTCGTCTTTTCCCAGCGGCGATAGGCGTAATCACGCAACCGTCTGAACCTTGATGTATCGGAAATACGCCCACGCAAGGTATCCTTGATCCAACCTTCTCTTGCAGGACCAAATGTCATGTAACGAACACACATTTCCCTACTCGTCCTGCACACCCTGCAAAGGGTCATTGACGACATAGTCACCACGCACGGCTGACTTGCCGAATACCGAAATGACACGGGGAATTGCCGCTGCCTTAACCTCCGCTTCTTCTGGGGTGTCTGCTTCTACCTGCACCCAGACTTCCTCTGCGCGTTGAACTCTCACTCGCCAGGTTTTCAGTTTTGTGGACATTTAGGTTTCAGTCTGCCGCCCGCCGCCACCCTTCCGGAACATGCTCACGCGCCGTGATAACCTTGTAAGTACCGGGCTTGAATCCAAGCGGCTCATGGGTATCAAACTCACGTAGATGATTCAGCACGTCTGGCTTTTCCACGACGAGCAGGCAATCCAAGATTGAATCCGGCAGCTTATACATCATGGTGCGTTCGGCTTCCATGACGTGGTGGTGGCCGGTTTCGGAATGCCCCACGATGACTTTGCCGTTCACGGGGGCAACCTTCTCGGCATTTGCCGGGACCTTAAAGTCATTGGGCAGCCTCACAAAGCGAAGTTCACCTTGCGCTGCAACAGTCTTAAACGTCTTCATGTTCTAACCTCCGGTGGAATGAAGTCCTTAGCGTCCAACTGCCAAAGCCACGCTTGCGCAGCCAAGGCCGTTTTTATCGTAGGTGGTACTGGTAAGGCAAACATACGCCCAGTCGCGCATTGAACCCTTAGAAATTGCTCATTGGGAGCATCTGGCAAATTGACACGGAGTAGCGTGCCAATTTCAGGGTCGGAATCGGCATCGATAACCTTCGCGTTAAGACCAAGTAGAATATTATCCCAGCCGATGATCTCGCAGGCAGCGCGTCTTAGTTCTGCATTAGTCTGCTTCAGAGCAATTGCTGGGGTCAGCTTAGCCTTGTTCTCAATCCAGTTTGCAGGAATACGAACGCCGTGCCAATGGTAGAGAGACCAGCCGTCCCGCCAACGGTGCGACGGGCCGTTTTCGCAATGCGGTAAGTTACGGTCATCTTTCTTGATTATTTCTGGGAAGTCACTCACAAGGCAGAACTCCTCGTGCATAACTCGGAAACCGCCATGAATTGCAGCTTGTTCCCAATAATAGTAAGCGGCGTGCTCTTTGAGTTCTAGGCCAAGAATATCACGGCAAGCAGTCAGGTAACAGTCGTACCCAGCCCACATGTTACCACCCTGATAAACCTCTGACCAACGCTTTGCACACTCAAGCCCAAGTTTCCCGCTCAGATTAAGGCAGGCCAACGCGGCTTGCTCCTCTGCTGTTCCGGTGGCGCTGTAGGTGGCGCTGGCGGTGGCGCTGGCGGTGGCGCTGTAGGTGGCGCTGTAGGTGGCGCTGGCGGTGGCGCTGTAGGTGGCGCTGGCGGTGGCGCTGGCGGTGGCGCTGTAGGTGGCGCTGTAGGTGGCGCTGTAGGTGGCGCTGGCGGTGGCGCTGTAGGTGGCGCTGGCGGTGGCGCTGGCGGTGGCGCTGTAGGTGGCGCTGTCGGTGGCGCTGTAGGTGGCGCTGTAGGTGGCGCTGTAGGTGGCGCTGTAGGTGGCGCTGTAGGTGGCGCTGGCGGTGGCGCTGTCGGTGGCGCTGTTTTTCTTATTTTTACGGTTATACCAGATTGCGGCGCTCGCTCCATAAGCAAAAGCCATCACGAGCGGCGAGGGCACAATAACAACTCGCGGTTTCTTAAGATTTGCCGCAGCGTAAAGACCTTCAATCGCCGGGATTATCTTTTCCGGCTCGATTGGCTCCGTTCGCATAGCTCTGGCAATCCAGAGTTTTGCGTGTTCGTCCATCCGACGCTTTTCATCAGCGGTTATCCCCCCATAAGCCCTGGTCTTTGTGCGAATAATCTTAGTCAAGGAAACCCTCCTATGCTCATCAGTAAAACATACTCTTTCCGTAATCCGGCAAGACTACACACCATACTGTTCCGCCACAGAGCGAGTGTTATGCTGAAAGCGACTGTCCTCCAGATCCATTGCCGAACTCTCTTCGGCCAGTGTCAACAATCCATTCTCGCGAGCCCAGTTCAGAAATTGCGTAACGGTATCGTGAAGGTCATCATGGTCTGCTTTCGGAAAGGAGGCACTCTGCCCAATTACCTGCTCTGCCCATTTGGTATTCGGAGCCCAGATAGCATCATCATTGAAAAGCGGCACGACCGAATGCGTGCGCGAAACCTTGTCACCCACCGGCTCCAACAACTCCACACCGAAGTTCTCACGGGTAAATAGCCGCTTGATCTCGTCAGCAACATCCTGCCCTCGCGTCTTATTCTCGATCAATAGCCGCCTCACCTTGTAGCGTTTGCAGGTATCCCCAACCAGTTCAATCAATCCGAAGGATTCGCGCTGACGAGCGTCGAAGTTCACCTTCGCTTCACCTGGGAAAGCTTCTACAAGCCGCCCACGCAAGGGCAATCGCTTTGCCCACGCATACATCAGCATAGCGCGGCGGTTCTTGGCCTTGTCCAGCCAGATGCCCCAGACCGTCATGGCATTGTAGTCATTCTCCTCCTTGCGGCCATAAGACGTATCGACAGAGCCAACTACGAGTTCGAAGTGCGGAAACTCTTTCCTTGCCGGACCCCACTCCAATCCATATTCCTGCGCAACTTCGCCATTCCAATTCAACCACCAGTCCCGCTTGATAATACCACCGCCCTTGGGTACAGGTTCCTGCTGGAGACGACCAGCTGCCATGTAGGTTCCGAGCCGCGACTTGATGCGGGCGACTTCGGCTTCCCCGAAGCGTTCCGGCCACATCAATTCGCCTTCTTCCTCGCGCGGATCTTCCCAAGGCTCATCGTCGTCATATTGCGGCAACTTGACGGTCACATTGTGACGAAGCGTATCATGCTCCATCGGAATCATCAAGTGCGTCCAGTCCTCGTCGTCGCTATCCAGAATAACGCCAGAGAGGTCACGCTCATGCAGGCGCTGCATGACGACGACGATGGCGGACCGCTTCGGATCATTAAGGCGAGTGCCGGACAACTCCTTCCACCAGCTTTCCACTTTATTGCGATCAGCGTCCGTTTCAACTACCTTCTCGGTTTCTGTGTTATGAGGATCGTCACAGTTATGAACTAAAATCCCCTCAGCAAAATAGTTGTGTCCCGGAGCTACCCGGAGGTTGTAAGTAGCTGCTTCGTACCCGGCTCTCTCAACAGAGCAGACAGTTTTTCTTTCCACATCGCGCGGGATTTTGGACCTCCATGCATACCCCCGTGGCACCGCCCGCAGAGAGTAATCAAGTTCATTGGATCCAAGTTCTGCCGATTGTAGTCGATGTGGTGAACCTGAAACGCTTGTCTTCCGTACCGATGAATACGCCCACAAAGACGACAGTTGTGGTTGTCCCGAGCTCGAATCAAAGCCTTGAATTCCTTGTTCCAAGCCTTTGGATATGTCCGGAGTTGTTGCCCGTGAACGTAGTTGCTGTTCCCAGCCCCCTTCATGCGTTGTGAATGTAAATTGTCTGCACAGCGTCGAGAACAGCAAAGAGCTGTCCCGTGCTTTTGGCGCCAAGAAAAAGCTACATAACTTATCAAAAAGAACTCCGCACAAACCACGCATGTACAGAGTTTCTTTCGCTTGATTTTGCGACGCCCTACTCCGCTGCATTCGTACGAGCAGTACTTCCCTCCACCTTTCTTTGCGAAGCCGCTCTTCACTGAAAACGGCGTCCCGCAAACTTTGCATGTACGTTGAACTCTGCCGCCCTGCCATGCAGGGTTGTTCTGACCTACAGAAGCTTGACCAAAACATTGGTGACTGCAAAACATTCCCTTTATATTCTTCAATGACCGCCTGTAATGTGCAGCGCATTTGTAGAACAGCTTGCCACATTCTTCGCAAGAAACAGTCTTTCCTTTCCTTAAAGGATTTTTTGCGCGCCATAGAGTGGAACACGCTTTGCTGCAACACTTTTGATGACTCGAAGGTTTTGTACGGAACGTTTTGCCGCACTCTGGGCAAACTACCCAACGTGATGGCCCAGACGCAATCCCCGACGGCGACTTCTTTTGCTTTAATGTATCCCCGCCCTTCAACGAAGACGAGGTGGTCTTCAGTGCATCGAAGACTGCCAGAATCCCAACAGATTCTGACGGTTTCTCTTCCTGGGTTTTTCTCGTATTTCTCAACATCTTGCCAAATAACAGAGCCTTGGTATTCGCCTGCAATCTTCACTGAAAGCTGTTGCTCTACAAGTTGACCAATCGGAAGCCAGCCCTGATTCGTTAATACCCGCTCTTTATACGGAAGGCAAATGACAATATCACCACCGAGGCCGAGCAAAGATCCACTAACTGATGTAGACTGTCTAGAACCACCTAGGGTGTTGTCAAACTTCGCTTTCGTGTTCTGATCTTCAGTCAATTCGAATTTGCCGCCCCAGTATTTCTGATACCAGGGACTCAACAATAACCGCCGCATCGTGTTCGCAGAGCTCATAGCGAGAACGCCATTGTAGCTGCCACAAAGGAACTTGACCTTCGAGCCTGACCAATAGGATTCTTCTGCCCGCGCCCACGTCCAGGCAGGCCAGCAGATAGACGCTACAGTCGTCTTGGAACAACGGGGAGGAACGTTGATGAGAAGACGAGGGATCTGCCCTAGGGTCACTGCTTCAAGGTGATCGCAGATTGCATCGATCGCCCAGCATTGCTGATAGATAGCACTGTCTATACTAGACCAGCCACCTTGGAGAAATTCGGAAAGACTGTTTTCGTAACACTCTTTGGCTTCAAGAGTATGATAGCGTTCTATTTTCTCCCGAAGGGCTGCGAGCTTCTCCGCGTCCGCCATGGCATCTATGTACCAAGTAGCTTGATAGAGACGGCTTTGGGACCTTTGCCGGGTACTGCTACGGCATCGAATTCCAGCTTGTCGCCTGCCTTCACAGGCAGTGTTATGCCAGACCGACGCAATTCATTGGCATGAATGAACACATCAGAGGCGCCATTCTCTCGTCTACAGAAGCCGAAGCCCTTGTCGTCATTGTAGAACTTGACGATACCCCAGGACCGTTCGGTAGGACTATCAACATTACTCATCGGAATTCCCTCGATTTCGATATCACTGACACACTGCCTTGCCGCATAACGAGTAGACCTTTTATCCAAAGGCGACCACCGCATCGCGTAAACCCCCTAATCAATGTCGCGTTCCTTTCCCATTGAGAGGAACTACACCTTCAGGTAATTTCATTCCGGGACTGATACCGAGCTCCGCAACATCCTTCCGGATTTCTTCCAGCAGCTGAGCAGCAGTCTTGTCCTCAATCTGACCCTTGTGTTCGTAATTGTAGACGTCGCGCCAGTTGTCCGGGCGGCGATTCTTCAGCCAGAAGATACAGGCAGTGACATCAGGCGCAAAGTGCTTGCGTACCGGATAGCGAATAATCTCGCCGTCCTTCGTGACCTTCACTTCTTCGGTATCCACACTGTAACCGATTGCGCGGTGCGCTAGGGAACGTTCAACCCGGTCGTCCCAGGAGGATTTACCGTCCCGTAAGGCATCCCGGAAAGCCGGGAACTGATGCGACCAAGCTGCAATAGTCCAGGTAGAGACCCCGAAGAGGTTGGCGAGGTCAACGTCGGTCGCGCCCAGAACACAATGCGCTTTCGCCATTCGGGCATATTCGGGGCGGTAAGTGCTAGGACGACCTACTGCACGCTTCGGCGGGGTAGCCTGAGCCTTCTTAGGCTGCTTGAGGCGATAGCGTTTCATACGGCTTCCAGATATTCTTCCGGTACAAACACCGGAGTCTTGCGGCCGAGGAAATCCAGTAGAACACTGACGCGGTGCGCTGCGTCCTGACTGTAGATACCCTTGTAGCCACTGAAAGATCCGGAATTGATACGGACGGTGTCTCCGGCCTTGAACTTCGATTCGATGCTTTCGGCAAGACGGATCATGCCATCCTCATCCTCACGCTGGCGCAATTTGATGATCTCTCGTTCGGGCATGATCGCCGGGGTCTGTCCCCACATGATGATTGAAGTAATTCCGAAAGTACCTAACAGATAACGCCACTGTCCCGTTGTCTTCACGAACATGTAGGTAGGGAAAAGCCATTCTTCGCATAACTTTTTCTTGCCCTTCACCACCTTCGTGGAAACTGTCTTCGGTAGGTAAGGTTCGCCTCCCTGCCGGACGACATTTTCTGCCGCCCACTTTTCGCGCTGGGATTTCGTGCGCGCGACGACCCATACCCCTGCACTTTGCATGGGGCGCGAGTATAGTCGGCTTCGGCAAAAAGTAAAGGAGAGGAGGCGGTTGCCTCCCCTCCAGTTAAAACCTTCAGCGGCGGGCGAAGTCCGCCATTACAGCCGGAGCAGCAGAGTCAAACCCTACCACGTCCAGCATTCCGGCATCATTCGGGTCGGCAATCGTGAAGCCGGTCGAGGTCATTCCTACCACAACCAGTTTTGCCGGGATACCAGACTTCTGCCGATACTTCTGCAACGCAACCGGGGGGTGCATACTTCCTGCCCACGTTTCATTGTCGGTGAACACTTGGAAGACGTCAACCTCCAAGCGTTGCTCCATTGCGTAGATCATCGGCAAAGCGCAATCCGTTCCGCCAAAGTTGACGTTACGAGTACGCTGCAGAACGTCCTCCAAGGACATCTTGGCGCTGAGCCGCAAGTCCTTGAACCTGTCGGCAAAGGCCATGACATGCCAGTCCTGCTCGGTACGCATGACCGTCATAGCCATAGCCGCCGCTCCCGCACAGACTTCGAGCGGCGACCCCATCAACGGAGACGACATAGACCCGGAAACGTCCAGCCCAATCAGCGTCCGCTTGCCCGAAGGTTCAATCGTCTTGAAGGACAGGTAGAAAGCTTCCTCCAAGGCGTCCGCAACCTTCGGAATAGGCTTCCACGAGAGCGGCTCACTCTCGTCGTCAGTTCGCCTACGCCGCTGACCGGCAACGCTAGCTCCGGAATTGTAAGCCGCCTGCGCTACCAGCACATTAAACGGATGGATACGAGCCTTCTGAAGCTCATCCTGGTCCGCCAAACGCTCCACTACGGTTCGCACTGAAGGGCCGAGCGGCTTCAACGTACCGTAAGCCGTCATTGCGCCGAGGTTGCGGATAAGCGCCGTCAGACCCATATCCGGGAGCATGACTTCCCATACAGCCGGGTCCTTCTTGACCCAGGTCGGGATGGCTTCCCAAGGCAACTTGTACTCCCGAATCAAGTCGAGAAGCCGAGGAGACGACTTCTCCATCTTCATTGCTTCCTCGTGAGCAGCAATGATTTCCGGCAGCAGCTTCTCGTCGCCTTCCTTCAGCTTGCCCTTCAGCCAACGGTAAACCGGCTTGTTGGCGTCAGCGTAAGGCCGCGCCGTTTCCAGAAGCCGCTTATGGGTATAGTTACCCCGCGAGCGGTACTTCACACCCTGAAAGGCCACCGAAGCCGGGCTACGGTGATCGTACCAACGGGCCACTGCCCGCTTCAAGGCACGACCCCAGCCTCGCCCTAGCTTGCGGCAATCATCCACAAACTGGAACAAATGGGTTGACGTACGGCAAACACCCGAGAGGCTATTGAGCGCCAGCTGACGTACCTTGGGGTCCTTGTGCACAGCGCCAAGCGCCAGCGCAAAGATTGCGGCATCATTCTTCGGAGCGCGACCTTCGTGAGAGACCTCCACGATGGTCTGTACCGTCCGTGCCGGATCAGCCGCATAGCACCGGATAACGCAGGCAGCGTTCTCCTTCGTCAGTACCTTTGCCGACTGGTAATACGTATTGGAATCGCTTCCCAGGATCAGGAAGCGGTGCAATCGTGCAAAGTCATCGAGGGTGAAGACGAATCCGCCAGCGTTGTTCTTCACCTGACGAGGGTTCAGTGGCTCCGTCTGCGGAACCGGCTCAGACATCAACTCAGCATAGCGCGACATTGAAAAGTCCTCCTTCGGGTTTCGAAGTTCGACCCTTCAAGTCGAGAAGTAGGCAGCACGAGCGCAGTTGTGAGTATCGGGCTTAGGCGCTCTACCGCTGAGCTACCGGCCCGTAAGTGGACCAGGTTGGAGTCGAACCAACGACCTCCTCCTCCATGGGATAACCGAAACTCTGGGGCTCGTGCTACTTTCCTCTTTTCTCGAAGGGCGAACACAGTTGTGTAGATCGGCATTTCATCATGGCTGATAACCGAACTACTGGGGCTCGCCCCAAAAACTCCTCTAACTAGGCTGAGCGGGCTCAGGGACGTGCATAGGGGTTGGTCAGAGTTCAAGTCTGATAACCTAAGCACAGGGGTCCGCTCAACACTAACACATACTAGGCGGTTGATCCGGCAAAGTAACCGTCCAGATTTTATGGCAGGAGTGAAAGGATTTGAACCCTTACTAACGGAGTTGGAGGCCGTTGTGCTAGCCGTTACACTACACTCCCAAAGTTTGGTACTGCCTGCAGGTTCTGCCCCTGCCTAATGCGGTCCACAGCCGCACGCCATCACTAGATCGGCCTAGGCAGCATTTGGTAGCGGCTAGGAGTGTCGAGCTCCTCTGTCGATCCTTATGAGAGACCGCTGTTCACCGGAACTGCCGCTATTGGTAGCGGGTGTAGGAATCGAACCCACGTAGGCGGACTCAAAACCCGCCGTCCTGCCATTGAACGAACCCGCCAAAGGTCTTTGGCAGTCCCTGCGGGTGCTGCCCCCGCTTCTCCGGTTTGAAGGACCAGAATCCTAGCTGATAGACGAAGGGACCGTATTGGTGCGGACTGCGAGTGCTGCCCTCGCGACTTCGGTTTGGAAGACCGACACGTTGCTGTTACGCCAAGTCCGCGCGGAGAGTTGTGAGCACGATTCACACACCGTTAGGTACAGATCGCTTAGCAGGCGGCTCCCGGCCCCGCCGGGTTAACTCTCCATAATTGGTCTCGACGGGAGGACTCGAACCCCCACGCGGCAATTTAGGAAATTGCGGCTCTGTCCTGTTGAGCTACGTCGAGTTGGCGCTCTCGGGAGGAATCGAACCCCCATCTTTCCGCTTAGAAGGCGGACGCCTTGTCCATTGGACCACGAGAGCAATTGGAGGCGTGAGGCGGAATCAAACCGCCATGGGGTGGGTTGCAGCCACCAGCCTAGTCATTCGGCCATCACGCCATTATTGGCACCCACTCAGGGAATCGAACCCCGGTTCGCTGGTTCAGAGCCAGCCGTCCTGCCATTGAACGAAGTGGGTAAAAGGACGAACGCAATAATGGATATCGGGGTTGAGGTTGGATTCGAACCAACGACCTTCTGGGGTATCCCAAACGCTCTACCACTGAGCTACTCTCGCTGGGTTGTGGTGCGAGATAACCGAAATCCTGGGGCTCGTCCAAATTGGTCAGGGTGCGGTGTTCTGCCCACCGTCCTCCGCGTTCCAAGCGCGGGGCTCTTCTAGCACGAGCTTCACCCTGTTAATTTTGGCGATCCACCGAGGACTCGAACCCCGACCTGACTGATTCGTAGTCAGCCGCTCTATCCAGTTAAGCTAGTGGACCGGAATTGGCACCGCCAGCGGGTTCCGACCCCGCTTCTTCTGATTGAGAATCAGAGATCCTAGCCAGTATACGATGGCGGCAAGAATTGGCTCCGGAGGTGGGTTTCGATCCCACATCGACATGCGTTAACAGCGCACCGTCCTTACCATTTGACTACTCCGGAATAAACTTTTGTCGAGACGCACGCTTGGCAGCTTCTACTCTAAGTGCTGCTAATCTTATTTTTTCTTTGTGTGCATTAGATAGATTTTTACCCTTGTTCCAAGATGGCTTTCCATATTGAGGATTATTGCCTCCTAAACTAGCAGCCCGACGCGCAGCTAAAACTTTGCAACGATGTTCTTCATCAGTAAACCGTCTAAGATTGGCTGCCTTACCCCCCTTGCTACGTGCACGCCTCATCTTAGCTTTAGGTAAAGAATTCAAGTCTAAGTTAAGTTTGTTTGTATTTATGTAACCAAAGCCGCCCTTGCCACCAGGGCAGAGATTGTAACTCAGATCAGAATCACAAACCACTAACACCTTTTCGGCTAAGGTCATCTTCCATTCAACTTCGTAATGCCCTATAATCTCTGTTACAAAGTTTTCCAGGCCGTATTTAGTAATAGCCCTCAACAACAATTTGCCGGATCCCAAGTAACCATCGTTGATATTTTTAGTTTGGTGTTTTCCAACGTAGACCTTTCCGGTAACTAAACAGGTTGTTTTGTAAACAAGATAGTGCATCTACTCACCTTTACAAAGAGGATGGGCCCACTATAGGTCCTGTTTTATCTTTCGTAAAGGTCTATGTGGAGACACCGGGTACCGCCCCCGGCGCGACGATCTTGCAAGGATCATCTGCACCCTTGTGCTGTCCCCATGGTGCCTAGTTGTGGTTTCGATCCACACTCTCTGCGTCTTCAGCGCAGCGCTTTCACCAGATTAGCTTACTAGGCAAAATGGTGCGGACACGGGGAGTCGAACCCCGGCCTCTACGTTGGCAACGTAGTAGACTTCCGTAATCCTTTGTCCGCGTAGTTGGTGGGTCGGGGGTGAGTTGAACACCGTGCCACATAGGGAGCGGTTTTACAGACCGCCGACAGGACCGCCCGTCCTTATTGACCCTTCCCATATTGGTTGCGGGTGCGGGCCGATGCTCCCGCGTCTGATGGTTATGAGCCATCCGAGGCAACTTCTCCTCCAACCCGCTATCTTGGCGGAAGCGTGAGGGTTCGAACCCCGTACCTTTCGGTATCCGTGCAGGTTTTCAAGACCTGTTGCCGGCCACTCCAGCGGACGCTTCCGAATAATGGTCGTCTGCTGGAGACTCGAACTCCAATCTCCCAGCTTCGGAGGCTGGCGCTCTGTCCGATTGAGCTAACAGACGAAAACTATTTCTTACCTTTCCGACGAACCTTACCCCGTGCGTCGAAAGCACCGTTTGGCCAAAAGCAATCCATCGTAACTCGGCCAATGAGACCGTCGTCAGTGAAGACCGCTGGTCCTCTCAAGGTAGAGCCGTCAACAGCTTGCTCGAAAGCAAGGTAAGACCCCCCTCTATCTGGTGACGAAGGATTGACGAAGAACAGGTCGATATCTGTTGGCTCATCAAGAGGTACCGGAACACCTGCTGCTTTGCAGGCATTGAACAGCTGCTCACGATACTGCTGGATTACAGCAAGATGCATTCTACGGTGCGGTGCGTCGTGAATCCACAACCGTAGGAGTGCCGGAAAGCTATCCGGAAGATATTTGACGATGATCTTCATTTACTCATCCTCTTAATTGGTAGGCGTCGAGGGTGCTGCCCCCTCCCGTGTACTCTTATCTAGAGCGCATACCCGCTTATAAGGCGGACCCGCACGGCTGGTGCTGACGCCTGAATTTGGTCGGGGTGGCGTGATTTGAACACGCGGCCTCTCGGTTCCGAACCGAGAGCTCTGGACCAGGCTGAGCTACACCCCGTTAAAATGGCGACCCGTAGGGGTTTCGATCCCCTCTCACACGCTCGACAGGCGTGCCGCCTCACCAGATGCGTAACGGGCCTTTGGTGCGCGCAGGAGAATTTGAATCTCCAAACACGACGTTCTCAACGTCGCGGCTTTACCGATTTGCCTATGCGCGCGAATTTGGTGGACCACCACGGTACTGACCCGTGTTCAACGGTTTAAGAGACCGTTGCATCACCTTAATGCTTGTGGTCCGTGAACCCTGGAGGTTACGATCCTCTTGCGACTGGATTAAAAGTCCAGCGCCTATCCATTCGGCTTTACGCTCAGGGTCCGTGAACCCTTGCGTTTGCTTCCTTCGCTCATTTGTTGCATCCTTTCGAATTGGTCCACCCTCACGGTAACGATCCGTGGTCGAGCGGTTATCAGCCGCTTGCTCTACCTTTGAGCTAAGGGTGGTTGAGTTGGTGCGCCTTGGCTGAATTGAACAGCCGACCTTCTGCATGTCACGCAGACATTCTTCCACTGAACTAAAGGCGCAAGAATTGGTAGGGGATGACGGTACTGCCCCGCCTTTGCTGGCGTGTAAAACCAGTGCACTACTTTTGTGCTAATCCCCCGTGGTACCCTAGGCAGGGTACGATCCTGCACTGAAACGGGTTTAAGCCGTCTGCCTCTTCCAATTGGGCTACTAGGGCAAAAGTGGTAGGCGCGGCGTGATTTGAACACGCACTGTAGAGGGTTTGAGCCTCCTGTCTCTGCCGTTGGACTACGCGCCCGTATTTGGTAGCCGACCGGGGATTTGAACCCCGACTGATTGGTTCCTAAGACCAATGCCTCTACCGTTGGGCTAGTCGGCCATGAACTGGTGCTCCTACCTGGTTACGATCCAAGGTCTGCCCCTTACCAAAGGGCTGTTCTGCCATTGAACTATAGGAGCGTGCCCCCACGAGGAATTGAACCCCGTTCAACGCCTTACAAGAGCGCTGCATTGCCGTAATGCTTTGAGGGCGGGTATTGGTGCCCTAACCGTGAATTGAACACGGCTCTCCGCGTTACGAGGGCGGTGCATCACCGCAATGCTTCTAGGGCCTAAATTGACAAATAGACGGGCGCTCCGCTCTGCATCCTTTCGGAGGCGGTTGACCGAAACACCCGTCCAATCTGGACGTTTACGATGCCAAACAACCCGACGCGCGTACATCCGGCGTCGTCAGGCAGATTGGAAAGGCCCAGAATCTAGTTTGTAGGAGGTTTGGCTTTTCTTCTCTGCCTTGGGTCGGCAGAGAATTGGCCCTGCCGATTTAACTGGTAATTCGTAACCCTTGTTCGGGGCTATTGCTTGTACCCCGCACGCACAGCTGTTTCCACGGTCGCATATACGACCATGGCGCGGCGGCGGATATGGTAAAGCGATGTCTCATGCCAGTTACATACTAGAAGTTGAGCGTGTGAACAAGCTCTTTTAATTGAGCAGAACTAAGCTGAGGTATTTCAGGACCTTACCTCAACCGTATTTCTTTCTATTGGAAGCAAAGCGTCCTTCCACTTCTGCCCAAGCCGCCTGAACAGCCTGCGTCACTAACGCCCGTTCTTTCTGATACTCAGCGCCCACCAGCTTCGAAGCCTTCGTCAAATAGGCATCCACGCCGCTGTCCTTCAAGCCAAGCCGATGCAGCTGTTTGATTTCCGCCAGCCAATCCACTGATGCCGTTATATCCTCCACGCCATATCCGAAAGTGATATCGAAGACACACTCTCTGAATGGCTTGGAAATCTTGTTCTTCTTGCACTTGGCCTTGATGCTGACACCTGTCGCCCGTGATACCCCACCGCGTGTCTGCTTCAAGGTCTCAAGGTGGCTGAGCCAGAGTATCTGGGAGGCATAGAAGTCCATGGCGTGACCGCCTGTACGGGTGTACTTCTCGCCAAAACTGACGCCAATGCGGTCACGTACCTGAGATACAATCAATAGGCAAAACTTGTTGGCCTTCAATTCCCTTCCCAATTGCCGGAAGAGCGTGCCCATCAATTTTGCTTTTGCGGTACCATAGCTACCCTTGTCAATCGGGCGCGTCAATTCGTCGCGAGTGGACAAGGCATCCAGCGAATCGATAATATAGAGACCAGCACTATCTTTCTTTGCGCAAGCTTCAAGCTGCGCCTTCAGGTCCTCGAAGATATCCTCAACGGTGTCCCACTTCGTCTCTATGCCCTTTGGGCCAAAGTCTACGCGGTCAACCGGCAAGCCTAACTCGGCAGCATAGTCAACCTCGAAAGTGGCTTCCGCTTCCCGATACAGAATCTTGCCTTTGGGGAACTTCTGAGCAAAGTTGGCGCAAGCCTCAATAGCCAGTAACGTCTTGCCAGAGGACCTGTCACCCACCACGTTCGCCATTCTGCCGAGTGCCCAGCCGCCCCCGAGTACACAGTCCAACAGAGCACAGCCGCTTGGCACAAAGTCAACGCCTCGGCGGGGACCGGGAGAGTAGATATTCTCCCCCGCCCCACCATTCTTGGCCTTTAACCGGACCCTTTCCATAGCGTCCTTAGGAAGCCCTACGACGGTCTCTCAGGCGGCTTAGGCTAGCTCGGGCCTGGGTCGTCGGGGATTCCTCTTCCTCGCCCTTCTGAGCCCGAGAGCGACCCCTTCCTTCGGGCTCCGGTTCCTCAGGCTCCTCAGTACGGGTTGCCCGCCTACGGCTGCCTTCAAACGGCGGGTCTTCCTCCTCAACGGCAGCGCGTCGCCGCTCCAGCCGAGAACTACGGGGTTCCGGCTCCGGCTCTTCCGCTTCTTCGCGGCGCGACCGGCGAGGGGGTGCTTCCTCCTCGGTTTCCTCAGTAGCCAACCGCCGACGGCCCCGGACGGTACCAGTCTCCTCCTCAGGTTCCTCTTCCTTATGGCGGGCTGACTTCTTGCCGAAGAGCACCTTCTCGATGTGCTCAGCTTCGTAGAAATGCAGAACGGACGGCAGTGGGTTTTCCGTAATGTAGTCCAGCCACTTGTCCTGCAGCTTCTGGTCCTCGTGAATCGGCGAAGGGTCGCGCACGATCTCGACGGCCTTGTAGTCCGTATTGATAGTCGTACCTACGCGATTGAAGACGATATCGAAGCCTTCCTCCGGGTCGTCCACCAGAATAGGCGCACGGGTTTTCTTGTCGGTGGATCGCGCATAGATCTCATTACGCACTTTGGCAAAGGGCATCTGCCAGATCTGTGGCCCGGTACGCTCGTCGTCTCGGTCAATAATCCAGCAGATTGCCCCCTTGGAAACGCGGAGAGCGTCGGCTTCCTCCTTGTCGGCAGCGCCACGCTGCGCTTCGCAGACTGGGCAAGGCTCACCCTTCATCTTGTCCAGACACAAGTAGGTGACTTCATCTGGACCGACATTGCGATGGAAGTAGATGATGTAGTCCCAGTCCGGCTCGTCCCAGGTGGAGGGCAGAATGCGGATACAATTCTCGCCTTCCTTCGCCTTGAAGATCGGAATGCCCGACTTGAAAATGCTATCGTAGTCCCGGGTACCTTCCGAAGCCTTCCGCGAGATATCCTCCGAAGTTCTTTCCGAACCCCGGTAAACGAACTTACTCTTGGCCATTCTGTCCTCCGTCTAAATGCTTCAAGACCGAACGAAGATACTCCAGCTTCGTCCGGAAATAGGCAAAACTGGCGCTGCGCACAATAGCGTAAGCAAGTACGATAAGTCCGAGTCCGAAGGCTACGTACATAACGCCGTTCTGAATTGCTGAACTAGCCACAACTGAAAACATACCTTCAGGCTTTCAACCTACGCCGGGTACGCGCCATTTCTTCGCGATTGGACTCCGCCAGCTTCGCCTTCGCCTGACCCATACCGGATTCCAGATCCAAGTCACGCCGCTGCGCAATGAACAAGGCGACGAGTTCCCGAAGCATGAAGGAGCGCTGCTGAAAGGCTTCCTTCAGAACGCCCCAGCTTTCGGCCTCCGTACGGGCATCCATGAATTTCTGTTGAAGGTCCTGCACCTTCGGCATAGTCTTCAATTTCTGTTGAATACTACCTTCAGTGATCTTCTCGTTCTTGCGAAGGGCTTCGGCACGGAAGTCCTGGTCCAGCTTCGCCTGCAGTTCCTCCAGTTCCAGCTTGACACTGTCACGGCCCGCCACGGCTTCGGCATAACCTACGGCTACGGAGTAATACAACTCTGGCTGCCGCATGAGGCAGTCATCCAAAGCATTCTGGTCGATGGCGAGTTCTTTGCGCAATTCATCGAGTTTCATTAAGATGGCTCCTTGGAATTGGAAGAGGATTTCCAGCCCAATCCTCACAAATAATAGTTCTTCCCCTCAGGTCTTTCCCCACAATGACATCTCCTTCATCAGGAGTAAACTTATGCCAAGGCGCAGGCCCATTAGTATAGGCGTCCTGCTCAACAGCAACCTTTGGGCCAGACATCCAGACCAGCATTAACCCATTCCTAAAGCACGAGCGGTAGCAAGGAGCAGCGGTGAGATCCCATCAGAAGCATGAAAGGGCTCGCTAAAGGCATCCAAGATTTCCAGACCGCGCCCTGCTGCCGACTCACTTTTCGAATTCATAATCACAGTAGAAACATACGCTCGAACAATGTGTCGAACCGTTTCGGGATTGACTTCCTGCAATCCAGCAATGATCTTCTGGGCCTGAGGCCAGGTTGTCCCTTTCACTAAGGCACGAGCCAGCGTTACTGCTTCCTCTGATTCCAGCGCCGACCGCAAGAGCTCCTTCGCTTCCGCCAGTGAGGTTGCCGCTGCGCAAGCCGCTAGGTTCACTAACGCCTGACGTGGACTGCCCTCTGCTTCACGAGCGCAAAGCACCAGAACGTCATCATCGATATTGATCTTTTCCTTATTGGCCACGACGTCCAGCAAATCCAACAGGTCTGCTTCGGCAACCGGCTTCAAGTCATAAGTCGTGCACCGCGTACGGATTGCTTTTGGAACGCGGGCTGGCTCTGTGGTACAGAGAAACCACCAGACGTGCTCCGGAGGTTCTTCAAGTATCTTGAGCAATGCCTTCGTTGCGGCAGCAGACAAAGCGTGACACTCATCAATGATGATCGCTTTCGTAGCGCCTTCACCTAGCGGCTTGTAGATGACGTTTGCTGTTACCGAACGGATATCATCGATGCCGGTATGGGTTGCGGCATCAATCTCCAGTAGATCATCGGGGCGGCAACCAGATTCCTTTGCTACAATGCGGGCCAGTGTGGTTTTGCCGGTACCCGAAGGTCCTGTGAATAGAAAGGTCTTACTAGACCCCCGCTTGAGTACGTCTTGTAAGGACCGGACAACTACGGGCTGCCCCACAATCTCTTTGAAAGTACTGGGACGATATTTGGTTATAAGAGCCATTCAGGAAAACCATTCATTCGAAGAGTAAGTTCCAACCTCTTCCATGTTCATCCAATCAGTGCCCACAGACATTTCAACTGTAATAGGTACGATCTTCGCCCACTCAAACGGCACTGCCAGCATTTCCGTAATTACTGCTTCAGCTACAAAATCAACCTTCTTGAGCGGTACCCGAATGAACGTCAAATCGTCATGAACATTTATCTCAGGCTGAAGAAGCATATCCTGCTTACTACTCAACCTATCCATACTATCGGCGAAGATCTCGGCAGCGGTCCCTTGAACCGGATTATTCAGTATCTGATTTGTTGATAACGGTCCGCGCCGCCGCCGCCCAGTAAGACACTCCACATAACCCCACTTTTTATAGAACTCAATCTGCCGCTCCTGCCATTCCTTGATACCAGCAAATTCTTTCCAGAATTGATTGAACTGTGGACGAATGATGTGCTCTGGAATTGATAAGTAGCCGGCAGCGGATTCAGCCTTTGCCCCGTACACAAGCGGAAACGTCCATTGATTTTTTATATCACCACGAAACTTCTTAAGCGCCAGCTTGTCCTTCAAATACCGCTTACCACCGATCCTAGCTGGATAAGCATAAGCCAACCGTTCCGTCCAATCCATATGGACGTCATAACCCTCCCACAACTGCTGACAGAATACTTTATCCTTTGTGAACATCGCAATGACACGGGCCTCAATCTGTCCGTAGTCGAAAGCTAGAATCACATGGCCCGGTTCCGCAACAATCTGCTTTCTAACTTCAATTGATTGAAGCTCTTCCTTCGATAGAACTGCCTCAGGGACCTCCTTGTCACGCTTTGGAAAATTCTGCAGATTCGGCCCCTCGCAACTAAACCGCCCGGTTTCTGCGAAGAACGTGTTAAACTGCGCGTGCAGTAAGCCGTCAGGATAGACCGTCGAAGTTGGGCTACCTACCTCCAAAGGAGCAACATAGACTGAGTACCGCTTATTGAACTTCCTCAACCGCAACATTGCTTCCGCAAAAGGATCGTGTATCTTGGAAAGAACGTTTTCTTCGGTTGAATATTCCTGTTTCTTCGTATACTTATTTTCGACTATTATTTCCGGCCGATGCAATAGGTCTTTCAATACAAAAAGAGTATCGGGGTTAGACTGCGGATTAAACTTACGACCACGCTTGCGCTCAAATTCCTTTACAACGGGAAGCGCCTTAATCTTTTCTTCGCTTTTCCTAATTTCATCCGTGTATTTCTTCTTTAGGCGAGCAACTTCGGTTTGGTCTACCGTAACCCCTTTGTACTGCGCTAAGACAACAGAGGGAACCCTACGCAGCCCTAATTCATAAACATCAGAAAGGTCTTCTTGCTCCAATCGTTCTGCTTGCTTTTCCCAGAGCAGGCAATGATACCGCGCATCGGGTGCGTTGTAGAGTAATACGGCTTCAAGCGGGGTTGACTCCAGGTTCTTGCGGTCAACGCCTGCAATCTTCTTCAGATTGAAACCGAAGTACTGCTGAACTAAGAACTCCAAGGAGAGCGGCCCAGCCTTCTTGTTGCCCTTGCGCTCATCTAGAATCGAAGCCTGGGTAGCAGTGTCACCCCATTTTCCCGCGTAGAGAAGTTCTGGCCCAAACTCAACCGCCGTCCACTCCATTTCGAATGCGGCGTTGTGCACCGCCTTCACGCCTTTGGCTTCCTTCAGGAAGCGCCCCCAATAGTGTCCTATCTCCTCGCGCTCGGCTTTGTTCCAAGTTGCTTCAGGGTGATCTATAGGGAAAGCAATAGCACGGTCGCCATTTGCCACCGCTGCCGTCAGTATCTTGGCGTTCGCTTCATAGGGGCGCAAGCAACTCGTTTCATAATCCATTCCCACAACCGGAAGCTTCGCAGCCCAGGCCAGCGCTGCCTTCACCTTCGCCAGCCCTACAGCACCCCCTTCGGTAATGATTTCTACGTTGCGCCGGGCATCCTCAGCGGAGTGAACAATCGGTGGAGGTAGGTTCTCCACTTCGGCGAAAGCTCGCGCCATATCCAGGCCGAAGATATGCTCTTCTTCTGACACATTCCCCTTGCGCCGTGAGTGTAGCAGGTAGGCTGGGTGCAGCATCGAATAGAACCAGCAGACATGCTTCCCCACCTTCACCGGCATTCTACGACCACGCCAGAGGGTCGTCCCGCTGAATCCGGATACCCATTCCAACGGGATATTTCCAAATCCGAAAATAGCGCGTGGACGCGATTGCTCTATGTCTTTTTGAACTGAAGGGCGACAGCATTCGATCATTACAAAGTCCGGCGTGGCGTTGTTTTCGGGCCGCGACCGCACTGTGTTATTGAAACGAACCTTGTCTCTGAAAGCGCGGGGTATCTTACTACGTAAAATCTGGCCGCTGTCGCCTACGAATTGTTCCTGTTCTTCTGCCTCGTGCTTTCCAGCGGCTTCGCCTAAGATGTATACCAATGGGCGTTCTGCCCCTGTAGGGGCTATCTTGCTACCGAAGGTCTTATCTAATGGGCAAGCACGACACTCAAGTTTATGCAGTAGCGCAACATCGTTTGCGCCGCGCACATTGAGAGCTGGGGCATTCTGCGATAGAAGGAAAGACATTAAAGAAATCTATTTAACCAACCTAAGCCTTGGCTGAATGTCTTCTGGATTCATAAGATATCTTGGAATAGGGCGCGTACGAAACTCACAGAACACAACGCCATCAGGTATAGCACTACTAATCGGAACGTAAAACCGGAAACTGATTGTCTCCTCTATTTCTTTGCTCAACATTCCCCTTTCAATTTCGTAGCGCAATTCGTACAACAACTTCTCGATTCGCTCCTGACGAAAGTTTTGTGGAGCGTCGTTCACTGCGCTGCCACCACATAAATGAAGCCGCCGCTACCTTGCAACATCAAGGACTCCTCCGTCACGGAGAAGCTTTCGGAGTAACTCAACCCCCGCCTGATCATACCGGCCAGGACCCGTAATTTCGCTTCCGGTAGCTTGCCCTCCAAAGGCAGCGTCTCCTGTAGCGAGCCCAAGCCGTAGCTGCCTTGAAGCTGCAGCCCAGACCCATTAACGCCTACATTCAGGAAGGCTTCATCCTTACCGGAGAGGATTTCTGCCCGAGAGAGTGCCGCTTCCAGACCAGCTGGCAACTCAACCGTCTTCTCGTGCTCCTCCAATTGCCGGTCGATGATCTCGCCCAGCTTGCGCGTACCCGAGACGTCCAGCACATTGGAGTAGAGTTCTACATTCTCCGTGGCTGCGATCAGGCAGTCCTCCATCACGTAAAGGTCAACCCCTTCCGGAGCCTGCGATACGATCTCCTCGGCAAAGTTGAAGGGCAACAGGACCTTCTCGAACTCGGCGGTCTTACCTGCACCTTTCAGCGTAACCGCCGCCATACTCTTGCTGTCAGTGGAGAATAACGTGAGGTCATTCTTGCTGGCTTCGAGCATGACCCCATAATGCTCCACCCGCGTCTGGGGCGAAGCCTTGACGAAAAGTACCTTACGGAGAGCTTCGATGAATTCCTCATCGAGTGTCGTGGGGGTTGCACCCTTCGGCAATTTGATTGGGAAGCTCCAGACCTTACGCTCAAGGTCAAGTAGCGCCAGCTTGGATGTTGACTTGCCCATCTTGACAAGTAAAGAACTACCAGATTGCTCCAGTGTGGCTTCTTTTAGAGCAGACGTGCCTAGAAGGTTGATCAACGGCGTACCAGGTACCCCACAGGAGAGATCCGTTTCGAGAGGCAACTTGATACCAAAGCCGCCGTCGTAGGCGTAAGCGAACTTACCGTCAAACCAAATATGATTCAATTCCTGAACCACCCCACCTGACGCCAGCGCAGGCTTGACTAGCCCCAACGACTTGATGAAATCCTCACGTTCGATTTTCACCACCAAATTCCCTTCATAAGATGTTTTGGCGTAGTTCCTAGAGCACGTGCGAAATCCTCAACGCGGTCTAATAGAAATCTCTGCCGTCCAGTTTCTATGTTGGCCAAAGAAGCCCGCGTGACCTTATGGCCCGCTAACCGCTTTACAAGCTCTTCTTGGCTCAAGCCCAAGGTCTCACGAATAAGCCGAATCCGAGACCCTAGTGCTTGATGGCACGCTTCTATCTGATCACGCATCGCTTTGCCCAATTCTTGGAGAATAGTGATTCTCTTCCTCAAGAGGGACCGGGTCTGGGTCCTTTACTGCACGGGCGTCCGCTTCGTCCATCAATAGAAACAGCAACTCTCTTGCTGCATCCAGGTCCTCCAATTCCGTCCAGACGCATAGCCGTTCGATGAAGGCTCTTTCCAGATCATTAAGATCATTCGCCTTGCACATATCCGCGACCTGCGCCCAAATATAGGGCAATTCTTGCTGTACCCGCTTCGGTAACGTAGCAGGATTCTCGCGGCGGTACTCCTCCAGCTTACTCAGGAAATGAAGTGCTTTCTCCAAATCCCTCTTGCCATCCTTCTTACGCCACCGCGTCACGTACTTCGTAATGCAGCCTTCATGGTAGGGCATATGAAGTTTAAGGCACATGTCCCAGTGCTCATAGGGAACCTTGTAGTGCCGCCCGGATACCTGATAGTCGTTAGCTTTCATTCTTAGGTTTCCTTAACTTAATCCCATAAGACCAGCCTATTGGGACTACGGTACCAGGCCTCACTCTTCGACGGGTGTGCCCGTTATTTATCCAGAGCAGCCCTGTATTGCCGCACCCGTTCTTATTACCCAACATACCCCTCGCAATTTTTGTATGGTCACGCTCTGCTAGGTTTTCCCGATTAGTGATAATTTTAACGTTACCAACTGCGTACGGCCCCTCATCTCCAAAACGAGCCATACAATAGCCATCCAGCCCAAAGCGAGTTCCACGCTGTTCTAGCTTTCCAGAATCCTGCCAAATACTAATCCATTCTTGGTACGTGAGCAGAAATTCAATATCCTGTCGGTTAGCACGCCATTTATGCTGTTCAAATGCTCCCCAATACGGAGGTCGTCGTATTGGCCCCCAATGTGCACAAGAAGCTTTAGCGGCACCACCAGCTTTCATTCTAGCACTTGCGTCAGGACGCTTACGCCCACGATTGCAATGCCCTTTTAACCAAGTTCGACCTACATTTATACGTCCCCCACACCCACAAGCACAAACAGCCTTAGACATTCGCGGTCCTTGCTTCTTGCTTAGACATACGGGCGAGGCGACGGTCCATCCAGGCTAGGCAGGCCATTTTCCAATCCGGAGACATATTCTCCACCGCCGCAAGTATCTGCCGTGCCTTCTGGCGGTCACCAGTTCGCCATTCTCTATGAGCAAGATACATTGGTGTTGCGGTGTCCCGGAACCAAGGATTGGCATAAAGGACGGTCGTGCGTCCCGGCAATTCGAAGTCTGTCCACCCCATAAAGGCTTCAAGGTCGTCGTCCCAGCTTTCCCAATAAACGCCGAGTGACTCTATACCAGGATACTTTACTTCACTCAGTGGGGTCTCCAGTTTGCCAAGAATACTGGTATACAGATGACAGTTATTTGCGATCTGGTAATAATGGCCTGCGCCTATTCCTAATCGCCCTGCAATGTACCGCTGCAGAAAAGAGAACTGTACGGCATTTGCCCCTGTCATCCCCCAGACAAAATCATTCGACCGACAACAGACTGTAATATCTAAAAGGCTAGGCCAGTACCCGCCATCACCATAATCATTACCACGCTGCTCCTTTCGTACTCGGAAATACACATGAGTATTGCAAGGAAGATCCTTCCTATTTGCACCTAAATCAGCAACCGGGTCCCACATTGTCAGAACACAGCGGCGGTCTCGGGGGTTCTTTTGCAGCAACTCAATAATTGTTTCGAGTTGATCCGGCAGATTCGGGCTGCCGCCGCCTTCCACATCAAAGTGTTTCCGCCAGCGGAAGCCGTAGGAGCCGTGAAGGCGGCCATCCTCCTCAGCAAAGCGTGAACTGAAATCAGATACGAATTGATCCAGCCAACGGGCGTCATTCCGACCAGACAGAAGCCACAGTGACTCAAAAACATGGAAGAAGGGATTTGCGTCTCGTGAGGGGTCAAAAAGCACACACTCCCAAGGGCGCTCGTAGACAATTACGACTGGCGTAGGCGCAACGAGAACTTCTCCAGCACGAGAGTCCTGAAGTTCGCCGTAATCACAAATATGCCGTAAGCCTTTGGCATACGCCTCGTTTACGTTACGGACTTCGATGACCTTCATATATCCTCACAAGAGAGATATCTGTGGAACATACTTGCGCTTGGGGTGACCTTCACCTAGACGCGCCTTTTCATACTTTGAGTACTCACAAAGGCAGTTCTGGACGTTTTGCGCAGATAATGGGTGCAACCCTGCTGCCTTCAATTCTGGCGTAATCTCTTCACGAAGCTTTGCCAATTCTGCTCGCCAATCTTCCTCACGCCAAGGAGCCTCGACCGGACGCCTCAGAAGTCTATTCAAACCCCGTTTAGACCCTGGCCCAGAAGCCGCAAAGTCCCACCAATCCGTTGCCGACTTGAGAGGCTCGACGATCTTGACATCTGCAACGATCTGAGCGGCGAGAAAACTTCCCAACCCATAACAAGAAAGCAACCGTTGATGAAAGCCATCCAGAGTGTCGCCTACTTTCGGTCGCAGCTTCTCCCGTTTCTTCCAAAGCGGTCCGAAGACCATCTTCTGCAGATAGACATACTTCTCCTGCCCCGGCAGCTTCGAACTGATCATGTAAGCGCCATTGAAAATCTGAAGCTTCTGCCGTCGCCGCTTGGAGAGCACCTTGGCAAATTTGCGGCTGTCCCAAGGTACCGGATAGCCAATTTCCGTCAGCGTCTCCGGCAGATTGATAAATCGGGCAACGACAGCGGCAAACCAGACGTCGGGGTCGCGCTTATGGGGCAGAATCCAGTTCCCCGCAATCCAACGGGTTACGACATCAAGGCTCCTATAGGCGTTGCAGAATCTATACGAAGACATTATCGGATCCGAAGTCCAAGGTGGGGGTAGACCCGCTTCCTTCTTCTGCCGGATACTCTCCCGTTCCTTGACCCACGCCACTAGGGGATTCATTTGGCACTCCGAAGCAGCTTCAATATCTCGTCCTGCCCATTCTCCATCGTCACGTCAACCACCCGCACCTTACCCGCTTCGGTAATCGACCGCCGACTGATTTCAACCTGCTTGAACTTGATGATCACGTTCTTCGGATCAAAGTCACGGATATCCTTCTTCGCAGCACGGCGCTTCTTCACGTGTTCGATACAGACTTCGAGTGGAGTATTCAGGAAAGCGAACACTGCTTCCTGTCCCCACTTTGAAACCAGTTCCCCTACACGGCCGAAACTTGAACTGACGATAGCCCCTTCGAAAAGAAGGTTGCCCTTGCTTCCATAGCGTTCAATCAAATCAAGCAGAATGTCATAGGGATGAATGAGGTCGCACCCGCCCGTTGCCGCTGCGTAGTAAGGCCCTAGAATATAGACCGGCTTCTTCACCTTCGTAACCTTGCACTCGTAGGCTTCAGGGCGCTTCGGGCCTAGGGCACCGTAGATAGGCTTACCGCCAAACTTCTCCAGTATGCCCCGCACGATGGTACTCTTACCTGATCCGAAGGCTCCTCTCACACTGATGATCATTCTAAGCCCAAAAGCTCCAGTATCTTCGGCAAGCCTTCATTGCGAGTAATCTTGAAGACCCTTGCACCGGCATCACGCATTTTAGCGCAATAGTTCTCCGCCCGCTTGTAGTTTCCGACCGTGTTCTCCTTGTTCTCCAACGCACCCTTACCGCGCTCCGCTCGGCGCGAATTGATCGACGCCATGCAAGTCGCTAGCGGAGTCGTCAATTGCAGAATGCAGAGCTCGCGACCAACCTCAGCGGCAAGCTGAGGACCGCGCGTCATATTCATGACGAAGAGGCCTTCATAGAGAACATGACAACCTTCCTCATACTTTTCCTTGACTATCTGAAAGAGGCCAGAGACATCGTGAATGGTGTCACACCCTCCGGTCGGGGTTCGGTAACTTCCGACGATGTAAAGCGGGCGCGACTTCGAAGGAAGAGAAGTAACGAGGTAGCCAATAGGCGCTTCGCGACCTTCGATGAACTTTTCTTTGACGGTGCCGTGCTTCTTTGCCCAGTCCAGAAAGGACCGCATCAAATGCGACTTCCCTGAGCCGCTAGTACCCGCTATCGAAATCAACACAGCCCGCTCGCCTCTACAATTGCCCTAGGGTTCTTGATTTCCTCAATCCGAAGCTTCGCCTTCTCTAAGGCAAATAGCTGGAATGAGGTATCACGGAAATAAGCTACCTTCAATAAGTTCCAACCGTTGTGCTTCATGTAGAACCTTCGTAGCGCCTTGAAATACTCCTCAAGGCAACTGATCGGTTCTTCTACATATTTCTCGTAAGCCTTGAAGGAAGTCTTGCCGTAACGGAAATAGAAGACCGAACAATCATTCAGAATCACGAACTTTCTTGCGGCATTAAAGGCCCGGTTGAGTACTACACCATAATCCGTCGTCAAGTAGCGTTTCAAAGTGAAATCATTGAAATCCAGAAAGATGACGTCGGTACTCGGAAAGGTCATTGTCAGGACATCCTGCCCAGTCGCTTTCCCTCCGAAATTCAGATCCAGAATTCTACGGCAGGACGCGTCAGTATCATTCAGGATCGTCTTACCCTTGTCAAATATCCGGGCGCTTAATCCTACCCCTCCCAGAGGCTCTAGGAAGGATCTATAGCCTCCAAGCTCTTCCATCCGGGCCTTGATAGCTTCCAGACAGAGAAGTTTGCTAGGCAGCGTCTTCAGCCGATAGGCAGGCTTTCTCAATCGGGAACTCAGTTTCGCCACATAAGGGGTATGGCCGTCGAAAGCCGCTGTCTCCGGCTGAGCCAGTTCTGCCGGGATAACGATAGGCGGGTAACCTTTGATGGTGATCTTCACAGGAAGGGACTCTTTGCCCAGATACGTCGGTCGAAGGAGTTGTCAAATTCTGGCCACTTCTTCGACATCATGATCACTTCGCCAGTCTCACGGTAGTGGTTCTGCTTTTCCGGAACCAGACCGGGGTCGTTCGGGGTACACTCCAAGAGAAGGTGTTCGGGTAAGCAATCCAGACGGCAATCCCAGAACTGTGCTACTTCCTCCTTACCGAAGTTCTGTTCGCCTTTCTGAATACGCTCGAAGAACATGTCAGAGTAACAGTTATGAACCAGCACTCCTGAACCAACAAAAAAGTTATGGTTCTTCTCAACGCTTAAATCATAAACCTTAATAGTTGGCCCACGACGAACGCTTACAACTTTATGGTTTTCCTTGATAGCAGAAAGATAATTTGCCCACCGCCCCCAACGCGAAGACACAACGTAAGTACTAACTTTACCTTTATACTCTTCTTTGAAACTTTCGCAGGTAAGTTTTCCAGATTTACGCAAGAGCCTCTTACCCATCTTCAAAAGCTCTGCCTCAGAAATAGGATGTAACGGACGGCCCTTCCCGCTTGTCCAAGGTTCTTTGTAAGAACTACCATCAACTATAGACTTATGCTGCTGAATGTGAAAACCACCCTCTAACAGTTCTAAATTAAAGAACCTGTTGTCTTTCTTGTTCTCGTTCTTATGGTGCACATGAAATCCTTCCGGAATTGAACCTTCTACAAGCTCATAATACGCCCTAGAAGTCAACCTCCACTCACGGTCCCTACCCTTTCTGTTTGTTAAGTAGCCTTCATATCCTTGTGTTGTAAAAAACCGATGCAGCGGAATAAGCCTTTGCTTTTTTTGCAAGTCGCCTGCACACACCCATTCGTATTCAATACTAACCTCTGCAGTTACGCCAGGAAGTCCTTTACCGGTTCGCCGCCTAGTCAAAAATCTATGGTCAGAAGTTACACAAAGCTCAGAGCCGTCGTCAAGAGTCACAATGACCGTCTGTCTCTTGCCAGAATAAGAACCAACAGCCCAAGAAAGTTCTACTCCACGAGTTTCCTCATTAACTGTGTACACCGGGTACCTTTTACCAACCAGTTTTCGGATAGGAATATCTCCTTCAGGACTACAAATGGCGGTACTTCCAGCCAGGCAATTAGGATACCGCCTATTCTTGCGGCTCCAACTCTTATACGTACACAACGCTGATTCCATCGTGAAATAGTGAACCTCACGGGGATCAATGGCCTTGTTCTTGGCGGTGCGCTTCTTCGCTTCAGTGAGCAGTTGTGCCGCTTCGTCGCGAAGCCAGTCCAACTCCTCAGCCGTATAATCACCCTTGAAGTCAGTCTCTCGGAACCAGTCCATGTCATCACGGCCGAGAACCTTAGCCAGACCATTGCGGTGAGACTTAGACCCTTCCATATCCTCCAGAAAGAGAGTACCACAATCCAAAGGAATACCCATGATACGTAGGTATTCGGAATAGGAGAAGGAGGATAACCGCCCAAAGGTATAGAAGTCTGACCGCAAAGCCTCCCAGACTTTATCGAAGGTCTCATATTCGGTCCTACCTTCAAGCGACCTGAAGTACTTCTTCTGAGAGGAGCCTACGAGTTCGGCATAACGCTGAACAGACTTGATGAAATCCTTCTTGTGATAGCGGCGGTCGGTATCCCAGGCTAGGCCGTCATAGTACTTCTCGAACCAGGCGGGCAAGCCCTTAGCAGCTACAGTTGGGAACCGCTTGAAGATTGTCCAACTCGTAACGATATTCTGGGTATTGCCGTTGATGAAGGCCAGCCAGAGTTTTGCCTCATCATCCAATTTGTGCTTCTTCGCTAGCCAGGGCATTGCGAAGTAGACGCAGCCGGGGTGGGAACGGTGCTCAAGGTGGAATTCGTAGAAGCGCAGGAAGACTTCGCGGCGGTATTCCGGCTTGCGAAAGTCCAGCCCTACCTTCAGGGTCTGGACTTCATCCTTACAGGCCCGGCCAATCTGGCGCAAGGAAAACCTTCAAGGTTTTAGTACTAACCGGCTACCACTGGCCGTCAGGGAGATCATGAATAGAACGAGAAGCCACGTTGTATGAAAGAACACCTCAATCCCTCCATTACAAAGTCTTACCAAGTCACCACCAGCCATTGCGATCAATACAACCCCAGCAAGTTTTTTCAGCACAGGTCTCTACCCAATCTTGACGTATTCGAGTGTCAATTCCCACCGGATATGGTGGCGCGGGACACCAGCCGCGATAGCGGCGTCAACCGTCATGCCGTCCTTCAACTTATCCCACCACCCCGCACACTTCGTGCCGGAACGGAAGGGGTTTTCCTTCGTCAGCAACTTGATCTTGTCGCCGCGTTCGAAGAGACCCTTCGGGCCGGGGTGGCTACCTTTCGGAGTAGCTTTGCCCTTCGCCTTCTTTGGCGCAGCGGTTTTCGCAGGGCCAGCAGCTTTCTTCGCGGCAGCTTTCGGCTTCGCAGCGGACTTCTTGGCGGGCTTCGCCTTCGCTTCCTTGCCATTCGTCTTTGCCGGAGGGTCATCAGCTTCAGCCGGAGCAGCTTCTTCCTCCGGGGGCGCTTCCTCGCTCAGACCTTCGGGTAGCGGTATTTCTGTCTTGTTCTCGACAGCTTCCAAGGCCGCATTGACCCAAGCCTGCGTGGCTTCTTCCAAAGTTTCCCACTCGCCGTCGCCAATACCATTGGCTGCCACGGCTAACCGCTTTGCATATGCGGCAGCAGTCTCGCCGGATTTCATTTCGAGTTGCAGAAGGTCTTCAAGGTCGCTACGAACGGTCATGGTCTATCCCCAGAATACATACTATCCGAAGTAATCCCGCAACTTTCCGACCATGTCGGTATTTGCCGGATCAATGCCCAGAATGCGGCAGTAGAACTCATTGTTGGTTTCGCGAAGTGCACGCCGACCCTTACGGCGGCGCTCGAACTTCAGCAGGTCCAAGCCGTCGGAGACCAGAAGCGTGACTAATTGCTTGATCTCCTCGGGGGCATTTGCCACCAACGAAAAGAGAGAAGCCTGCTCAGGTTGCTGCGGTAGGAACTTATCCCAGACGGCATTGTCTGCCGTGGTCTCCTGTTTCTTCACCTGGGAGACCGCATAGACATTCACGCCTTTGTGCTTCGCCGCAAGCGTGAAGATATGATTCATGAAGGCGGTCTTCACCAGAGACTGGAAGTGCCGAAGGTTGTCCTTCGTTGGGTGCTTTGGTGGTAGGTAAGTGTGGCTCGTCTTTTTGCCGATGTAACGGTTGCGACACTTCGCGTAGCAGAGATAGCCATCTTGGATCAAGTCATCAACTTCTGTCAGCTGCTCTACGCGCCAGTGTTCCTTCAGTGCAGTATTGACGATCCATCCGCGCATTCCTTCGTCTAGATATTCTGAATCCGCAGCACTCATGATAACCCCTCCCGTTTAGTTCGCGCCAAATAAGCAAGTCTCGAAGCCCGCATTTTAGCTCTAGTTTCCGCAGTATGCGTTAGATCTGGATTCGTAGCTAGATACGCTCTTCTAGCTTTTGAACAATTAGCACGATGCTTCCTAGATAACTTTTTACCTTTCCACATAGTATTTCCAAGCATGCGGCGGCGACGGGCAGCGCACTCCTCCGCAGTATGAGAATAACCCTTTGCATACTGGTTACCTAAAGACCGAGCTCTAACTGACTCACGCCGTTCCTCGGGCATTGGATTGTTAGCGTGCCATTTCTTTAATGAAGCAGCCTGTTTTGCAATCGATTCAGCCGATAAGCAGGGCTTAAACCCAGAAGCTAGTTTAGCCTCACTAAGCTTTCGCTTGTGCTCTTCCGTCTTAGGTCTTCTAAAAATTGCTAGTACCTTAGGACTAGGTTTTTGCCCAGTCATCGCGACAGAAATGGCCTTCCGAGCGAGAGCATATTGCCAACCAGCTATAATACGCTGCCCGCCCCTCCTATAAGTCATCCTGTGCAGCGCACAGAGCATCTTATATTTACTATCTTTTGTGGTAAATTTAGTAAGCAGCCAATGAACTAAAAAGTGCTCACGATAAGTCAGCTTAACGATATTAGATTTAGCATTTGAGCCGCCCAAAGAACGTGGGACTACGTGGTGCTTTTCCCCATACTTCAAATCAACGCGCAACCTTGCGCGGTCAATAATTTGATTGTACCAGCGCTGGTATTTACTATTACTTTCAGGTAAGTTTTTACCCACCGCAGTAGTCCCCCTTTTCGAGTTGCGAACCTCTCTGCCGAGAGAGGCTCTACCAGAGTCGGTCAGTCCCGCTGGTAGACCCGGAACCGGCGTTGCGGAAGACTGGGACGGGGGATACGCGGAACCGGGAAGGCCCTGCGCGCTTTCTTCCGCAACTGACCACCACTACATACTCTAACTACTAATACGGCAAAGTAAAGTAAATTCTACGCCGTCAGGTCCAAAGCCAGCTTAACAACTTGCTCTGCAGTCATCGCGCCAGGGTCCTCCGCTCCGGTAAGTTTCAGTGCCTTGAAACCTAGCGCCGCTAGTGGCTGAAGTAGCCTTAACCGCTGCAATGCGGCATCCTCATCTATCATCAGGTAACGTCTTTCGTAACGTTCACTCAGTTCCTGCAATTCAGCAACCTGTAACGGGTATATATTCAATCCGAAAAGGCAAGTTGCGTAGAGGCCGAGGCTGTGCCCAAACGCTGTCAGCTTCAAGGCGTCGAAAGGTCCTTCCACGAGAACCAAGGCTTTCGGATTTCCCGCACCCCAGAGCACCGGCAAACCGAGGACCGTATTGTTGGCAGCCAGCTTCGCTACCGGGTCGCCCGACTTCTTCGGCTGCATTTGGAGCGTCTTGTAGCGCGGGACAACGTCCGGCAGAATAGTCCGTGCCGTCCAGGTCAAAAGCTCGCCATAGCGTGTCACCACCGGCAGAATAAGCCGGTAAGCCCAGGCTCCCTTCACTGAGTAGCGTAAGTCGTATTCCTTCGCCAGCCATTCAATCTGGGCAGAACGGTAACCGCGCTCCATAAGGTAGTCAATGAAAGGTTCGGCAAAGGGAGACTTGTTCAATAGTGGCTTGAAGTCTGGGGGGAGTTCTAGGTTAGGAACGACCGGGTTTGCCCCGGTAGTCTGTTTCAAGGCAGCATTGACTGCGGCTAAGTCCCCAGCCGTTGGCGGGGCTGCATCGCCACCCACGATTGCTTTCGCTTCAACAGCGGAACAATGAATCAATTTCTGGATGAGGAAAGTGGGGTCACGGCCCCGGTGTGCTGAATTACGTAGACATCCCCACCAACCGCCATTTTGACCCAATCCCATATGCTCAGAGGGATCGGAGTCTCCGCAAAATGGACACTTGATGTTTGCCGCATTACGTTTGGAGAAATTCGGCCCCGACGTAACGTAGGGGATGTTGCGCTGCTTGAGGAAACTGAGCCAATTGAAGCTAGGCATTACTTCTCAGGCTCGTAATGAAAATCCCGAGCCTTACGGCATTTTTCTAAAAGGTATTCTCTTTCACTCCAACCACCTTCAGGCAACTTTTCAAGAGCATCAATTACTTCATTAAGAGCAAAACCGAGTTCGCCAACCCATTCCCACATAAACCACTTTGGCGGATTGTTTCTTTTGATCTCAAGATGCTTCTCGCTGCCAATCTCGATCATTCCGTCGCCGCCACAAAAACCACAAGAATATTCAGGCCCCGAACCGTCGTCCAAGACAGGCTCAACCCAAGAGCCTTCGCCTTTGCAGTAAGGACATGGGAATTTTCCAGGCATCAATACCTCATCCAAACAGCGCAACCCAAGGCACCAGTATCGGCCAAAATACCGCCGCCGTTATCTTACCCCGTACATTAGCTTTCTGCGCCCGTGCCCACCACCACATCATGGCGGAGCCTGCAATATACAAATAAATAGCAAGCCAAAGCATTTAGGTTGTGGCCTTCTCTTTGCGGCCATATTCAAGAATATACTTCTTGGCTTCGTCTTTTGTAACGTACTTGCCGTCCCAATCGAGATAGATCTTTTCGCAATCGATGGCGTCAACCAGATCACAAAGTATCTGCTTTTGCTCAGGGGTGTCTTTCTGCATTGCGCAACTCATCGAAGCACCTATATCGATGTAGCGTTTCAGCAATTCTTTGCTGCGTTTACTCTCGACACGCCAGCCCTTCAACGTACCCCATTTCAATGTCAATGATTCAGTCATTGCCCACTCCTCTATCTCACCCTAGAACATACTCTTTCTGTATTACCCTACTACGCTATCTAAGTACGCAGTCCTATCCAGGCATAGTTCATCCTTACCGTTACAACCTCCCTCCCTAGACTACGACTACGGTCTAGTCCTACAGCTACGAAAATAGAAAATAATCTCTACGTAGAGAACATAGAGATTACGACTACCATCGAGATATAGGAGAATAGAGGGATAACGGGTATAAGTTGGGTGGTTTCCAGCAACTTTACCAGACCGTCCGTAACGTGGACCAGACGACCTCCCCTGCCGAAATAGTCTGCAGCAGTCAGTAGCGGGGTTTGTGGGTGCATTTCGCACCAGGTCTGTATATCAGAGAATACCACCATGGAGCCTCTTAGGAGCGGTCATGAACCAAAGGAAACCATCACGGGCGCTAAGGTCCAAACTCCGTTGCGTTTTGCCGGTGTCCTATGGGTCGGAACCGACTTTCCGGATTGGGTTACTTAGAGGCCCCCGAATCTGGCCTGTTGTTCCTCATCAACCTTGGGTTTTCCCAAGGTGGCGGCAGGGTCAGGAATAATAGGAGACCGCCGCCTTTTAAGCTTCGGCGGAGCGATCCCTGAAGGTGGGGCTAGCGGGGGAGGGGAAACGAGGGTATAAGGTTCCTCGTGACCGTGCTTTTGCCGCCTAGCAAAACCATCTTATACGGTCGCCACGCACCCGGAGGTCTCGTCAACCTCGCGGGTGCAACCTTTTTAACCTAGGGTGAAGTTTTACGCTACCATTGAATTTCGAAAGTTAAAACTTTAGAGCTTGAAGCCCAGAGCCTTTTCTGGGTTGCGTAGTAGCGCATCAAATAGGTTCTTGCCGTCTCGGTGGAATTCCAATATTCTCTCATCCGCTGTGTTTTTCGTAATCATGTCGTATTGAAACACTGTTCTCAATTGTCCATCCCGTATCAGCCGCCGCTCCGCCTGCTCACGGTCAATGGATGAGAGTGGACTTTCATAGAAAAACGAATAATTCGCAACCCTCTGAAGCCAGTCGAGACTGTAAGCGCCTACGCGGTTCTGGATGACCGCTACCGTAGGGCCTTGTCTGTCCTCAAAGCGGCGCTGTTCCTTCAGGGCATCCTTCGTGCCGGACCAAAGCCAGATGGAATCTATTCCTAATTCAGTCTTCAATCGCTGGACGATAGTTTTGCCGGAATGAGTGAATTCGTAGAACACCACTGCTTTCCTACCTTCCGGTAGTTCGTCGAGAAGCTCCAATAGTCTCTCCAGCTTAGGGTTCTCGTCAAAAGCCACTTCAAGGCGTTCACCAGTTTCGTCATTGATGACGCCGAGGAATCCGGAACTCAATTGCCGCAACCGCATGAAGGCATTCTTCATCTGACGGAAGTTGTTCTTTGCCGCAATAATGCTTTCGATGATATGCTGGCGGTAAGCCCAGGCTTCCTCCGGTAAGGTGACGATCTCCCGTATAGGTACTACCTTAGGCAAATCGATACATTCGTCCGCCGTATAGGTAATGGAACGGTGCTGCGCCATTCTGGAAAGCAGCGGCTGCGTACGCTTGTCGAAGATATAATCATAGGAATATTTATTGCCCCAATGGTTCTTCTTTGCGATGTAGAAGGCTTCTCGGAAAAGCCCCTTTGTCTCGCCCAGCGTTGCGCCGTCATCAATCAGATACTGCTGCGCCCATAAAGTAATGGGGTCCCGCCCGAAAGGTCGTCCTGCTAAGGCATAACGCACTGAAGCATATTTGCGTAACTTCGAGATCAATTCAAAAGTCAGACTATCCCCCGAAGCTTTTGTTGATTCATCTAGAATTAATCCCTGCGACCATGCAGCTAACCGCCTAAGCTTCTTGGGATCGATTGCCAGCTTGTTCTTACCTTTCTTGTTCTTGACCTTCGTACCAACCATGTATAGAGCGCCGGGGTAGGGTAGAAGTACGAGCCCATCACCAAATTCTTCAAGCTGCACCCATTTGTCCTCGGAAGATCCCGTTAGAGCCGTAACTGGAAGGTCAATACCGAAGTCAGTAAACTGCCTTTCCCATGAGGAGAAGGCCTTGTCTGAGGTCACGAAGATGATTGCCCGCCTAAGCCGCCCAACCTGAAACCAATACCGCAAGAGCTCCAAGGCAAGTAATGTTTTGCCAGTTCCCATATCCAACCAGAAGCATAGTTGGGGAAAGGCAACGCCCAGAAGGAAGCAAGCTTTCTGGTGCTGGCGAAGTTTCGGATAAAGCTTCGGGCGCGGCTGCAGTGCCGCTAAAGCAGCGTCTAGTTCCTTCGTGCTTAATTTCTTGATCCAGGTGTGACTGTCAAGCTTCCTGTTCAGGTATTGCTTGACAACAGAACTCGGAATCATGCCGTCTGCGCAGCTGGTTCAACAACCTTACGCCACATGCCCCGCTGACCATTCTCGACCATCCCAGCATTAAGTAACTGATTGAGAACTCTACTAACGTTGTTCACAGGAATTTCTGTGACTTTGGCAATATCGTTTCGATTGTGCCAAAGCCCGTCTGAAAGATAGTTCAAGACTGCTGGGCGCTGCTTCATGCTGTTTGCGCGCCAATTTGACAGTTCAGTAGTCTTGATAGCAACTTCCTCAAAACTGACCGACACACGCAGCCCGGCCAACCGCTTCTCCAGAGCTTCGAGGCGCAGGCTTTGTTCTAGACAGAGATCACACAAGGCTTCAACATCATTTTCCAGCCGCCGTATCTTCTCGGCGGCAAAGTCAGTTGGCTTCGGTAGATTGAGGGCTTTTTCGAAGATCACGATCGAAGGCGGCGGTAGTGTTATGTTGGCCTCACGCAGAATACGCCGTACTCGCGCCCGTACATTCAAGGGACCACGCCAGTCCGACCCGGTACGCGCAGTGAATACTTGTCGATAGCGCCCGTCGCTATAATTCCATTCAACGGCTAGGTGCTTACCCCGATCAACGACTTCGCCTTTTATGCCGAACTTGCTCAATTCGGCTAGAGCAGCTTCGGCTTCTGCGCTTACATTTCCCATGACTCGTTCCCCGGATTGAAGTCGTCGCCTGAGACTTCCTTCAGTTTTTCCCAATACGCCGGACCGTAGAGTGGTACCGCCTGTAAAACATACTGCCCGGTGGCATACGATTGCGAAAGAAGATACTCCATTCCCTTCGGGGCATTGCGGGCATACTCTACAAATAGCCGCCCTAGTCCGTGCCGTTCCTCGGCCTCGGTCTGACTGAAAGTGAAGACTATGTCTGCCGTAAACAATTTACTGACGTCCTCCGTGACATTCCGCCCACGCACTTTCCTCGCGCCTAGAGAATCACGTCCGGATTGCGTAGGCGTAAACACTGCAAGGTTACGCTCCGCTCCCAAGCCCCTCAATTCTACAAAGGTGCGACTTAGAGACAAACGCAAATCTCGGTGGTCATGGCGCATAAGGTCAGGATAGTCTACAATGAGAACGTTCGGAATGAACTTCTGGGTCAATTCAAGGTAGTCCAGGTAGCCGCGCAAGCCCCCCATAGTCAACGACCCTGAAGGGAAAGCTTTCAGAACAAGCCTTTCGAAGCGCGTACCCCAGGCCCCGACCTTATTGCGCAACCACTTCTTCACTGAAGGATCGGTGAAGTCCAGTCGGGGCTTTACCTTACGTGATTTGAAATTGACAAAGCGGCCCAGGTCGTCCAGTTCGAAGGTTGTCTTCGGGTACGGATTCGGGTTAGTTGCTAGGCCGAAGAAGCTTTGAATATAGCGGTCCAGCAGTTCGGGGTGCTCTTCCATTTCGAGTGAGACGTGCACCACCTTGAACTTCTGAATGAGGGCTTGCTTCCCAATATGAACGCATGCCCAGCTTTTTCCACTATTCTTGTTTCCAATATATAGTACTAGGCGCTTGGCCGTAGGGCCTATGCCAAGCCTATCCAATTCTGGGATGCCGAGTGGTACGAAGAGCCTTTCCTCTTTCGGCGCAAAGAGGGAGGACCGTTCAATCTGGTGAAGAAAGGTACCCGCGTCTAGCGTCGTCTCACGGAAGCGCAAAGCCCCTTGTAGAATTCCTTCGACTTCCTGAACTGCGTCATCCCCGCCCTGCAGGTACCGTTCATTAGCCTGCAATAATGCCGTCTTCAGCTTCTGCGAACGGATATGGTCCTGTGTTCGGGATGCAATATATTCCGCATTGATGTTTTCGGCTAGCGCCGCTAGGTTCATCAAGGTGCGCCGGAAGGCGTGGGTCTTACGGTCGCGCGGGTCTAGCTTGGCGCGGCTGAAGAGGTCTTCTAGGTGGGCGTGGCCGGGAGGGCTGCTGTACTTACGCCTATAGGCTAGAACAGCAGAGGCGATATCGTGATAGAGGCCGTCGAAGTGTTCAGGAAGGGCCTGCGCAGCAATCAGTGCGCCGTATTTCTGGTCAAAGGCCAGAACGGCAAGCACGGCTTCCTGTAGTGATTCGGTAAGAGGTTCCTGGGCTGCCACGCAGACTTCATTCTTAAAAACTGGTCAATAAAACATACTAGACAGGCTTGCCTAGAATCATACCAAGAAGCCCCTGCGCCCAGTAGCCTGGGAAGTATTGCTCCAATGCAATAGGAATCTTATCCACATTGAAGAGAACCGTTCTGGGCGTGACAGGGATTCTACTATAGTCCATCCAGTCTGCCAAAGCCCGCGTAGAAATAGTAGCTAGAGAAAGGCATTCTGCTCGCTGAGGTTTCAGCTGCCCAAAGCCTTTCAGTAAGAATTCCTGCAGCGCCTTGGACTTCTCGGCAAATTTGTTGGGAAGGAGTTTAGCAGGTATTGGGTATTTAGCCAGCCACAGACCACGCCGACGCAGTTCTTCGGTTATTCCAAGTAGCAGCCAATCCTGGGCGTCGGCCTGTGCAAAGCTGACCCCAACTAGGATACTGACCCGTTGCTTGACCTTCTCCAACTCGTCCAAGCTAAGACAAGGAAGATTCTTCAATATGATTGAGAGTTCTTGCTTACCCACTCACGGCATCCAGCAGTGCCCAGCGTGTGGGCCGGACGTATAGCGTTGTCCCGTTGCACATCCCGTATCGCTCACCGTCGAGGCGCACCCAGCGAGGAGTAATACGATGGCGAGCCAACAGAGAAGACGACAATGCATAGCGGCCTATTCTGACTTAGGATGAAGGACCTCGGCGGCTTGCCTCGTCAGGCCGCATTGGTCCATTTCACGGATGATGTTTTCGAGACGCGCGATCTCGGAATTTCGCTTTTCAAGGACCGTCGTTAAGTCCCGGATCAGACCGCGTTGCTCGGCTATCTTTTCGGCGTCCAACATCGGCGGCCTAATTCTTCAAGTTTGATGTTGCAACATCTTGGACAAAGCGAAGCGCCATTGCGGTGCTGTCGCTGCTCTCGGAGCGGTTATCCTCGCACACCGTTTTGATCTGGTTGAGCGCCTTTTGATATTTCGTCGCTCGCTCTTTCCACATCTCAAGGCCGGCAAGCCTATCCTCGGCAATGTTTTGCCAAGCGCGGGCGCTTGTCTCAGGCGGGATATGCGCGCCAGCCATCGCGGGGATTTCACGGGTGCTCATGATTGGGCCTATTTTGACTTTCTGCGCTTTGGTTCCGGCAGCGCCGCCGATGGTACGTCAAAGCAGGTTGCAAACTTTCCGCAGACCTCACATGGACCACGGCTCTGTGGCGTCCAAAAATCTTGCGGCCAGTCGTTTTTCTCAGCACATTTTTCGCAGTAGAACATGGCGGGGTGATCCTTCAACGAGCGGCGAGGCCAGCGGCCAGCGCGCGCTGCATGAGTTTGTAGAGATTGCTATCCTTGTCGCTATCGACGCCATAGCCGGCGATGCAAGCCGCCTGTATCATCGCGTCAGTGATTTCGACAGGATCGCTTTCGCGCGGCCCATTAAGGGCGCGATCAATTTCGTCCGGCGTGCCGATTCCTCGTGGCATGGCTGTGGCCTTTACCTCGTTCCTGATACTACCCTATCCGCAAATCGAAGATCGGCTATTGCCTCCGCAATCAGTTTACTAATTTCTTCTTGCGAGGCGTCTTGCAGCGTTTTTCCCTTGGCTTGGAGCTGCGCCATCACACAGACCATAACCATGTTCTTATCAATCATCTGCGGCCAGCCGTATTAGTGATTGCCACGCCCTTGACCGTCATCGTCTCGGTTAGCGTATAGACGCCAACAGTGACAGTCTCGCCAAGCTCGGCGGCTTCATTTCGTCGGTTGCTTTCACGGCGGCCTCTATATTTAGAATGTTCCAGCTTCGCTGACGTGCCGACCGGCATCGTCATAAACGTGCGACTTAAGCATTTCGCCGCTCTTGGTGTTGGCCCATTTGATGGCTTCTTCTTTGGTGTCGTAATCGCCGTGAACCCAATCTCCGCCGTCGAACGTATCGACACAGATAACTCGAAACTTGCCCTTGGGCGCGGCGCGGCTGAATTGCTCATCGATGCCGCGATTGCCGCCTTCGCTTACTGGTCTTGGGTCATATGGCATGGCTTCGTCCTATTTTGCTTTTGCGTGTTCGCGGTACGCCGCAGCGACGGCTTCGGTCAACGCTGCTGAGTTATCTAGCGCGACACTTACGGCAAACTCTCCGTCTTTCGTTGCCTGTTTCGATGCTTTGCGGAGGCGATCCGTCGCATCCTGCCACACCGCTGAGTGTTCTGCTGCGTTCATAGTTGGGCCTCCTCTGACAATTATTTGGCGGCAAATTCCGCGATGGCTTCCTTGGCGACTTTCTGCGGATCGGCACATCCTTCCGCGATCATCATAAGGCGGACTCCGTAGCGGTCGATCTGCCGCTGCTTCGCCTTCTCGCGTGACGAGATGCAATCCGCGGGCACGATGTTGGCCAGTTCCAGATAAAGCTTGCAGAGCGTTTCCATGTTCACTTTGCTTTCTCCGACGCCAATACCGCACGGACTTGGCCCATTGCGAAGTCGCCCTGTGGGGAACTTAGAAGCTTTTGCTCCCGGCGCGTAAGGCGCTCGCCAGCCAGTAGCTTATCGGCGGCAATCTCGATCATTTCGTCGGTTGCTTTCACGGCGGCCTATTTCGCCAATGCGGCGACCTCCGGTTTGAGTTCGGTCAATTCGATGTCCTCGGCCTCGTCAAGCTGGTTCACCATATCGTCGTAGTTGACGTAGGGCTCAAGCAGATTATCGATTGCCCGGCCATCTCCCGGCTCGGCGTCACATAGGCGATTATATTCGTCAATGACCGCCTGCGGCACGTCTACGGTGCATTGGCAAAAGCCGCTGATTTCGTAGTTCAGTCTTACCTTTGGCATGGTCGGGGGTCCTCTGACAATCAAAACGGCGACGAATCGCCGCTCGGAGATTCGGTGTTATTGCAATCGAAGCCTCCGTGCGACCGGCGCGGAGTTTTTCTCGCCTCGACATCAGCGTAAGCCAAGGCCGTGCGGATTGTCTCAATCGGGCCGGGATGAACGACCGCGCGTTGCTGTTCCAGCCAATCGCGCGCCTCTCGGATTTCTTTTGCGGTGAGCATGGCTGCGGCCTACTATGACAGCGGTGGCGGGGTTGGAATGGTAAACGGCATCCAGTGCGTCGGCGGATTGAGCGGTTCGTAAAACCCGTCCTCGTCCCGGTCAGCCTCAAGCCATCGGCCTTCGCACAGAAAACCGCGACTGACCCATCTAATGGGATTGCCGTCGCCGTCATTTGTGACGCCGGTCAGCCATACTTCTAGGCCCTCGTCCGGCGGCGTATCTATTGGTTTCCAGTCGCTCATGATCGGCCTACTCATTCAATTTGATAAAGCCGTTCCCGCCACATGGTTCACATCCTTCCTCAAAATTACCCGATTGAGAGCGGACAATCCCAAAACCTTTACAGTCAGGACAAAGTTGTGTCGGAGCATCTGTCCATCCAGTAAACGATAAAAGAAGTTCACGTAGTTTGGTCACGGACGACTCGGGGCACTCATCGTCGTATTGCAATGAGCACAGAGCCTCTTCAATTGCCGCCGGCAACGTTTCCGCGCGGGTTACAATTGGGTCGGCTTCATCAACGGGAATTAAAAGACTTTCAGTCATTTCGGCGGGCTCTATATTCAACTCGGGGTGATCGGGCGCGGAGCCCAATGGTGGATGCAATGCTCCGGCAGCCGGTGTCCGTTGATAACGACTAACCAAGGTTCGTCCGGCTTAAATTCGGACGGAGCGTAGGCGGCTTCAAAAATAGCGCCGTGATAGACGCCACCAACCGCTAGGATATGGGTGCCATCTTTCGGCGCTGTTTCGGCTCGCTGCCACATCTTCGGCCTATTTTCTCAAGAGTGTTTCTAAGAAACCATACTAACCCTTTAATTCGGCAGAACCAAGATACCTCTTAACTAAAGCTGATATATACCCTAAAACAAGGCATACGGCTAAGTTTTATTCTAAGCACGTTTGCAAAATAGGGTGAAAATGGGGTATCTTGTAGGTTACGCACGAGTTTCAACCGAAGACCAAAAATTGGACCTTCAACTAGACGCTCTCAGAAGAGCAGGCGTTAAGCCAGACAACCTTCACGTCGAAAAGGTCTCAGGTGCTTCTACGAAACGTCCGGCGCTGGATTTGGCTATCAAGGATCTTCGAGAAGGCGATACGTTTGTGGTCTGGCGATTAGACCGCCTTGCTCGATCCATGCGCCAACTTTATGCCCGATTAGATCAGATCTACGCCAAGGGCGCTTACTTTCGCAGCATAACTGAGAATTTTGACTTTGGAACCGCCAGCGGAAAGCTTATACTAGGAGTGTTAGGCTTAGTTGCCGAGTTTGAGCGGCAGATCATAGCCCAACGAACTTCTGCTGGAATAGCTGCGCTGCGAGAGCGCAGCAAAGACAAACACTGGGGCCGTAAGTTGTACATGACGCCAGAACGAATAAAGAAAGTAGGAGAACTGCTGAATAGTGGTCTGAGTGGACCAAAAGTGGCAAAGAGGCTGGGCGTCTCTACCGCCTCGATTTACGGCTTCTGGAAGCAAGTTGGTCATGGTAAGTATGTTAGAAAGAAGCGAAAGTAGCCGCGATTAGTGGCAAAGATTAGGAGTTTGAATTGGCTGCGCTGGTCATTGAGCCGAAAGCAAACGATGACATGATCGAGGGCTATAAAGACGGCCGCGATCTGACAGCGCCGGTGCCATCGGCCAATCGGTCACGAAGCTATCGTCATGGCTTCGCAGTAGGACGCGCTGAGAAAGAGAATCGACGACTGGGATCATTTGATGAAGTGATGCGCATGGCAGACGAAGCCATGCGCTTAGACCAGTTGGATTAACAGGAGTTTGTCATGCGCGATCCGCTTATAGTTGCCGAGGAACACTACCAACGCGTCTATGGCGATCTTGCTAAGACGCAGGCGGAATTAGACTCGGTGCAGGCGATCATGCGCGATTTGATCGACCGCAGAACACGCCTCAAATGCGATTTGGCAAACGCGTGGGGCGAACGTGAAATGGCGAAAGCAGAACGTAACAAGCTGGTCCGAGAAGGACTGCTGTCACTTTAGGAGCACCTGTGTACGAGGAACAAATTCTCAAACTACAAAACCGTGCAGATGGCATCGCCGCGTGGCTCGATGAGAATTGTCCTTACGTCTTTGTCGATCAAAAACACCTCGACGAAAAAACAGTCGAGCGATCTTATTGGCACTACGGCTACCGCGCCGCGCTTGAAGATGTGATCCACCTCGTTCGCCACGGTGGCGAGCTAAAATAGGAGAATCCGATGCTTGAGATAGATCGCAAAGCGCAACACCGATTGATGGCGCTCGATGCCACCAACAAAATCCAAGAGGCGGTCGGCCTCGACGACAAGTGGAAGGGGCTGATCGAGAACACGATCTATACGCTATGCGAGGACTGCTATCGGCGCGGCGTTCAATATCCGCCTCAGACAATTTAGGAGCGATCATGACGGCGACAGCCCAATCGCTACGCGAAGCGGCCACAGAGTTTGAACGCCTCACGGCACCCGACCGATTGCCGACGCTCGACGAAGTGCACCGTTGGGTTCGGTCCAATCCCTTGACCGCCGTTGACCTTGTACTGGACTTAGTTTTCGCCGGACATGTAGCCGATGGAGAATTGAGCGACGGGCGGTTGCGTGAACTTTGGAAAGAATGCGGTGCGTCTATCGATAAACGTGGCCGCGCCTTTATCGAGGCTCACTTGTTGCCGCGCGTGCTTCGACTCATTATCGAAGCCAATAACAAATTGTCCGCAAAGAGAACGAGGTAGAGGAGCGACCGATGGTCGCCTATAGCTTTCAAGGTCGATTTGCCGCCGCCGTGGAAAGCGGCGCGAAACATCAAACCATCCGCGCCAACGGAAAGCGCCGGCACGCGAAGCCAGGGGACAAGCTGCAACTCTATACAGGGATGCGGACAAAGGCATGTCATAAGCTGCGTGATGCGGTCTGCCATGACGCCTGCCCGATTACGCTGGACCGTGATCGCGTGACAACTTTCCACCCGCAAGAATTTCTCGATCCTGAGATGATCGCCAAGCTGGACGGCTTTTCATCGTGGGTCGAGATGCGCGACTGGTTCGAGAAAATGCACGGGCTACCATTCAGCGGGACGATGATCCGCTGGCTGGTCCCGTTGGAAAAATAGGAGTTTCGTTTGACCGTTATTCTAGATATTACGCAGGGTAAAAGTCGGTCGCAACTTGCCGACGACTATCTGCGTTGTTCGCGTGCTGCATTCCATTGGCAACGTATTGCGATGGCATTGATCGAAGCTGCACCCGATGCTGTATCTAAAATACCGCAGGAATATCGTGCCGAGATTGAACGGCTAATCGAAGCTTACAAAGATTGAATATAGAGGAGACCGGCAATGAAAGCGTGGGCGATCAAGCACTGGCGCGGCGGTCTCTATATCGACACTGTGCGGCGTACCCGTCGCGAGGCCATCGACACCTTCTTGCAAAACTTTTTCCGCGGCTCTGCATCGTCGCGTCGCAAGAAATGGAATGATGACAGAAAATATCACGTTCACCGCGTTGTTCGCGTTAATGTCGAAACAGATTAGGAGTGCCGACGATGACTCTTGAAGATCAATGGTTCAAAAACGCTGAACGGCAAAACAAAGAAATATCCGATGCAGAAGCAAAGTTTTTTGCGAAGTTAAAGCAGAGAAAATGTTGTCAACCAAAAGCGGTTGCAATAATTCGCCTCAATAGAGATAGAAAATATTTACGCAGTCGATTAGTGAGACTACAAGCAGATTTAATTCGCAGCGGGTGGCGTCTCAAAATTGATTTTACCGACGACGGCTTGGTTCGCTTTAACTTGGTGTCAGAATAGGAGGCCGGAATGGACTGGATCGAGATTGTAGAGGATGGCGAGAATATCACATCCAAAATGCCGCCTGACGAAACCATCGTCGAGGTCAAACTTAAGGACGGCACAATCTGTCCGGCTTGGTACTCGCAGAATATTCAAGAAGCGGGCGACTGGGATTTCGTGCCGATTGAGCCGGGGACAGATGAGCCTGATTTAATGGCCGATAGCCTCGCTGCGAACGTAGCCGCGTGGCGTCCGCTAAACGCCACGATATAGAGGAGTTTGACGTGGCCGCCGACCGTGAATATCTTTTCAATTATCGGTTTGCAGGCGACGAGTGGGGCATAACGATCTTTGCGACGAATGCTGCCGAAGCAAAAGAGAAGATCAAGGCCGTCGCCTTGGCGCGCTACGAAGGCGAGGTTGGAATAAAAATTCCTGCATTCACTGGCGCTGGCATCATCGCCAAGACAGTGACGTGGTTAAAAAATCGAACGAGGTAGAGGAGATTTCCATGACTGCATGGCGCTGGCAGCGGATTTGGCAAGTCAAGGGCTGGTCGATGATGCTGACCTATGGCCAGAACTTTGTGATTGGCTTCGGCACTGGAAATAGTTGGCTTGCAATTCGCGTGAACGGCATTTGGATTTCGTTGGGTCCGCTGACTTTCGACATTCAGCCGCCGATGCCAAAGTGGATGCGAGACGAGGTTAATGCGCCGCAGGTCACGAGATAGAGGAGCGGCCAATATGGTAATCGGGACAATTGGATTTTTTGTTTTAGCTCTATTCGCTGCCAGTTTTAATAATCCGTGGGCCGCGCTTGTATTCTTGGCGATAAGCTATGGGTTGTTCGCGGCAATATCGTTCGGATATTATCACGCATAAAAGGAGCGGATTCCGTGGTCGCATATAGTTTTCAAGGTCGATTTGCTGATGCGGTGGAGCGCGGAGAGAAGCGCCAGACGATCCGCGCTAACGGCAAGCGCCGGCATGCGAGGCCTGGCGACAAGTTGCAGCTCTACACCGGGATGCGGACAAAGGCATGTCATAAGCTGCGTGATGCGGTCTGCCATGACGCCTGCCCGATTACGCTGGACCGTGATCGCGTGACAACTTTCCACCCGCAAGAATTTCTCGATCCTGAGATGATCG